ACTTTCTTCTCGATTTTTTCAAACATTTCCGGTTTATAAACCAAATTACCTGTTGGTTTATATTGGTCAATTGGTGTAAATTGTTTCTTTACTCCTCCAACACCTGAATTTATTGATGATTTTCCGGAATCATCTTCAATTGTAGGTTTGTCTTCAATAATATTTCCATGTTCATCTACCATAATACCAGTTCGCTTTTTATATTCATTACGTGCATAGGTAGGTATCCAATTCTCCCATGAAATATAAAGCGTATTTGGATGCATATAACGAACATAAAATCCATTATCTTCCAATTTTGTTACTAAATATGCAACACATTCACCATTATCATAATTAGGTTCTCCAAATATATATTCTGGAACAGTAAACCAAATATTTTTAGCATTACGTTTATTACGTCCTGTAAATTCTATTCGTTTGTGAACACGTCCTAAAATTTTATTAAATGTAGATAATGTTTTCAAATCACGCTGATGTTTTTTCTCATATAAATCGTCAATATTGATTTTTCTTCCAGCTTCTTCTTCGTTTACATATAATAAACATGACATTTCAGTCTATTTATTTTCTACCATTATTTTTTTTCAGGTTCTCTTTCTCAAAAAACAAAATAAATAATTCTTTCAAATAAATAAAAATGGATAATGAAAATAAAGAAGAAGAGAACCCTACAAATGAAGAAAATGTGCCAACAGAAACTGATCAACAAGAAGAACCACAACAACCACAACAACCAGATATTCGCCATTTAGTTCTTTCAGGTGGAGGATTATGGGGTTTTAAAACATGCGGTGCATTGCGCGTTGCAGCCGAATCAAATATTTTTGATATTTCTAAATTAGAATCAATATTTTGTACTTCTGTTGGTAGTATGATCGGAGTAGTATTATGTATGAAATTCGATTTTACAATAATTGAAGATTATTTGGTTAAAAGACCATGGCAACACGTCTTGAATTTGAATGTTAATATATTTTTAAACATCTTCCAAACACGTGGTATATTTGATATTAATTTTATAAAAGAATATTTGACCCCATTTTTCAAAGCTCGCGATTATGATAATAATATAACTATGTTAGAATTTTATGAAAAAACAGGCATTGAATTTCACATATATATAACAGAACTCAATGAATTTGAATGCATTGATGTCTCTTATAAAACACATCCAGATTGGACAGTAATCGAAACGGTTTATATGAGTTGTTGTGTACCAATTGTATTTTCGCCTATTATACGACAAAATAAATGCTATGTAGATGGCAGTTTACTTATGAATTATCCACTCGGTAAATGTATTGAATATGTAGGCACTGATACAGATAAAATATTGGCTATTTTTCTAACATCACAAGAGAACCCTATTGTATTAGATAAAAAAGATATTTCAGAAACAAGTAATTTTTTTGATTATATTATGGTTATTATACAACGTATTTTCAAAAGTCGCTTTTTTTATAGCGATACATCTTATAAAATTAAAAATGAAATGCGCATGTCATTCGACGAATTCACTATTGAATATATAAATTTATGTATATATTCGTCTGAAGAAAGACGCCGGATTATCGAAGAAGGTGCTCAAAAAATGCGCGAATGGATATCAAATAATTTTATAAAAATTGAATAAAAACATTCTAAAAAAGTTTTATACAAACCACTATTATATTAACGCCAATATCCAAAAAATGCCAACAAGAAATATTGATAATTTCGATATTGATTATTCAATTATATTTAATTACATTATGATTAAGAATTCATCATGTAATATTATTCTGTTAGCACTATCACTAATATTTGTTATTATTATTATTGAATCAATTGTAACATTATTTATAAATAAAAATCGCAGTTTTTATGATGGCAGATTGAATGGTAGATATCGTTATTTATGCGCAGGAACAACCAAAAATAATAAAAGATGCAAAAATCGTGTTATAAATTCAGAAACTTGTTATAATCATAATTAATATATCTCTCTCTTATTCTAAAACACTTTTTACAAATTTTTGTAGAGAATTTTCGGTAATTTTAGCTTCAAAATCAATTGTTTCCCCATCTTTTATCATTTTTATTGTAGGATAAGAATTAATATTGTATTTGCTAATAAGTTCAGCAGTATCATGCGGTGTAGCCTCAATTTTTTCATTACTACCGTCGCCATTATCACCAGTACAGTCTACCTCAATACATTCTACTAAATAACCGTTTATAACTTTTTTGTTTGTTACAGTAGCAAATTTGGTCCATTCAGGATAAGCTTTCTGACAATGAGGACACCATTGTGCATGAAAAAAATAAATTTGCGCTGAATTATTTTCTGCAGAATCATTCGCATTTGCCACATTATCAAATGGCTTCATATTTTGCTTAGATGCAAAATATTTATTGTAAGCATAATAAGCAATAATCGAAAAAAATATTACTAAAATAGAAATAATAATATTAAAATGATAGGGACGAGTTTTTTCGTATATGTAAGTAATAATATTCATTATATAAAAATGTAATACATTATTTTTTATATTTATACTAGTCCATATTTATAAAAAATGGTCAAAACACATTCTCCTAATATATTAAGAAACGCCTATATATATGCAAAAAACACAGAAAAAATATACATATAATTTAGAAGATTATAACAGCAATGATGGTATGCTTACAACTGTTTGGGGTCCTGGTATGTGGCATTATTTACATACAATGAGTTTCAATTATCCTGTTAGTCCATGTGAAGATGATAAGCAACATTATATGTCATTTATTAAAAGTCTTATATATGTATTACCATGTGGTAAATGTCGCAAAAATTTACGCAAAAATTTCAAGCGTTTACCTCTTACTATAAAACACATGGAATCACGTGATAAATTTTCACGTTATATTTATAAATTACATGAAGTAGTCAATAAAATGTTGGGTAAAACATCTGGACTCACATTTGAAGAAGTTCGTGAAAGATATGAACATTTTCGCTCGAGATGCACCAAATCATATAAAAATATTAAAAAATGCTCAAATAAATCTAAGAAAAATAATACAAAGAAAATGAAAAAAATAGAATCGGGATGTACGGAACCTCTTTATGGTGAAAAATCGAAATGTGTTTTGCAAATTGTTCCACAGACAGAGAAATGTCAAACACTTCAAATAGATAATAAATGTATAAAGAAAAATATGGCAACAATAATTAAAGAACAAGAAGAGAACCAGTAGTATTGTAATATTTGTAAAAAAAGAATATTATATTCATATATATAAAAATATTAATGCAAGATTTCAATATATTAGATGCAGATGTAAAAAATGGAGATGAAAAAGAAATTGATATTATATCAATTAAAGAAATACCATTTTGGTCAGAAAATCCCAATATTCTTTTCAATAAAGAATATATTTTAGAGTTTTTTCCAACAGATGATATGAGTTATTCGCAAAAACTCAATGCAATAAGTCGTACAATAATTTTACTTACAATAATTAGTTATGCTTATTCGCAACAAATACGTATAGTAATTATAGGTATTATTACAATGGCAGCTATTTATTTTTTACATCTTTATAGAACCCAAGAGAGGAAAAAATTAGAGAATTTTGAAAACCCTGCTTTAGAAGTTTTGAAAGACGCGAAATTTGATACGACTGGTATTTTTGACATTCCAACATCGTCAAACCCTTTTTCCAATGTACTTCTACCTGATATAGATTTCAATCCTGATAAAAAACCTGCGCCACCGACTTCAAGTGAAAATACGAAAACAGCTATTTTAGAAAGTGCAAAACAATTAGTCGCAGAATCGAATCCTGGACAGCTGGATATTGTGGACAAATTATTCACTGATTTAGGCGATAAATTAGTATTTGAACAATCTATGCAGCAATTTGTGTCAAATCCTGCAACAACAATTCCAAATGATCAGACGGCATTTGCCGAATTCTGTTATGGAAATATGATATCGTGTAAGGAAGGTAATGAATTTGCTTGTGCACGTAATTTAGATAGATATACAAATTAATATAATATATTACATACAATAACTATGTTATATATGTATTTTTTGCAATTTTTTTGTCTATATAATTGTATATTAGATGACGTCTTATCAAACTTCTTATACTTTCAATAATTTAACAGGTATTCGTTCTGATACAGTTGATCAAACGCAAACAAATGTGCAAAACACAAAATATGGGCAATATACAGTTACCAATAATTTCAGTGAAAATAATTCGAAAGGACAAATTGATTTTGCTAATCAACAACCTGGATTTATTATGCGTAATTATGGACCTGCACCATTTGTCATCGATGACGAATCTTCTGTTCTTTTTGCAAATCAAGAAAATGAGCGACCTGTTGAAAAATTACAGCTTTTTCAACGCCCATTTTTAACTGTTCCATATTTAGGACGCGGCGGAGGTGATCCTACAATTGAATCGCAATTACAACAAGGAGAACAAATGGATCAACGCAAAAGTGTTAATACAATTATGGACAAACCATTCACCGACTATTCACAGTATCCTTTACAAGATGATATTAAATCATATATTAATAATCCTGCTAACCAAGTTGAGGAATTAGCAATGAATGGATGGACACGCGGCGGTTCCTCTGCACGTGAAAACGGGCAAACATTATCACGCCCTAATACACAAATGTAATAATATTTATTCGATCAATCTTCAATCATGCTAACAAAATATTTGCCAGCCAATCCACATTTAGTTTCGTCATTTCGTACTTTTTTCGAAAAATCAGGTTCTAATGAATATTCATGATCCAATGAATTTATTCTGTTAGCACTTTTATTAGATATTTGAATATTGAAATAAAGCATACAATGTTCAGTAATACGATTACCCTTAATTATGTATCTAAAATTTTCACATTTATTGCATGGATTATGTGGCAAAAATACTCTTTTTAGCATTATAATATAAAATAAAATATAACTTTATATTTTATTTTTCTAAGACCATAATGGGCGTTGATTGCGTTCAATAACCAAATTTTTTGGAAGAATAACAGGCAACTTTTCGTGAATATTGAGACTGTCTAAATCAACTAAATCTGGTTTTACATTTGTACTCAATTCAGGTTGTACTAAATTTGTAGTACCTGTTCCTCTTAAAAAAGATTCAACGTCAATATGATTTTTTGAGAGATTACCGGAATATATTTGACCGGCAAGCAATCCTGTTCCAGGTAAATTATTAGTATAAGCTTGTCCAGCAGAATTATGAATATATTGTTGAAATGCTAAATGGTCGCGATATTGTCGTTGTTCAGCTTCATAATTACCTTTGTAATTTAAATTGGAAGTAGATGCCATTCTTTTATTTATATATAGAATAAAATAAAATATAAAATCTTTTTTAAAATAATTATATGTATTCTAACAATAAAGAATATCGTCAATCGCTTCGAGATTTTTTTCAAATGAAATGTCAACCGGTTGTATCAAATGAAGATATTGATGAAGAAACGATTGACGAGTTTACATATGACGCTGATGCAGTTGAAAAAAAAATGAATGAAATATTTGAAAAAACAAAAATAATTAATGGTTTTTGTAAATTATATGAAATTGCAGCTAGTCATATGATATCAACTGATTTAGAAACAGGATTAGCAGTTCTTTTAAGTTATGATTATTTTTATTATTTCAAAGATTTATTTAGTTATTTTGAAAAAAATAACAATAAAAATTTAGAATTATCAAATGAATACAAAGAATTATTAAAAAAAATAAGTTGATTATATATAATGAAAGCACCGTATTGTGAAAAAGGAAGTCGTCGATGCCCTATTACTAAAAAATGCGTTAAGAAAACAGAAAAAAAAGGCGAAAAATGCAATAAAGGTACAAGAAAATGTGCTGATTCAAAATGTTATAAAAAAAGAAAAAGCTCTAAATCTAGAAAACATTTTTACAAAAAATATGGCAAATAAAATTGCAAATAAAATGACAAATAAAATTATTTATGTAACATAATATCTATTATTCACTTTCTTATAACCGTCGGACTTTTCATTCTCCTAACTCCTGGAATTTTACTGCGTTTACCTCCTAATGGTTCTAAATGGACTGTTGCTGTCGCAACATATGTTATTTATATGTTTATTTTGCCTTTATTTTAGAAATATTTATACTTTTTAACAGATAAATTGCAAATAAATTTGCAATTTATAAAATTATATTATGTAAATTTTACTACAATCTTAACAGTCTCTTTTTTGATGCATTTACATGCCGAAACAGATAACTCTTCGCGTTTTTTACGTGTGCCTACAGAATCTATTGTGGATCTTTTAGAAGTACTATTACGTTGATTCATATCTTGTTCAATTTCATTATAATTATTTGAAATATATTCGATAATTCTGTTTTCAATCGCCCATTTGAAAAAATTAAGTTGACCAATTGTTGTTTCCATAGAATTTATTTCATCATATGGAATATTAATACGTTCCCATCTACAAAAAGGATCGAATCTGCGTTTACTATATGCTTTCAATTTTAACTTATATTCATTGTATACTTTGAAACGCATGTCTTCATATTCACCATTAATATTCTTTGTTGGCAATTCATAAACAACGAAATATTTTTTGGAATAATTTGTAACAAACCAGTCGACAATTCTTAAAGATATATTGGATTCTCCATTTATAATATTCATCATTTTTTCCAGATTCTCATGATTATTATAAAATTCCATTAAATGATTTAACAATAATTGATTTTGTGTGTTGGCATATTTAGTTGTATTCATTAAGAAAAAATGAATACAATTTTTAAACCCTTTACATGTTTAAATATTTTAATTATATACATTATCCAGTTTTTGGATATAATGACAAAATATTAATAAATGGATTTACTATTTTATTTACATCTTCTTTGCATATTTTTTTTCTATAAATCTCAGGATTCTCTATACAATTTCTAATAACCGAAATATCATTTTCAATATTTCCATTCAATTCAACAAATTTATCAGGAAAATATTCGTCTATTTTTTTACATCCATAATAAATCGGAGTACATTCCGATAAAAGTGCATTCACAATTTTTTCAGAAAAATAATGGTCCAATGAAATATTTTCAATACAAATATGAAATTGGTAATTTTCATAAGGAATTACCGAATTTTGCACAAAATCATATTTCAAACGCGAATCATTCGTTTTAATTGTTTCGCAGCCCCTACCCCAAATATCAATTGGTAAATTAGTTTTCAATATAGCTTCTACTAACAGATGTCTATATTGATGTCCTTCCATATACCGTTTTTTACTGAATATAAAAGAACATATTTTGTTTTTCAATGGTATGGTTTTTTGTATAGGATTATGGTTTATAAATGCGTACTTTTCTTCAAATGGTTCTCCCAAATTATATTTCTGTCCAATAAAATACCTTCCAATTTTATCTTTTGCATATGAAATAAATTGTGGATTCAATCCTAACAAAGGTGTCGGTTCCCATGCAAAACCAATTACTCTTCTTTTATCAATATGCAAATTAGGAGGAATAAATGTGTTAATAATAATAGCATGAGTATAATCTTCGCCGGATGTCAATTCAAAATCGCGTTTATAACCAGGTATATCAAATAAATTGAATTCTGTTTCAATATTTTTTTTAATAGTTTCAGGATCATTCCAACTCAAAAAAACGCGAATTCGCATAGGAACATCGGAAATGGTTGGATAATGTATACTAAAATATGACATCTATGTATTGTATGTCATATTTTCAAATATTTATATATTTTTTATAACAGGTTCTCTAATATTTGAAAATCATTGAATAAGATGGACCATTATCTCCAAGTTGTGCAACTAAATTGGCAGAATTGAAATATTTGGCAATGCCATAATTAATATCAGGATAATGTGCTTCATAACCACTTACAAAAATATTATTATGTTCGTCAATTGCAAGTGAATTTACAAAAGAAAAGGAAGGATTCGCTGAATAACTTGTTACAATTGATCCACTATTTCCAAAATCAGTATCCAAATCTCCATATTGACTATACTTCGCCAATGCATATAATCCATCACTAAACCCACCAATAATAATATTATTCTGTAAGTCAACTACAACAGATAATCCTAAAGAATAATTATTATTTGAAAAATCGGCTATAATTGTTCCATTATCTCCAAAACTAATAATAATATCTCCATTTTGATCGTATTTTGCCAAAGCATAATTATAATCAGAATTAAGATTGTTAAATTGAACTCCACCAATAATAATATTATTCTGTTGGTCAATAGCAACAGAAAATGCAGAAGAATAATCACCAGAATAATCAAAATTTGTAACAATCGTTCTAATTAAATTGCCTGAAGACGAATATTTGGAAAACGCATAACTCTCATTATTGACACCGGCAACAACAATATTATTCTGTTTGTCAATTACAAGAGATAATGCAGAAGAATTGTCATTTCCAGAAAAATTGCTTACTATGAATCCTTCATTTCCGAAAGTCAAATCAATAATTCCTGTAGGCAAATATTTTGCTAAAGCATAATAATTATTTCCATTTGAATCAGTATCTAAACCAGCAACAACAATATTATCAGATAAATCAACTTGCACAGAAAATTCTTGAGAACTATCATTTCCGGAAAAATCAGTCAATACGTAACCACTACTTCCAAAATTGGTATCAATATTTCCATTTTCATCATATCTTGCTAAAACAACATGGTAATCTCCTTGTTCTCCAACTGTTCCTGAAAAAATAATATTATTATTACTGTCAATAGCAATAATTTTATTAAAAATAATAGGTCCATTGAAAAATCCGTTAAAAAAATAAATATCATTTGATAAATCTGTAATAACAACACCTTGATTTCCGAAAGTTGTATCTAATTGACCTGTAGGCAAATATTTTGCAAACGCATAAGAAGCATTATCGTTATTAAATTCACTACCACCAATAATAATATTATTCTTTTTATCAATTACTAAACTTGTGGAAATAGAATAATTCATTGAAAAATCAGTATCAATTATTCCATTATTTCCAAAAGTAGGATCTAAAACTCCTGAACCTACGGATTTAATATTCCAAGGACCTATTTTAATATAATTCGAATAATTTACAGAAGAACCTAAAGAAAAATTTCCACTGATTTCAAGGGTGTTTGCGTCAGAGTTATTTAAAACAACGTTTTGGAACTTGATAAAACTCATATTATATAAAAAATACTTATTTTATTTATTACAAATAAAATAAATGAACGAATTAAATAGTTGGAAAAAATTCCCAATCTAAATCATTGCATACTTTTTTCCATATCATGTCTTGTTCCAATTGTTTTTCGCGATCTTTCATCATAGGTATATATGGCAAATATTGGGTTTGATTCAAAAGTGTACACAATTGATATAATGTGTAAGTATAATTGAAAAAATTTGTGCGATTTGGTGGACAATGAACAGCCCAAGGTTTCTGTATTTCAATAAAGAGAACGCACAATGTTTCATGTAATTCTTCATTCATAATTGGAGGTTTAATACCAAACATCGAATTAATAAATTGAATATGTTCGAAATATTTATTATATCCTAATTTTCGCAAAATTTCACGCATTTTATCATAATTCATTTCGCTGATTTTTATACGTTCTTTTTTAATACGTGCACGAATATTTAGAATAACTTCTTCTGGTATTTGTGTTGTTTCTTTTGCCTGAAATTGTGACAATATTTCTTTGAAATGATTGAGACGCATGTATGCAGTATAAGAAACTTCATTTGGCGGTTCTTTATTTGACGGTTTATTCGAATCAATAATATAAACAATAAATTGACCGCAATTAATATTATTACATATCAATATACCTTCTTCATCTTGTGGAATTAATTCACCTTTATGACATGCTTGACAATGGTCAGAAGAAACTAAAAAATCGCTTATATTGAATACATCTTGATTCACATTTTTCCAATAATTATTATATGTATTTTTAGAAGTCCTGTATTTTAATGAATTGGGATTCGAACTTTCATCTGTTTTTGCCTGTATTTTAAAGAATGAATTGAGAACATTAACATTTTGCTTTCCACCTCCAACGGATATATCTTTTTTCTCTTTGAAATAATTGAAAACATATTTAGAATTTGCTAACAGATATTGTTTGTATTGTGATTTCAATTCTTTTATTTGTGATTTCTTCTGTTGAATTTTATCTCGAATTTCCATATAATTATCTATCTGCGAAGGCTTTAGCGATTTTACTTGTTGTTTTAAATCTGCAATTTCCTTCTCTAAATCTGGTATTTTTTCCGTCTCATTTTTTTCGTATTGTTGTACAAGTTCACTGTGTTTTTCGTCAATGGTTATAGAATGTTTATTATTATTATTATTATTTGATGATGATTTCATAATAGCATATATAAATGGTATGTTGGGTTTTTATATTATTACATTGACTTTTATTTAATAATAGTAGAATGAATCTATTTCGTAGCAATTTTCAATTCGATTTCATTTATTATTATATAAAGCAATGACATCAATACAAATGGATAAAAAAAAATTTCAAAAAATGTTGTTTATAAACAATGCAATTGAAGAAGGATGGAGTGTAAAAAAAAACGAAGAATCTGATTCTTATATATTTACCAAAAAACACGAAAATAAACGAGAGATTTTCCAATCAGATTATTTAGAAAAATTCATCCAAAAAAATGCGTTAGATATGACAATTTTGACAACTGTACCTACAAATATATAATTCTGTTAGCATTCTTTACAATATTTATGTAGTATATTTTTTTTAAATAAAAAATTAATTTTTTTATGTAGAGAGTTTTTTAATTAAAATAAAATGTCCTGGAATTTTTATCTTTAGGAAGTATATAATTCACAATGGGTGGAGCTCTGATGCAACTAGTCGCTTACGGCGCACAAGACGTTTTCCTTACTGGAACTCCTGAGATTACTTTCTGGAAGGTGTCATACAGGCGCCATACTAACTTCGCTTTAGAGTCTATTGAGCAAACATTCTCTGGACAGGCTGATTTCGGTCGCCGTGTTACCTGCACAATCTCCAGAAATGGTGATCTTGCTTACCGTACTTACCTCCAGGTTACTCTCCCCGAGATTAACCAGAACATGAACAATGCCGGAACTGTATACGCTAGATGGCTTGACTTCATCGGTGAGCAGATGATTGCTCAGGTTGAAGTTGAGATTGGTGGTCAGCGCATTGATCGTCAATACGGTGACTGGATGCACATCTGGAACCAGCTAACCATCTCTGAGGAGCAGAAACGTGGTTACTTCAAGCTTATTGGTAACACCACTCAGCTCAGTTACATCACTGATCCTACATTTGCCGAGATCTCTGGTCCTTGTGCTGCTGCTGGTTCTCCTACACAGGTCTGTGCTCCTCGCAAATCTCTCCCCGAGACCACTCTCTATATTCCTCTTCAGTTCTGGTTCAACCGCAATCCTGGACTTGCTCTTCCTTTGATCGCCCTTCAGTATCATGAGGTCAAGATCAATCTTGATATTCGTCCTCTTGGTGAGTGTCTCTGGGCTGTCAACTCCCTCACACAGACTTCAGGAAATCAGACTTGCACCACTGCCTACCAGCAGTCACTTGTTGCTGCTTCTCTCTATGTTGACTACGTCTTCCTTGACACTGACGAGCGCCGCAAGATGGCTCAGAACCCCCATGAGTACCTCATTGAGCAGGTTCAGTTCACTGGTGATGAATCTGTTGGTTCTTCTTCCAATAAGATCAAGCTCAACTTCAACCACCCTGTCAAGGAGCTCATCTGGGTTGTTCAGCCTGATGCAAATGTTGATTACTGCTCATCTCTTGATGCTGCTCAGGTTCTCTTCAAGACTCTCGGTGCTCAGCCTTTCAACTACACTGATTCCATCGATGCTCTCCCTAATGCTATCCATGCTTTCGGTGGACCTGCCGAGACTTCTGGTTCCAATGCTTTCATCAACACATCTGGTCTTTTCCAGATGGCTGGTGCGACTGATGTTCCTGGTGTTAGTTCTGATTATGAGTGGAAGACAGGTACATCTCTTGATACTCCTTTTGGAATTGCTGCTCCTTCTGCATCTGGTCTCTCTGATGCCGGAACTTTCGTTCTTGCCGAGACTGCACTTGACATGCACTGCTGGGGTGAGAACCCTGTCGTCACTGCCAAGCTCCAGCTCAATGGACAGGATCGTTTCTCTGAGCGTGAGGGATCTTACTTCGATGTTGTTCAGCCTTTCCAGCACCACACTCGCAACCCCGACACTGGTATCAACATTTACTCTTTCGCTTTGAGACCTGAAGAGCACCAGCCATCCGGTTCTTGCAACTTCTCCAGAATTGATAACGCTGTTCTTCAGCTTGTCCTTTCTTCCCCCACTGTTGCTTCCACTGCCACTGCCAAAGTCCGTGTCTATGCACTCAATTACAACGTTCTCCGTGTCATGAGTGGAATGGCGGGCGTTGCATATTCTAACTAAATTATTGTTTTTTACACATTTTTACACTTTTTAATATTTCAATTGCCAATTTATCGAAATAGTCACCAAATCCCATTCAATTTATTTGTTTGTACGTAAATTTGGCTGTATATTAAAATTTAGTTAAAAATAATTATTCATAATATATCAATAAATATATTATGGAAATGAAATATTACACTTGACAAAAATAAAATTAGGACTTTGTCTCATTTTCTTTTGGTTAAGTGTAATTTATTTACAAAAATTGTTTTATTATAATATATGAATAATTTAACTAAAAAAATTGGAGGAAAAAGATCAAAATCCAAATCTAAATCAAAATCAAGATCAAGATCAACATCAAGATCAACATCAAGATCAACATCAAGATCAACATCAAGATCAACATCAAGATCAATATCTTCAAATGTATCTAGTTTATCAAATGCATCTTTGGATCAACATCATATAGATGTTGTAACCGAAGAAATGAAACATCTAGCCGAAGGTTTAAAAAATTATAAAGATAGAAAAGAAACTGCTTCAAGTAAAAAACCTACTGGAAAATTCAGAATTGTAACTTCAGCTTCAGCTGAATTTTTTAAACATAATCCAGAACCTAAAAAGATTTCAAAACCAATAAAAAAAGTACCGTATGCATTTCCAACTTCAGAAGATCCTCATTCTGAAAATAAAACATATTTAAATAGACAAAAAAGAAAATTTACAAATATACCACAACCACCAGAAAGATCTGAATATTCAGTTAGAATTTTCCCAAATAAATCTGCAGATTCAAGTCCTGCATATGCGCATGCACATGAATCTGTTTCAAGCTTATCTAGGTCTAGTCATAAAAAATAAAAAATATAATATTAAACTTTTTTCATATAGAATAATAGGAAAGTAAAATACTATTTATTTCATATTTTGGCACAATATCGAATAAGAACTTATGTATAAAAATATTATATTCATAAAATATAAATATGGCATTCACAAGATTTCATGATGATCCATCAAGAATAAGAAAACAATCACAAGAAAGTTCATTTGCAGGTCGATATATGCTGAATGTACCTGGATTAGGCGTAAATATGCCATTCCAAGAAGACCCCCAACTCCGTCTGCAAAAATGGGGCGCAAATCTAACCACCAACACACTCAATTTAGAAAGTGATCTGTTAGGACTCACACGAAAATTTACAAGAGATGATCCAGATACAAATGAATACAAAAAAAACGCAGTAACAACGCATCCTTTCATGTACAAATCCGTAAATCCATCCATTCTCGAATCACGCGCAAGTCATCCAGCATGGTTGTACAAAGATTTAGAACAAACACGATGGGAAACACCATTCATAAATCCACAAGTAAATGCCGAAAATAAAATACAATCTGGTATGCAAACAAGAATAATAGAAAAAGACAATTTTGTTACCAAAATCCCAGTTTTTTCATATCTTTAAAAATTAATAGAAATTACTAACAGAATAATATTTTGTGTAGGCATTAATACAAAATATTATAGTATATTATATCTATGGAATTAGCAATCCCTTTAGTAGCATTAGGTGGATTATATATAATATCAAATCAATCTAAAAATGATAAGAAAGAAAATTTCGAATCTAGAAAAAACAAAGTGAATGTTTTACCCAATATAGATGTTGAAAATCGCAATTATCCTGATGAATATCCTGTTCAAAATGCGCAAGACGATTTAACATCACAACTTTCAACTGTTAATAAATATGATGGTACTGCTTACACAGATAAATATTTTAATACCAATGTTGAAGAAAATATAATAAATAAAGGGATTGATCAAAATACATCGAAATATTATTCATTAAGTGGTCAGAAAGTGGATGCTACTTATTTCAAACATACAAATATGCAGCCTTATTTTGGCAGTCATTTGCGAGGTTCTCATTTAGATGCAAATAGTGGCGAAAGTATTTTAGATAATTATGTGGGGTCAGGTTCTCAAATTATAAATAAGAAGGAACAGTCCCCATTATTTGCGCCTCGTGAAGGATATCAATACCCTTACGGTATGCCAAATACCAGCGATTTTATGCAATCACGTGTGAATCCTTCACTTAAAATGTCTAATGTAAAACCTTTCGCTGAACAACATATTGCGCCTGGTATAAATGCAGGATATGGTACGACGGGTGTTGGTGGATACAATTCTGGTCTCATTGCACGTGACATGTATATGCCTAGAAATGTTGATGAGATGCGTGCTGACAATAATCCGAAAGCCGGTGAATTTATGCTTTATGGGCACGAAGGTCCTGCAGACAGTTTTATTAAAGAACGTGCGCATTTAGGAATTGTTGAAAAAAATAGAGTGGAAACATCATTTCCTTTAGGTCATGACCGTCTATTTACGACAGTTGGTGCTCAAACGGCGCCAACCGCTAGGGCGATTCCGGTTGTTCATCATGTTAATAGACCTGAGACAAGTACTGAATATAGTGGTGTAGCTAGAGCACACGTATCTTCTCAGCAAATGGATGGCGAGTATATGCCTTCTAAGCATATTGATTTAGCTGGTCCTCAACTTCAACCTGCATATCGTATTGGTGCTGGCGGAGCAAATGAATCTGATTATGGTATTAAATCGCAAAAAGTCTATAAAAATAATCGATCTTCTAATAGAAATGACGGATATTTAGGTATTGCAGGTGGTGTTATTACTGCAGCTATTGCACCTTTATTAGATGCATTGAGACCTTCAAGAAAAGAGAACACTGTTGGCACAATAAGACCTTATCAAAATCCAGGTACAACAGTACCCAATTCATATATATTTAATCCTACAGATAGACCTGCACCTACAATTCGTGAAACTACTGAAATATCGAGTGGGCATTTATTTGTAGATCGTATGCAAGCAGGTGGTGGATATGAAGTAAATCCTCAACAGCCTATAATAAATAATAGACAAACGCAGAGTGATTTCCAATATACTGGTATAGCAAGTGCAGGAGAGAGAGGAAGAGAACCTAGAACATATGATGCCGAATACAACCAACGCAATAATGATTTGAAATCTTCTACATTGGCAGGTTATACGCCTGGTGGAAAAAATGGTATTTTTAATCCTACAGTTAATATGACATCAATGCCAAAAGATAGTGATTTAATTAACAGAAGATCCTTGAATCCTTCATTACCTTCTCAAAATGTTTCTGTCGACTCTTATGGAAGACAAACAAGTGGTACACAATTATATGAAAATATTCAAATGGATAGGACAAATCCAGATATATTATCGCAATTAAAGGGTAATCCATTTGTTGTATCGCATGTCAACGGGTTATGAAGTGCTATGAAGTGTTAAATTATCATATAAATAAATATATAATAATTATTCAGATCCAAGATTTGGAACATCAGTAGGATTTTGAGAATCAAAATATGCACTTAAATCAACATTACATTTTTTACTTGATTTTCCACCTTTACGACAATTAACAAGTGCATTATGTTTTTTATTTAAATCACATGTACTTGGTAATTTACGTCTAATTGGTTTAATATGACAATTATAACATTTATCTGTTACAGAATCAGGAAAATGAATTATATGAATTTTAGTTCCTAATCCTTTCTCGTCATGAATATATTTATCTAAATCTTCTAATGTTCCCCAAAAATATTTATTAACAAAATCTTCTACCCCTAAATTAAAAATAGTATCTATTATCCAAAATAAAATACGAAAAGGAACATATGAAATCCAACTAATAGAATCTAAAAGATACCAGAAAAAACATTTTGGAAGAAAAATAATTTTTTGAAAAATACATTCAAAATATTGTCCAATCCATGGCAAAAAATAAATAAAAAACCAAATAGTGGATTTCCAAACATAACTAATTAATGAAACTACAAAATTAAAAAATGCAATAGTACAATTAATAAGCATTTTTACATCATTGACAAGTCCTGTTAAAGCATCAACTGTCTTTGTTACGCCACTAAATGTTTTTTTGAGTTTTTTACCTACATCGCGAAATGCTTTACCTAAGTTAAATCCCATTATTATTATTATTTAAATCTATATTATATAATGAAAATAATATTAGTCATCTTTTGAACTATCTAATCCTAAATTTTTAGAAATATTTTGAATACTATTTAATAATGGTTTATAATCATCTAATTCTTTTAAAAGATCTTTCTGTTTTTCTAATAATTTATTAATATTTGCAGGATTTGTAGTATTCTCTATTTTTTCTAGTTCAATATCTTTTTTATTTTCTTTTTTATTTTCTTTTTTACTTTCTTTTTTACTTTCTTTTTTACTTTCTTTTTTACTTTCTTTTTTAGTTTCTGTTTTATCATCAGATAAAAAAATATCTGTATTTACTTCTTCATTTTCGATTTCATTATCATCATTATGAAATTCTTCATTATTAAATGCATCTGTATCTGTATCTGTATCTGCATCCATATTAGAATCTGTATTAGAATCGGTATCTATGTCACCACCTTCTTCAAAACCTTCTTTCCATTTAGAACCATATCTAAAAATATGAGTTATAATCATTGAAATACATAATATTACAATCATATTTTTACTAAAAAAAGATATTAAAATGCCAACAGCGATAAATACAGTAGCAGAATAAAAATCTTTTACTTGTAAAATATAAAAAATATTGGCAAGTGCAATTATAAATATAAAATATAATAAATAAACATTATGTAATAAGTGATATTTCGATCTCGAATCAAGATAATTTTTATTTTTTTTAAAAAATTTACTAAACATGTATATTATATTATATTCATACATTTTCTTTTACTTCTTCTTCATCACTATCTTTATAATAAGGTATATTTTCACTAGAATATAAATCGAGCACTTCTTTTACTACTTCTTCACGTTGTATATCACTTTTTTCAAATTCAAAACTCGAAATACTCGACGATCTTTTTCCACGAAATTTGTTTAAAAAATCTTCTAATCCGTTTATTTCACCAACACGATCATGTTGGTCCAAATCGCCTGTTACTACTACCCTGCTATTTTCACCTAAACGTGTAAGCAACATTTTCATTTGACTAATAGTAGAATTCTGCATTTCATCTGCAACAATCCACGTATTTTTGAATGTTCTTCCACGCATAAATCCTAAAGGTGCTATTTCAATAGTTTTTTCCTCAATACATCTTGAAACTTCTACAGGTGACATATGTTGATACAATATATCGTATATTGGTCTTATCCAAGGAGCCATTTTATCTTCTAGAGAACCTGGTAAATATCCAATATCTTCATCGACCGATACTGATGGTCTTGTAAAAACAAGACGTTCATATGTTCCTAACATAAAATTGCGTATACCATATTCTGTAGCAAACAATGTTTTACCTGTTCCTGCAGGTCCTGCCACAACAATGATTTTTTTCTGTTTTTGTTTCAACATATTTACATATTGATCTTGATGCATATTTTTAGGTTTTGTAAATTTATTTTCAATATTTGCGCGTTCTCTTTGAGATAAATATTGAGTTTGTGGTATTTGTGATGTTAAAGACGTCGATTCTTGTAAAATATCTTGAGAATCTGCGAAATATATACCTAAAAGTTCTTTTTCATTAATTTTTTTGACCTTTCTAAAACGATTATGCTTTCCTGGTTTGACTTGCTGGAAGTCTTCGTGATTTTTTGATCCCACCATTTTATTCATTATAATACACCAACTTTTGTTTTATGGCACTATTTTTTTATTATATTACGGAAATAACCATCTATCAATTCTTGATCGCACACAAAACAATCTGTGAAAAAAAATGCCAGATATAAACAAAATTGCTAAAACTTTCCATAATTCGAAACCCCAATAATAGGAAATTGCAAAACCTGCTAACAGAACAACTGCTACATCAACTATAGAAATATCAAATAAACGATAACTGTGAGCACCTTCTCCTGGTTTTCCAATAATATCTTTGTATTGAGAAAAATATGATGATATACAAGGCATTTATATAATATATATTTTTATTAATTTAATAATAATTATCATAATTATAATCATCATAATGATTTCTCATTTCGTCTTTCGCTTCTTGTTCCATCTCTTCGTAAATTTTATCTATTTCATCGTCGTTTTTTTTATTATGGTTCTCCATTGTATCTTCCGGATTTTCTCTTATATCGCCGAGATTATTGTAATCAATATTTAAAAGATATGTCATTGTAGCTGATTTGGGATTATTCTCCCAATTATGTATTTGTTCAACACCATGTCCTGTAAATCCTAGACCGCGTTTATAATTATAATTCTTTGCACAATTTGCACAATATCCCAACATTATGCCGCGCCATGAACCATACCATTTGCAATTTTCACATTCACGTCCAGTATTTGGTAATTCATTCAATATCCATTCTCTCGGAAAAGTTATAACATATTTTTGTCCGCAGTAAATTTTATAATTATCAAAATAAACAATTGATTCTTGAGACATATTTGACATTTGGTTTGTAATAAATATTTTACAAAATATTATTTCAATTTTTTATAATATAAAGATTTTTATAATAAAATACAATAATGCCTTCACTAAATAAAGAGTTTTTGAATAAACTACAAGACGATTTCACACAATACACATGTTTTATTGAAACAGGGACTTATCTTGGTGATACTATATTTGAAATGGAACCCATTTTTGATAAAATTTATACTATTGAATTCAGCGAAAAATATCACAATAATACTAAAAATAAATATAATGGAAATAAAATTAATTTTATACTAGGAGACAGTAGTATTATTTTTGAAAATTTATTGCCAATAATTCAAAAAAAAACCATATTTTTTTTAGATGGGCATTGGTCGAGTGGCGATACTGGAAAAAGCGAAAAAGATTGTCCATTAATTGAAGAAATTACACATATTAATAATTTATGTAAGCAAGAAGCGATAATTATTATAGACGATTACAGATTATTTGGATTGTCGCCTGAGACAGGCTTGAACGAAGACTGGTCAAGCATCAGTAAGGCAAAAATACTAAGTATTTTAGGTTCTCGTATTACAAAAATGTATCATTTAGATAGTGAACATGCAAAAGACGATAGATTTATTATTCATATAAATGCTATGTAAACATTTTTATTTATAGGAAAAATCAATAAATAAAAAGGGATAAAAATAGGCGGTATATATTATTTAGGACAATGGCCGAAATTTCTACAACTTCTACTCACATGCCAACAGAAAATATTTCGCAAACTGATATCCTGTTGAAACCTAATGAAAATAGATATGTTATGTTTCCCATCCAAGACAATGACATTTGGAAAATGTATAAGAAACAAGTTGACTGCTTCTGGCGAGCAGAAGAAATTGATTTTTCCAAAGATTTGGTTGATTGGGCGAAATTATCTGCGGATGAGAAATATTTCATATCAATGGTGCTTGGGTTCTTTGCAGCGAGTGACGGAATTATTGTAGAAAATTTGGCTGTTCGTTTTATGAGTGACGTGCAATTGGCGGAAGCACGTGCATTTTATGGGTTTCAGATTGCAATGGAAAATATTCATAGTGAGACTTACAGTCTTATGATTGATACATTTATAAAAGATCGCGATGAACAAATGAAGATGTTTCAGGCTGTGCAGAATTTTCCGTGTATCGCGAAAAAGGCGAATTGGGCGAAACGCTGGATTACTGATAATCGCAGTTCTTTCGCCGCGCGTTTGGTTGCATTCGCAATTGTAGAAGGCATATTTTTCAGTTCGTCGTTTGCGGCGATTTATTGGATAAAGAAGCGCGGTCTAATGCCAGGACTTACATTGAGTAATGAGTTTATTAGTCGCGATGAAGCGATGCACTGCGAATTTGCAGTGCTTCTTTACAAAAAGTTGCAGAAAAAATTGGCGAAAAAACGCGTATATGAAATAATAAAAGAGGCAGTAGAAATAGAGAAGGAATTCATTACCGATGCGATTCCATGTAGGCTTATAGGAATGAATACGAAATTGATGACGCAATATATTGAGTTTGTTGCTGACAGAATGCTTTTGCAATTGGGGTATGATAAAATGTTCAATGCAGCTAATCCATTTGATTTTATGGAGCTTATTAGTATAGAATCTAAGGTGAATTTCTTTGAACGCACGAATTCAGAGTATTCATTGGCGAATAAATCGGTGGACAAGGATGTTGATGTCTTTGATTTTTCGGTGGATTTTTGATACTATATTATTATTTTTTCAATATAATCAGCTTGATTATTATAAAATTCTTTATCACAAATAAGAAATTTACCATTATTCATTTGATCTGCTAATTTAACAAATTTCATAAATGTACTTATAATATTTTGTGCGAAAACTTTTGATTCACTGTTTGATTTATCACAACAATTCTCTGTAAAAGATTTAATATTATCATAATAATATTTATTTTTTATTGAAAATACATCATATGAAGGATCAATTATTATTTCTTCATTATCTTCATAAATTGATAATACTAAATGACCTGCTATACAACGATTTTCACAAATTGAAACTACAATAACTGGTTTTATTTTTATAGATATATTAATTGATTCATTATTTTTTATACAATCATATAAATACTGTACATTTGTTACACATTGATTTTTAATACAATTTTCTTTTTGAAAGTTTCTCATAGAACAAATTATTTTTTCCATAATATAATAATTTTTGTTTTTATTTTCAACAATTTTTTTGATCAATTTTTGATATAATTATGCAAAAAGTGAGTTAAAAATACATATTGTATAATATAATATGTATATTTCATCGTTAGTAATAATATACTCTGTTAGCAGTGTTGCAGGATTTAATTTGCCATTCAATCGGAATCATTTCTTGAATTCAAATAAAAATTATCCATTTTCGCGAAAATATTATGAGAATTATATAAAACGGCTCAATTCGCAAAATTTAACGCAACAAAACGAAGAAATATTGGGTAAAACCGAACACGAATCACTTGATGAATTTTGGAAACATTTGCCAACAGAAAATATTCAATTTATAAATGAAACTAATAATGACAATGAAAATATTACACAATCGAAACCAAGAATCCGAATTTTATTGAATAAGAATATTTTTTCGCCATTTGATGGTTCTCTTTTTGTTAATGTTAATGATGGTAATAGAGGTGATTCTCAAGGAAATAAAAATGACTGGGAAGACGACGATGACGAAGATTATCAAGGCGACGATCCCCGTGTAAAACGCCGGAAATCCGAGAATTTCCATGTTATTACAAAGAATCCATATTCATTCAAAGACGTCGGTGGATATGATCGTATTAAAACTGAGCTCAATCAATGTATAGATATGCTCAAAAATCATACGAAATATCAGAAATATAGTGTGCGTGTGCCAAAAGGTCTTATATTAGAAGGACCACCAGGCAATGGAAAGACTCTGTTAGCAAAAGCGCTGGCTGGCGAAGCAAATACTTCGTTCATATCAGTTTCTGGCTCAGAATTTCAGGAAAAATATGTGGGCGTCGGTTCATCCCGTATTCGCGAATTATTCAAATTGGCGAAAAAAAATGCGCCATGTATTATTTTCATCGATGAAATTGATGCTCTTGGCAGGGCTAGAGGAAATGACGGCGAATCAAGTTCTGCAGAACGCGACAATACGCTCAATGAACTATTGGTTGCATTAGACGGATTCAAGAATTCCAATGGAATTTTCGTGGTGGGTGCGACAAATCGAGCAGATCTTTTGGACCAAGCTCTTTTGCGTCCAGGACGTATTGACAAACGCATTTATATTGGAAATCCAGATGAAGCAACACGCAAGGAAATTATTGAAATGTATATCAAAGGAAAACCTACAGAAGAATCTGTGGATATTGCAACAATTGTAGAAATAAGTTCCGGGTTCTCTGGCGCACAAATAGAGAACTTGCTCAATGAAGCGATGCTTAATGCACTAAGAGATGACCGCACCATGTTTACAAATATGGATTTAGACGTGGTTTTCAATAAAATGCTGGCTGGATGGCAGCCAACAGAACACGCGTTTACAAACGATATTATTGATCATATTGCAATTCACGAATTAGGTCACGCAGTAGTAGGATTGATCTGTAAGCACCATGCAAGAGTGACTAAAGTAGTTATTAATTTGTCTTCGCCTAGATCGCCTGCATATACTATTTTTGAGAATGCTAACAGTAATATATATACTCGTGAGGCGCTTTTTGAGCATTTGATGATTTTACTTTCTGGGCGTATTGCAGAAGAGGCATTTTACGGTGTTTCAGTGACAACGGGTGCAATCAATGATTTTGAAGAAGCGCTCAAATTGGCTGAAAAAATGATATTGTACTATGGGCTCGGCGAAAAAATTATTTATCCAAAGAATAGCGAGAAATACAAGGAAATGATTGACAATGAAATAACGAATTTGATACAAGATGCATATGGATACGCGGAATTTATAGTGAATCAATCAAAGGAATTTATTTTTGAAGGTTCGGAAATTTTGAAAGAGAACAAGTCGATTTTAGCAGAGGATTTAATATTATTAATGAAAATCAATCATCCTCATATACTTCATCTAAAAATGATGAATTAAATATTGTTTTAATTGAAGAATAGTATAAAAATAAAGTAAATATGATATAATGGATTTCATATTTATTATTTATTCATGTAAGCATAATTTACATAAATCTATATTAATATATGAATTACTTCGCGACAAATTGCCAACATGTAAAACATTTATTGTTTATGGAGAACCTGAATTAGATTCTGACTATGAATTCAGAGACAATGCTAAATTTTTGGCATTAAAATGCGGCGATTTTTATGAAAATTTATGTGAAAAAACAATCACTGTTTGCAAAATTATTTCTGTATTATTTCCAGAAATAAAAGGTATATTCAAATGCGATGACGATATTTTTCCAAATATACAAAAAATAAATGAAATGATTTTATATATTAACGAAAATAGTATAGATTATTTAGGAAATAAAGTATTTTTACATGAATCCAATAATACAACGCATCATTTTAATAAATGCTCAAACGAATCATTCAATATTGGAAAAAGAGTACATTCATGTTATTGTTGTACTGGACCTTTATATTATTTGAGTAAATTGTCAATTGATATAATATCAAAAATCGAATCAATCAAAGAGTATTTTTATGAAGATATTATGATAGGACATATTCTTTATAAATACGGAATTTATCCTCATTATTATAAAACTTATTATGATGAATTTGAAAATATTGATAAGGGATGTTTTCAAAATTACCAGAATTATAAGAAATTATTTGTAAAATTACATGGCGGATTAGGAAATCAATTATTTCAAGTTGCTGCAGCATACAATTTTTCAAAAAAAAACAATATGATTTTGATTTTACTTTACCCAAATGAAAATTATTCTGTTAGCATGACTCATAATATTTGCGCTGATGAATTTTTGAAAACAATTTTTAGTAAATTCAATTATGCTATTTATGAAAATGTGGATTTATCAAATGTGAAAAAATTGGAAATTATGGATTGTTTTAAATATGATGATTCTATTATTTTCGATTCAGATACTTTTATATATGGATATTTTCAAAATAAAAAGTATATTGAAAATTTGAAAGAAGTACTTTCACTTTTTGAAAATAGAGAACTTTGCCAACAATTAATGTATAAATATCCAGAATTGGAAAATTCGTATTTTATTCATGTTAGAAGAGGCGATTATTTATTGAATGGGTTCTCCGATATATACAATTTTGATAAAGATTCTTATTATACAAAAGCAATTGAAATGATTTATTCTATTGATGCAAATCCTCATTTTTTTATTTTTAGCGATGATATTGATTTTGTTGAAAATTATCCAATTTTTTCATCATTGAATAAAACAATTGTTAAAAGAATGACTACACAAAGAATGACTATACAAAGAATGACTACAATTGAAGAATTTTTTATGATGAGTTTATGCAGAAATGGTGGAATTTGTGCCAACAGTACATTTTCAGGATGGGCGTCTAATATGATCCGAAATCCAGAAAAGGTTATTATTGTTCCCAAAAATTGGATAAATATTGGTTATGAATATGAAATACCTTTTAATTATACTTATTCACTTTAATAATTATATCAAATCTAAATATTTGATATAATATCAAAAATAACTTACAACATTTTATGTAAGTTCAAAAATTATATTTTGCATATGTTTATATTTTTCAACCAAGAAAATAAAACTATAATATGCAGTTAAATCTCTTTTCAGAGACCATCATATGCAAAATATATCGTTTTCGCTTTTAGTTGTTATGCTGTATGGTTTGTTTCCACAAACCTTAAATCGTTTTAGTTTTTATGCTGTATGGTTTGTTTCCACAAACCGGGTTTCACATTATATATATAGATAATTTCTCTATATTGTTTATTATTCATATTATTCTTTTATATAAATTAAACCATTTCAAAATCATCTTCATCGTCATAATCATAAACAGTAATTCCATTATCAACGGGTTTATTTTTCATTTTCGGCAAACTTTTCATCCATTCAATGTACAATACATCTAAATTTACGTGTCTAGAAAACTCATATTTATTCACATCATTCAATCCATCCAATACATGTTGTGAAAAAATATTCTGTCTTCTCAAACAACAATCTAATATCATTGTCGGCGTTATTTTTGCCTTCGTCTTCCATGATATAATCAATGATTCAATCAAAAACACCACCGAACTTGTCCCGTTAATAATGCAAACTTTTTCATGGAAATGCAAATACGGAAAAGACAATTTCTTTTTATTGACATTCATGACAATATAATTATGTGTCGGCAAATATGTGTATTTATTATTGTTGAAAACTGCATGGAATGGATTTTGACCATTTTTCGGATCTGCATCACCATCGGAAAAAATTACCACATTCTTATCCAAATATTTCTTCTCTTCTAAAAATCTAAATGCTTTGTTCATATATGTTCCACCTTCAACATGAGTATATACTCGTTTCAGCAAATTCAAAATATTTCCATTCAATTGTTCTTTTGTAATGCTTACAACTGTAACTTTATTTTCAAAATAAATCACTTCTTTCAATTCAAAAATCTTCGCCATCATAAGCAAGTAAAAACAACCGATTTTTATAGGTATTTGTTCATGTTCGCCCATTGACCCTGATCTGTCCAAAATCGCCACAAAACTTTCCTTGAAATTTTCAAGAGTGTAAACATCGTCAAAATTACTGTACCACTCATTTTGCAATTTTTCAATACTAGCATTCAAAAGCGATTCAAGAACTACGTGATCAATCGAATTATTATTCTCAAAATAACTGTAAGCAAGATCTTCAACATTTACACCCAATACTTTGGCTTTTGTTTTTTTATTCTCCAAATTTTCCAAATATTTGTCGTATCCTTTCATTAGTATCTTTTTACAGTCATTAAAAGAATCTTTTTCTAAAGAATTTTTCCAATTTTGAATTGTCTTGCAAATATTAATCGTCGCTATTCCTGCAGTTTTACCAATATCATTCGCAATTTTTTCAATTGTGTCGTCTTGATTCTTATAATCAAACATGCTGCCATCATGGTGTTTGCCTACAAATAAATAATCATTCAAATGCAATTCACTATTAAAAATAGTTTTAAATTTACGCATTACGCGATTTGTGAATAATTTACCGTCAAAACTATCGCTTGTTAATCGCGAATATAACAAATCGCATATTTTCTTTGCAATAGGACGTATAAATTCAGAGTTATATGCATTTTTAATGACTGTTATTAAATAATGCACATTTTCTTTATTCAATTCATTCTGAATAAATTTCAACTCTTTTTCTCTCAGAGTTCCTTCATATGCAAGATATTTAAAAAGCATAGGATCATATTTCACAGAGGAATCATTTTGTAAAAGTGCTAACAGTTGCAATATGATTCTGTTGGCATATATCTTGAGACCTGCTTCTCCAAAATGATACAAATCTTTTGAATATTGATAGGTTGATTCAATTACACTTTTAAAAAGATTGTCGTTTTTACATCCATTCTGAAAAATTTGCATTCCCAAATAATAATAATGTTTGATTCCATTTCCATTCTTAATATTTCTCTGGTAATTCAGGATTTTTAAAAATATCTCCGGATTTTCTTGCAATGCATTTGCGAAATCATTATATAATGTGCAAAATTCGTCAAATGATATATTGGGATTTTTTGAACAATATAAAAATACGTCTATAGCAGAATTTCCTGTAGAATAAAATGCATCTGCACCTTTTGCATTTGTGGATAACAACTTTGCAGCAGTTACGGTTTGATATACGCTCATCTGGTTAATATATTTGTCTGAAAGTCTTTATATGTTTTTGTATCGATAGTAGGGAGAGCTATAATAGAAATAAATACAAAAGAAAACCAAATAAAAATGGAAAAACAAATAAAAAAGAAAATTTAATAAATTGTAATATTAATTATATAACATTAATATAAGATATGGATGAAAATATTATTTTTTTATTCTATTCAAAATCTGCCGATAAACCACCAGGTTACGGAGCAGGTGAAAAAATGGTAGAATCAAAAAAACAAGAATATATTGAATTATCTAAAATAAAAGATTGGCGTAAAATGTTGTCCAACTTTTGGATTTCCGAGTTCAATTTAGATGGACATCGTTGGGCATCGGTAGAACATTATTATCAAGGTAGTAAATTCAAAGAAAATAATCCCGATTTTTATTTGCAATTTTCTCTTGATTCAGGAAGCGAATTATCAAAAGATGCCAATATGGCAAAAAGTGCTGGAGGAAAAACTGGCAAAGTTGATGGCAAATTGTTTAGACCAAAAAATGTGAAAATAGATCCTGATTTTTTTGCAAATGGTCGCGATAATAAAGAAATGTATGATTCACAATATGCAAAATTTACGCAAAATGCCGATTTGAAAAGAGTCCTTTTATTAACAAAGGAAGCCAAATTAATGCATCATTCACGAGGTTCTCCACCAATATTTTTTGAAAATTTAGTAAGAATTCGTGACCTCTTGAAAAAAGACGAACCTTTAGAGTCTGCAAAACAATCATCATTTCAAGAACAACCTCCAAAAAAAGTAAAAATCCGAGTTATAAAAAAATCAGAACCAGTAAAAGTACCTTCTCCAAAAGAACCAACAGATGAACCAGCAGATGAACCAACAGATGAACCAGCAGATGAACCAGTAAAAAAACCTAAATCAAAAAAAGAAAAGAAGGCAACACAAAAAACACTCGCACAAATTCGCAAAGAGTACCAAGAAGATATAATTATTCCTGTTAGCAAAACATCGAAATGCCCAAATGGTACCCGTAAAAATAAAAAAGGAGAATGTATATTAACGAAAGAATTCAAAGATACATTTTTAAAAAGAAAATTATGTATTCAAAATAAACGTAATGAATTATAAAATTATAATTTGTATAATTGTTTAGGTTATTCAATGAATTATGTGTTATAATTCATTAAATTTATAAACATAATATAATAGAACAATATAATATGAGTGAAAATACATCGGACAAAGAAACCGAAATAGAAGAAAATACAGTATTATCATCTCAGCAAGAAATAATAGATTTAGAATATGGTGACATTATTCAATTAATTGCGCCTTCTAATAGTGAATTCGATAAAGTCATGTTTTTCGTTAATTATATTGACGAAGAAAAAATAAAATTATTGAATATTGCTAACAGTGATTTTCATGAACTCAATATACGCGCAGATGGTAACGGTTTTACAGATGAATCTATTATTGCAGTTTATCTTTTAGACAGAAGCAATGTATCCGGATATGCAAGGCAAAAAGGTTTAGTAACAGGTGTTTGGATAGATATTCACTTCAGTAAACTGCCAACAGTAACTGCAGAAATTACTGATTTAGAGGAAGATCAAATTGAACTTACATTATATCCTTCTCTAAAAATTATATATATTGATTTCGCTTATCGCGGAATTCCAGAAGATATTCCTATAGAAAAATTCGTAATTCGCGACAAACCGGCAACACTTAAAAATTCGTCGTCTCTATCTGTACTAAGAGAACAAGTTGCACAAGAATACGAAGGTGAAGATGAATCCGTATTATTTTCACAACAAGACTTTGAAGAACCTACACAAGAATATCTTTCAAACGGTGAATCTATTATCAATATACCAGAAGGCGCACAACCAGATATAAATATAAAAAGTCTATTGCGCGAGGAATATCTCAAAACTCAACCTAAAACTGGTATTATATTCGGCGATTTTTTAGATGTTGTAGAGCAATATGTCGAAGTCGCAGATAATAGAAAACGTTACAATATTGATGTGCAAATTAACAGTTATATGGACGAATTATTATCTACTGTTCCATATTCAGCAAGAACAACCAAATTTATGACAAGAATTCATATATTAGTTGAACGTTACAAAGAATTACGTGAAATGTATTCTGAATTCGATGAAGCCGGAAATATTAAATGGCTCAAAAAAACTGATCCTACGACACATAAACCACTTATTCATCATATAGAAAAAATGGACACAAAATTAACATGGATTGTGCCTATTGTGTCAACAATTAAAAATATATATGAAGACAAAGAATTGCCATTTTCAGATGAAGACGATGTAGAAAAATTTGACCAAGACGTAGTTTTATATGACCAACAAAACATGATAAATGATTTGTATTATGAAGCATCTAGTGAACAAAATAAATATACAAATATGTACAGACAACTTAATGCAAATTATATGACTCCAATGAAACCTCCTTTAAATGAAGACGACTATTTGGCAAAAATTCCTGTTAGCATTACTACAGAAGCATTTGTGGAAAATCGAAAATATATATATAGCAGCACAGTTTCAAATAATAATGAAAAAATAGATAGAGAACTTAAAGATCGCAGATTTTGCAAACAAGTATATACAAATCCATTGTTATATCTTACAAGAGAATTGAGATATAATGATAAAAAACATTATGTGCAAAAACCGCTTACAAGTGTAGATGAACTTACTATGCAATCTTTGATGACATTGCCTATGCCAATAATCCAATATTCTCGCGCTTTTTTACCAGGTACATCTATATTGGATCGCATCCAATTATCAGCATTGAATTATATGCCATCATTTCTTTTTAAAAAAAAAACTAATATAGTAAGAGTACAAATAAATGATTTCAGTAAAGAATTGAATTTCGAAAATTTGGAAGATGAAACTGAAAAATTTGATGAAGGTGTAAAAATAGAAAAAGATTTCCATTATTTGACATCAATAACACAATATACATTGAAAAAGAATCTGTTAGAAGATGAAGACAAATTCCATAAATTTTTACAAGTTGTTATACCAAATATATGGACATGTATTCGATTTTTAAGCAGAAAAATAAAGAATCAATATTCATTTCAAAAAATAATATCGATGTTAGAACCTTTTATGATTTATTCAAAAGACATTTCTTATACGCAATATAAGGAAATTAGATACATGATAAATAATCAAATAAAAAATTTGAAACAGGTTCTCCAAGAAAAAATAAAAGAATTCGCCGATTATAAAAATTTCAGATATAATGTAGAAAAATTGCCTCAATTGTTGACAACTATTTTTTCAGAGAAAAGAGAACTTACAGAACTTATGGATACTGGATATAAAATTGGTGTTAAAAAACCGAATACTGATAATTCGAAATATACAAATGATGAAATATTGCAAAAAATATTGACAACCGATGATGCAGAATTATTTACTCTTCTTATGCAATCCATGATGATTGTGTTAGTAACACCTGAATCTATTTTGAAAGACGAACCAGTAGAAATAGACTGGATGGATGAGAATGGTAATGCATCGCGCAATTGTGGGACAGAGGTCCTTGCAAAAAAATATATGAAAATAGATGATTTGTTCAAAGATAACGGTAAAGAAGAAGTGTTTTTTGATAAAGAATTTGATGAAACAAATTATAGTATAATTAAAAAATATGAAAAAGAAAAAAAAGAAATGGTGGATGACCAAAAATTCGCCGATTTTTTGGCTGAAAATTTGGTACAAAAACATGGAATTGTTCGCGAAAAATCACAAGAATTAGCGCAAATATTAATTTCAGGTAAAAAACGTGTATCAGAAGGACAATATGCTGTTTTGGAAATTTCGCCGAAATTATCGAAAAAAGTATCTGAAAGTACAGATTCATTTTCGCCCTCTGAAATTGCTTCTGAATCAGAGGCTCGTACAAAATATACATATTATATCCGCAAGAAAAATGAATGGGTATACGACGATTCATTAGATGAAATGGCATTTATGGATTCAAATACACTTTTTTGCAATTTGAAGTCTTTGAAATGTGTTAAAAACAATGATAGTAAAAGTGCTGACAAAGCGTGTGAATTTGGTCCATCTCATTTCTATAAATTAGAACGCGAAAAAGCATTAAAAGAATTTGAGCGCAGATATGAAGTTACACATGAAACATTGGAAAAAATGCTTGAATTGAAAATTATTAAACAAACTCGTCTTGCATCAAGAATGCAGACATTACGCGATATTCAACGTGAAAAATCGACACTGTTAGCATATCATATAGGATTAAGAGCAAAACATTCGGCGGACGATTTGGTAATAAGTCCACGTGCTTCATTACTTCGAATAATATATGGTCAAAAGGATTTTACTGAAAAACAATTGAATATTGTAAAATTTGTGGAAAAATTTTGTAGAGAACCTATGGTAGCTGAACGCGATGAAGATCCATATTGGAAATACTGTATAGACACAAACATAAAATTAATACCATCTTTCGTATGTGAATTAGCAAATCAATTTGTGTATTTTGGGCAGCAATCATATGCTGATAAATTGAATGAAATACTTGCAAATCAAGGTGAAGAAGAGGATGGATTCATATACGACCGTTATACACATGAAGTCATCAAAAAAATAGATAATGTGCAAGAAGATGAATATAATGAAGCAGGTTTTCGTGTTATTACAAATGCAGTTATTGAACCAGATATTGGATCTATAGTACGCGATAAACTTACAAAAAAACAACAACGAGTGTTCGAAGGAGTTAGTGAAGAAATATACAAAATATATTCTGCACTTTCTTCGAAAATATCGCCTTTTTCTGAGGAAGTATGGCAAAATGTCAATAATTTGGCGAATGAATTTATAACAAATACGCAAATAATAAAAACAGAATCAGATTATAAAAAAGAATCGGACTTTGCTAAAGAAAAATTTGGTAAAACTGCAGTTTCATACGAAATAATGCGAAATAAAAAAGTTATACAAATAGTTGCTTCGGTTCTCTTTATTATAATTCAAACTTCCATACCATCTTTTAAAGGAAATAAAACATTTCCAGGATGCGTACTTTCATTTGAAGGATATCCGTTGACTGGCGAAGAGAACTTGCATGGAATTGAATATATTGCATGTATTTTGAAAGGAATTTCAGCTCAAGATATAAAACCCTGGAATTCTGTACACAAAACTGGTGTAAATTTGTTAAAAGATCAAATGAAGGAATTAATAAAAAAATATATGATAGATAATGCGAAAATCAAACAAATGTATCAGAAAAAGATTGAATACATTGCTTTATCATCTGACAAAGAAATTGTTCCTGATCAACATAGGATAGAAAAATGGCAACAATTTATGCCACCTCTTAAAGATACTTCAATAAAATTTGAAACTGTAAGCAGTGATTTTATAAAAGAATTATGGAGTCTTATGAGAAAAGGTCACAAAGATCAATCTGAAAAAGAATTGACATTTAAAAGTAAAGTTGCGCTTTATGGTAATGCAATTATTGAAAGTATTCAAGAAATTGTTAAAACGAAAACATTGCTTTTAAAAACAAGTGGAAATGTACCTTATTTGCAAAATTCTTGTTGTAATGAAGATAATGAAAAAAAGAAGGCTATCCAATATTTTGCCGATGAAGAAGGTTCTCTTATACAAAAATATTATTTAAGTGTTAATAATTTTTCGAATATAATTCAAAAAATTCATATATTGACCAAGTCCGCATTTATAAGAAATAAATTTTCTAATTATCAAAAACCAATTTTGCCAACAGAAATAATGGAAGAAAATATTTATTCAGCATTTATATATTATTGTGGATTAGATCGCGAAAAAATTCCGCTTGAATTCAAAACATTTTTTTCAGAAATACCTGAAGGATATAATAATAGTTTGTCACTTAATGAAAAAATCAAAATTATCAAAAATAAGAGGAAAATTGATAAAGATGATATGGATTATTTAATGCGTATTGTAAGACAAAAAAATTCGGTTGAATTGATAAAATCGAATGTTCCAAATAAAATAGAATCTTTTCAAAATGTGCTAACAAGAATTGCATCATATAATGAGCCGCCAGTATTGGATGAAATTGCTGAATATAATATGTTGATAAGAGGTTCTCTTCAAAAACTTTTGGGATTATACAATCCAGACAAAATGTATTCAATTGATATGATTGCAGAAGATGAAGTAAAGGAATTGAATAATTTGAAAGGTTATTTGGAAGATGTTAATAATATAATTTTTGTAAAAATCATGAAATTTTTAGATAAATATTTGAATATTAGTAAAAAAAATAAAAAAAAATTATCTGAATTTTTGACAAATATTGATAAATGGAATATTGATATTGAATCTGAGAACTCAAAATTACCAAATTATTATGATACATCATTTTATCGTGTTCAACAATATTTCAAAAATTCTTTGTATGATTTGACTCAATATTTTCCGTCTTTAATAATAAATCGTGAGGTTGAAAATACGGCTATGAATTATTATAATGAATCAAGTGGTGAGAGAAATAGTAAATTGAAAAATGATAGAATTCACAGATATTGGAATATATCGTTCAATGATTATTCTGAATTAAAAAAATCAATTAAAAAATATCAAAATGAATTATATAAATTTCAAGAAGATGAAGTTTTCATTGAATTGATTCAAAATATTAGTCCAAAATTAATGGATTTAAATAATTGGATCAATGATATGCCGATTTTCAGTTCATTATTAAAAGATCGTGAATATTTCTATTTATTTGATAAATCTAGTGTTCAAATGTTAGACAAATATTTGATATATTCTGCATTATATGAATACATAAAAGCTGGTTCTGAAAATGTTTTATTACAAAAAGAACGCGAAATTGGTAAACAAAAAATGCGCGAGGGTATTAAAGAAAGAAATGACGTATTTTCAGCTGGAATTTCACAACAAGAAATAGACGAAGAATTATTGGATGATTATGAGGAATTAGAAGAAGTTGAATTTATGGAAAGAGATGAGGATGAAGAAATATCATTGAATGAACGTATTTCAAAATTTTTGATGATTTTCTTGAATATGTATAAAGATAATAAGAAGAAAATAGACTATACATATTATGAAATTGAACGAAATATGAATATAGAGAGAACAAAAGAAAAAGAACGTATTATGAAACGTTTTAAAATGGATAATAAAGGAAATGAAAAGAATAAAGAAGAAAGAGATATAGAATTTGCCAAAAAGAAATTAGGATTAGGAATATGGAATGTTGGCAAACAAAAGAGTATTTTCCAATATAATAAAGATACAAGTGATAGAGAACGTTCTGAAATATCTGAGCAACAAAAACAGAATGAATTACAAGAAGGTATATCAAATATTGTTGAAGAAAATATAGATATTGATGGAGACGGTTTGATGCCTATTGAAGAAGAAGATGAAAACGAAGAAATAGATGAAGGATTTGATATTTCAGATTATAATGCCGAAAATGATGGCGGATATTATGCAGATGATCGCACATATTTAATTAATAGTAATGAAGACGAATAATATAGAAATAATATAAACTTTGAGTGAAATATATTTATAGAAACATTTATAAATATATAAAATATGTCTTATATACAATTTTTATGTATGAATTTTCATAAATTAATTATTCAAAGTATTCAAAATATTCAAAGTATTCAAAGTATAAAATATAATAAAATTACAAATATAATTGAAAATTGTCCTGTTTGCAATAAAGAAAAAAATATTATAATTTTAGAATGTGGGCATAGTGTATGCAAAGATTGTATAATTACATCATCATCATGTATATTATGTTCACTAAATAATATTATGGAACGTTTATAAAGCAAAAGATTGTCTGATAATAAAATATGGTATCCAAAGAGGGTTGTATATATAGTCCATTATAAATATTCAAGAGTGTAAAATGTGCAAAGATATAATAAAAACGTTATTTATAAATTCAAAAAAAATACATATAATATAGAGTAATAAAATGTTTCCCAAAAAATTCATCATTAGAAATAAAGTTTTTTTAGCAGTCGCACTTTTTTTAGGACTTTTCACTATTTTTCATTCATTGAAACCTGCATTTGCATATGATGAAAATGGCGCATTTCGCCAATTTGGCATAGGATACAGGCATAAAACAGTTATTCCAATATGGTTGATAGCAATTATAGTAGCAATCATCTCTTATTTAGCCACATTGGCTTATATTAAATTATTGTAGCAAACGTAATTTCGTTCCATAAGTGCCAACAGAAATCATTGTATTTGATATAGAATATCAAATATAAATAAATGGATATAGACAGAACACCAACACTACCGGCTCTTATTGAAAATAATACGCGATATTATTTGCAAAATGTTCTGCAAAAATGTAATCAACATCGTGCATCTATTTATCATTGGTCACTCAATATAGGCGTTTTCATTATATTCGTGGTAATAGTATTTGCAATTCTTTATTCATGTTATAAAAGTAAGAGAACTCCCGAAGAAATCCAACAGAAAGATTTGAAAGATCAAGCATATATTCTTTCAAAAATTCGGCATTATAAACAAGAAAGACAACATATTGTTAGCAGGACAACACTTACTGGATTGCCGGTAATATAAAGATGCAATATAACCGGCGCGTAAATATCAGTTAACCAAGTATCTACATAAAATATATCTGTTAGCATGCTCATAACAATTGTAATATTTATTGTATTATTTTTCCTGTATATTCATATAAATGCGCATTATGCAAAAAATGAAGATTTAGAAATTTATGAAACCGATTATACAAATAATAAAGATTTACAAGATGTTTGTAATTTGAAACAACCGACTCTCTTTGAATTTAGTGAATTATGTCCAGAATTATTTGAAAATGAAAATTACACTTTAGACAAATTATGTAAAAAATATGACAAATATTTTGTGAAAGTTAAAGATAGCACCGATTATTTTACAGATCCGCCTACAGAAATTGTAGATTCTGTTCCACTATCACTTGGTAATTATCGTATATTGGCAATGACTGATTCAAAAAAAAGATATTATACCGAAGGCAATGATTTTTTTATAGAAGATGCAGCATTATCTGTTAGCAATGTCGACGAATATTTGAAACCTAATTTTTCAGTAAAAACTGCATATGATATTATTGCAGGATCTGCAGGTACATGCATGCCAATGCAATATCATAATCATTATCGCCGTTTTTTAATTGTTACAAGTGGTATGGTTCATGTGAAAATGACGCCATGGAAAAGTAATAAATATTTGCATTCACTAAAAGATTATGACAATTATGAATTTAGATCAGCAATGAATGTTTGGTCACCAGATTCCAATAAATCAGAGAAAATACGCGCGGATTATGATCGTATTAAATTTACAGAATTTGATGTACATAAAGGATATGTTCTTTATATTCCGCCTTATTGGTGGTATAGTTTGCAATTTGCCGAAAATATGGATACTGTAGTTTTATCTGCTACATATGATTCGGCTATTAGCATGATTGCAAATTGCACAGATTTATTTAAACATTTCTTACAGATACAAAATAATAAAGAGATAATTACTAGAACTTTAGTTGCAGAACCCAAACCTGTTGTAGAAGAAAAAGAAGTAATTTCAAATGATGAATTGGAAGGACAAGGACAAGGACAAGGACAACCGCAAATAAACCCATTAGAAGAACTTGTATATCCATCGGGAGAACCTCATACAGGAAATGCATATGAATTAGCAGAACAATTGCAATCACAACCTGTTGTTCCAATAAGAGATCAACACGAACAATTATTTCAACATGTCTTAGGCTAACATGGACCAACAGAATAAAATAATATCTGTAAGTTATATAAATGAAAACGAAGGCTATTATTTTCGCATTAGTTATATTTTTATTATTAGATGCAGTATTTATTTACTTAAACTATAAGGTATTCAATCATCAAATAATTGATGTACAGCGCGTAGTTATGATTGCAAAACCTATTGGTATTATAGTGACATATGCAGTTATATTATTTGCGTTCTATTATTTTATTTTGAGAACACGTCGTCCAGTTTATGAAGCCGCTCTTTTGGGCGCAATAATAAATGGAGTATATGAACTTACAAATTATTCTTTGTTGAAAAAATGGAAATTATCAACAGTTGTATTAGATACATTATGGGGTGCTACTTCTTGGGGTGCTACTACATATATTACATATCAATTATTTTAACACCTTTTAACCTTTTCAATGACCAATTTATCTGTTACAGAGTAACAGTTACTTTTTTACATTTACAGCAAAGCGGTAAATGTAAAAATATATAATAATATAGGCTCAAATAAAATATATGAATATATTACATAGAATGAATACTAAATTACAAACGTTTTTAGGCATAATGGTTTTTTACATTGTTTTATCATATGTTATTTTTCCTCTTGGATTTTATTATTTATTGGAAAAATCTCTTGTAAGTGCTGGTAATGGATTTATTGTTGGAAGTTTAATATCAATAGGATTATGGTTATTATTTGGACAAAAACTTGTTAAATAATTATTAATAAAAATATATAAAGAAAACTAACAAATAATATTGGATTACATGACCGAACTTAGCTCAGTTGGTAGAGCGTTTGACTGTAGTTGTAATTATCTTTTGTAGGAATCAAAATGTCGCTGGTTCGATTCCGGCAGTTCGGATTTTGTGAATGATGTAATTCCACTATGTTATGAAAATAACTATAGTTATTTTCATATATTATAAACATATTATTGCGTTAACAACTACATAAATATTCATCAATAAAAATCATATATGTCAAAAATTCTCCCAATTCATGAAAATATAAAAAATAAATTGGATTCATTTCATGCATCCAAAAAAATACCGCATATTATTTTTCACGGAAAATCTGGAACAGGAAAACGCACGATTGTGTTTGAATTCTTGCATAAAATTTATAATTATGACAAAGCCAATATGAAATCTAATATTATGTTCGTTAATTGTGCACACGGAAAAGGCATTAAATTCATACGAGAAGATCTCAAATTATTTGCTAAAACGAATATTCAATTTAATCGCGGTATAATTTTCAAATCAATTGTACTTTTGAACGCCGATTTTCTCACAATAGATGCTCAATCTGCGCTTAGACGGTGTATCGAACAATTCAGTTTAAATACGCGGTTTTTCATAATAGTAGAAAATAAGAATAAATTATTGAATCCAATTTTGTCGAGATTTTGCGAGATATATTTTCCAGATACGGTGAATTTACACAAATATCAATTGAAATCGAAATATGAATTAGAGAACCTGGAAAAAACAAGATACCAGAATTTATGTAAAATAATGGATAAAATGCCTACAGATGAATATATTATTATTGTAAGCACAGTAAATGAATTGTATTCGGCGGGATATTCGGCTATAGATTTAAATGAATGGATACAAAAATCGGATAATTTAGATGATGGAAAAAAAGCTGCAATAGAATTGTGTTTTGAAAAAGTGAAAACGGAATATAGATGTGAGAAATTATTAATGATTTATATTTTAAATCAAATGCACAAAATATTGCACGACTGTAAATATAGTGAAAATAATATTGAATTGATGAATAATATTGGATTCATATAATTATTGTCTTATAAAGCAACCATTGAAATAAACCCATGCTTGATTTGTTCCAGGACCAAATGTTGGTAAAGTTGCAACAGTTGCGCTGGCAACTGCATAAATATCTATATAATCTGTTGCATTCAAATATATAAGTGTGTTTATAGATAATGGCATAAATGAAGATGTTGAATATCTTGAACTGACTTTTAACCATGATGATCCATTTTTACGCAATACAACATATGCATCACCTGACCCTGAAGTAAGAACACATGATACAAGCGCATTGATTTGGTAGTATCCTGCAACACCTGGAGTCCATGCATTATTACTAAATGCATTATTTGTATCAAATTCTTCCGAATCAAATTGTATAACTGAATTACTAATATTAGTTTGTTGTCCAGATGCATATACTGCAAAAGCAGGACCTTGTGTAGAACCAGAACCAGCAGGTCCTGTAGGTCCAGTATAACCCTCACCTGTAGGTCCGGTTGTTCCGGTTGTTCCGGTTGTTCCGGTTGTTCCAGTTGTTCCGGTTGTGCCAGTTGTGCCAGTTGTTCCGGTTGCACCGGTTGTTCCGGTTGTTCCGGTTGTTCCGGTTGTTCCGGTTGTTCCGGTTGTTCCGGTTGTTCCGGTTGCACCAGTTGCACCAGTTGCACCAGTTGCACCTGTAGGTCCGGTTGTTCCGGTTGTTCCGGTTGCACCTGTAGCACCTGTAGGTCCGGTTGGACCAGGTGTAGAAATCCATGAAGTTCCATTATAAATAAACAATTCATTGTTAGTAGTATTTAAGTAGGTAGATCCAATAGAAGGAGAACTAGGAATACTAGTTGGAATTATCAAATTATTATGACAGTTTACAGAATTTGATTCAATGCCACTAGAAAATACAAAATTTTGACCAGAATTTGTAATTGTAATCTTAGACATTTTTATATATTATAAAATTATATTTTAATTTATAATATTTGTGAGTTTAATTACCATATTACAAATGTAAGTATTGTAATATGGACGATTTTGTGATTTCTAATTTACATGAATCGCGCAATGAATGGTGTTCACGTTTAGTTACTTTATTTTCGCCTTTAGTAATTGAAGGAATTAGATCTATTTTCAATGAATCATGGAATATTTGCGTGGATTCAAATGATGCCGGTAAATATTTAATGACATTTCAGAACTTACTTTCACGTATACCTACATGGAATGATACTACTATAGAAGAAGAACGTAAACGCATAATAGAACGGAGTGGATGCAATTATTTAGAAGATTTGATTACATGTGTCCATGTTATTCAATTGAAGGTGCTTACATGTATTCGTGTTGGCAATAAACAGAAAAAAATCGATATTTCTATTCCAAAATTAGACAAATTTATTCACAAAGTTTACATTCATGTCGCGCGCAAAGTGTATATGAATGTATATTTATTTGAAAAAGGAATAACAGCATTAGCAACACAGAAAAATAATCGCGAATTAGAAATAATAGTACAAGAATGTATTTTGACGGCGATCCGTGAAAGTGTGCCAACAGAAGAAATTATTCGCGCATATTTAGATGAATCGGTGGAGCAAGAAGAAGAAGTCATTATTGAAAATATTGCTGAACCGGAATTGGCAGCGACAACGGGTGAAAAGCAAGACGTAAAAGATTCTGTAAGCAAAAAAGAGGGATATAATGAAGTAGGTGAAGTAATTGTTCCAGAGGTTGTTCCGGCTGTAAAAAATATAGATAGTGAGCCTGCAGTTACTAGATTAACTTTTAACGATTATGATTCAGTATTAAATACAGAGAATAACGAAGAATTAGTAAATGCGCCGAAAACTATCGAACGTTTAGAAGAAATTAGTGCTGAACGTGCATATCAGCGTAAATTAGAGGAAGAGGAAGAGGAAATGGAAGATAGAATTAGGATTAGTACGGATAATATTGATTTAGGCGAATTAGGTATAATGGATTTAGATGGTAATCCTCTAAATTCAAGTTCTAAGAATGAATCAATAGAATTAGATGATATTATAGAATTATAGGATGTGCGTTTTTATAAATAAAAATTAAGCATTTAAAATACTATATGCAGAATTTATTCCTGTTTGCCATTTATACGACTGTATTTTTCTGTGTTGCGAAATTACTTGAAATGAAATACATAGATGACGAAATGAAACCATTAAAATTTTTAGTTAGAGACAACATAATAGTGTTCAGCTGTTCTTTAGTAGCATCATATGGATATTTATATTCTGAGTCATTGTTCTCTAATTTTATGAATTTCATTACAGAAAACAAAATAGTTGAAATACAAAGTCCTGAAATTTTTACAGATAAACCTGTATTTTAATATTGCAAATTTATATAGAATGAATGATATTTTGAAACCAAAAAATAAATTAAAACCAAATTCGCCTTCTCATAATCCTGCGTATATTAAAAGTAAAACTGGAAAAAAAATAAAGAAAATTGTTAAAATAGAACAACATTCTAATGAAGATTCCAATAAAGATTCTTTTATAGAAGAATATGAAACCGGATTTAAAAAACCACAAAAAACAATGAAAATTAAAAAAAATAGTAAATTATTGAAAAGACAACCTTCATTTGAAACTGGGTTTACGAGTAGTATAGGTGGAAGAAGAACAAAAAGAAATTCAAAAAAAAGAACAAAAAGAACAAAAAGAACAAAAAGAACAAAAAGAAATAATTATTTTTAGAAGTTGTAAAATCATGAAAATTATATAAATTAAGTCTTGTTATAAATGATATTATATATACAAAGTAGTTCGCATTGTTTCTTTTAGCAATCTATCTTTATCTTCGCGCAATTTTTTAGTATTATTAATTGTATTTGCCAATTTTTCATTTACTTTTCGAAATAATCGAATATACATAAGTGTAACAACAAACTTCATAAAATTCATTTTTATTTTATATATAAATAAAAATAAATAAAATATTCAATTTTTTATTTTGTATAATCTGCAATAGAATCAATATCAATAATATATTCTTTATTAGACTTTTTATTCCAAACATATTCAGAAAAAGGTTTCAATTCAAGTTGAGATTCAGGTGTATGTTTATGAACTAGACGAGAAATCATTTTATATAATTTGAATCCAGGATATCTTTCCTCTCCATTTTTTTTATATAAAACATTGCAACCATTATCATCTGTACACCACCTATAAACAGTGCGTTGAAAAGAATCCATTTTCTTTTTATCAGGTTCTCCATCTTCATCAAAAATAAAATCATAAAGAGATGTACCTAATCTGCATAAATCAAATGAAAAATTTGGTTCTAATCTTGCTTTTTTTTCATTGAAATAAGGCTCACAATTATATTGACTAGATGCATCACCTTCTGGTGCAAAACTATCGCTACAAAATGTTTTACCGCCAAATTTATAAATAGATCTTCCAAAATCAATTATTTTGAAAATTTTACCAAATGTAGGAACACGGTAAATTTTTCCAGAAAATTTATAATAAATATAAGGCTCATCCGTTTCATTCCACATAATATTATTTGTATGTAAATCATTATGTGTAAAATGATATGCTTTCTGATATGCTAACAGAGTCATTATAATTTGCATAAGAATTGCATTTGCAATATTTTCATCTTGAATTTCGCCTTTTACAAAAAGTTCATCTAATGTACCCTTGCATTTTTCGAGCATTATAACTTGAACAGGAAAATTATTAATATATATTAATTTTTCATCTTCTTCTTCACTATCTTGTTCGCTACTATCATCATCATCCTCTTCATCCTCTTCATCCTCTTCATTATCTACATCGCTGCAATCTTCATCTTCTTCATCATCCTTTTCTTCCTCTTCACCACCATGTTCATTATCTACATCGCTGCCATCTTCTTCAAATTCATTATTACAACTTTCATTATCAATTTCAGAATCTGTATCTGAATCTAATTCCTTCAAAACTGTTTCAGATGATTGATTAGGTTCTCCAAAATCTTCAATTAATTCAAGATCATTTTCTGCCAAATTTTTATATTCTATATCTTCATCCACATTTTCTAAAACATCGAAATCCAACTCAATATTTTCGTCTTCTAAAACCAACGGATTTTTATTTCTACGAGAACCAAAATTAGAAAACGGATCTTCAATATTAGATTCAATATCATATAAAGTTCCACGATTACTTTTGAAATGTGTACTTTGCATCAAATAATCCAAATCATCTACAGCATTAAATTTATATTTTTCTTGAATAGCTAATGCAGATCCATAATAATCTATTCCATTATGTAAGTCATGTTGATTCAAAAGTTGCGACGACAAATAACAAAAAAAATTATCAACATATGATGCATTATTACATGTAAGCAATTTATTACATGTATTATTATTATTCAAAGAAGGTAAACATGTTAATTGTTCATCAGTTTCACTATAATTTCCAACTAAATATCTTAATGGATCTAACAGAGGCGCATATTTAATAAATATAGGCTGGGTTTTAATATTATTATTATTATTCTGTTGGCAAATTTCATCAACTCCTACACATTTATATTTGTGATTTAATCCAATATTATTATAATTATTTTCATTCATTTCGAAGAATTTGTCATATATTGGATTGTAATTTTGCACATTTTTTAATGAAAATGGTTTATATTCAATATCATTTTTAATTTCTTTGCCTAAATCTTTACTAAATTGAGATAATATACATGTTTTTTGCTTACAATATTGAATATTGAATTTAGACGTAGTTGAATCTGTAGACATATAATTGAATAAAATATATTTTTGGTTAATATTTAACACAATGAAAAAATGCGTGTTGATTGTTTTTATAAATTAAATGTATCATATATATGTCAGTGGAATTAGACCTCAAAAAATTTGATATGAAATGGATAACTTTTAAACCTGATGAGAATAAAGGTCCAGTTATTGTTCTAATAGGACGTCGTGATACTGGAAAATCATATTTAGTTCGCGATATTCTTTTTCATCACAAGGATATTCCTATAGCAACAGTTATTTCGGGTACAGAAGCAGGAAATGGGTTTTATGCATCACATGTACCTAAAGTATTCATTCACGAAGAATACAAAGAAATATTGATTGAAAATGTGTTAAGAAGACAAAAAATGGTTCTCAAACAAGTGAAAAAAGACATGGATATGTACCGAAAAACAAATATTGATCCTCGTACATTAGTTATTCTCGACGATTGTCTTTATGATAATAAATGGACTAAAGACAAATTAATGCGTTTGCTTTTTATGAATGGCAGACATTGGAAAGTAATGCTTATAATTACTATGCAATATCCTTTAGGTATTCCGCCTAATTTGCGAACAAATATTGATTTCGTTTTTATATTGAGAGAACCTTATATGACAAATAGAAAACGAATTTGGGAGAATTATGCTTCTATGTTTCCTACGTTGGAATCTTTTAGCATGGTCATGGATCAAACAACAGAGAATTACGAATGTTTGGTAATAAATAATAATGCGAAATCTAATAAATTGAATGATCAAATATTCTGGTATAAAGCAGAGAACCGACCGCCATTCCGTATAGGATCAAATGAATTTTGGGAGGCGTCCAAAAATCTGGGTGATGATGATGAAGATGAAGGTTATGATCCATCAAAATCCAAGAAAAAAAGTAGTGCGCCGCAAATCAAAGTGAATAAAAATAAATGGGGTTAACAATTTATATAAAATTATTCTGTAAGCATTTATTATATGAGTTATACGGTTTTGCCAACAGATATATCTTCCAATTTTTCTCATGTAATTGTTGCGGTTGAACCACCTATTGAACCTGTGACAAATAAACAAACTAAAATTGAACCAATCGGCCTATTGGAAATAAAAACGCCGATTATGCCTATTTTGCAAGAAATTGCAACACAACAAATAGACACATTTATTACAGCATTAGTGCCATCTTCGTCCAAATTTTCGGTGAATTTGACGCAACAAGAAATAGCAGTTATTACTGCACTTGTAAATGATGCAAGTGGTACGCTTCTTCCGCAAATAAAGACGACAATTGAAGGTCTTTTGCAGGAAGGTGGAAAATTAAGTCTTCATGATATTCCGCAATTGGTTCTCTTAATTACACAATTATTTCAATCCAATATTTTTGCAGTTAAGAACATTAATTTATTGAATGTTATTAAATATACATTGGATTCGTTGCTTGATTCTAATATATTACCTATTCCTAGTGGCGTTGAATCTCTAGCAAAAACTATAGTTGATACATCTATTGAACTTTTGAATACGACTCTACCTACAGTTGAAGAAGAATGTTGGACAATATGGAATTATTTGTCCGCATGTTTTACAAAAAAATAATCTACATAATAGATTTAATGATATCATCTACAGTAGATGATTTCATACATATTTGTTCTAATTGTGATGCAGTCAAAGAAAGTGGTTCCAATAGCTGTGCCAACAGTTTATTTTTGATTGATTCCATTTCATTTTCGTCTAGTTTTTTATAATGTTTTATTATATCGCAAGTCGTTTGCAAACTACATTCTTTCATTTCTATAATAGTGTCAATACGTCCAGGTCGAATTAGAGCAGGATCAAAAAATTCCAATTTCGCATTCGTTGTAAAAATAATAACTGCATCATGCATTTCAACAATTCCGTCAAAAATATTGAGAACATAGTCTAATGTAAGTTCGTCTTCAATAATTGTAGATGGAAAAATAATCTTTTTTGCATTTCCTAATTTTGTAATGGCAGAGCCATCATTTACTACGGTTACGTCATTAACTAATTCAAATGATTCTGTTGGTTTAGTAGTCAATGTTGTCCGTTTTTTGAGTAAATCCATTTTATTCGCGTCAAAATCTTCAAAAATATAACACAATTCGCCGAGACCGTATGTTTCGCCGCTAATTTTAATAGAGCGAAAAAGCGAAGAAAATTCGGCGCATGTTTTAATCCGCGACCATTGTATTAAAACTGCATGACGTTTGGTTTCATTTAAAACACCTTTTATAAAAGACGTTTTACCACAACCAGGTGGTCCATGCAATAATATCGCATTTTTGAAAGATTTACCGTAATATTCATATTCCAATTCTGTCGCAGATTTTACATATTCTGTTTCATTTGATATTTTTCTGTAGGGAAATTTACGGATGTTCTCTATTATCTCTTTTTTATTATCAAAAAATATATTACGGTCCAACCATTTATTGGATTTGAAAACGTATTGATTGAATTTCATATTTTTTCGGTCGTCTTCATCTACAGAAGTGGAAACATATTCAAATACCATTTGTTGCGTTATTTTTTTGCTTTTTGTATAATCTTTTTCACATTTTTCTACAAAGTCTCGCAAAATATTCATGTTCTCTTTTCCATTTGTGCTTAAACGATATGTGAAATATTTGCGTTTTGTAGTAGAAGATTTTTCTTTACCTGAAGAATTATTGTTTTGATGATTGTCTTCATCGTATTTTTGTTCAATAATATTTTCAAAATAAATATCTGGGTTCTCTGAAATACGAATTTTATTCCGATTATTTGGAATGAGAACATATTCTAAATCATTGTCACCATCACCATATTTATCATCTTTGATATTTACAATTTCATAAAGCGAATCCAATTCATTAATTTTATTTTTGAAAATATAGTTATTGACAGCATGAAATTTATTACTGTAAGTTGTTTTCGTAATATTTTTTCCATTATATAATTGAATTGTTCGTTTATGATAACCTAAAATAATATCGCATGAATCATTATAAAAATATTGCGTATATTTATTTTTAAAATTATCAAAATTACTGTAAGTTAAATAGACAAAATAAAAAAAAATTATGTAAAAAGGATGAATATTGTATTCACTTATTTGACTAATTATTTTTGAATATATGGAAAATTGGAAAATTTGTAGAGGATCCATTTTAACATTACTAACACAATAATTTTATATTTATTACAATTTTCTATTATTTTTTTTGTTTCTATTTCGGTAATATTGTGATATATGTTTTTCTTCATTTTCTAATTTTCCAAGTGTAGTTTTTATTATCTCGCCGTATGTATTTGAATAATAAATATCTTGAATATGATATCCTCTTTTTTTTGGTAATATATTCAGCATTTTTATGCAATGATTACATGGTTTACTTGATTGAATCTTATTTGTTGGTGATATTCGAATTACCAATATATTTATATTTTCTAGTTTCTTTTTATTTCTCAAAGGTAATAATTTTAATATTGCGTCTGTTTCTGCATGTATTCCTGGCGTATTTCTTACACTATCTCCTATTTTATTTATTCCAAATGTTAATACTGATTTGTTTCCTTTTAATACACAGGATATATGATTATAATTTCCGCATACACTAGTTTTTCTTAAATTTTTTTCTCCTAATTCATATGAACGAATATCTGTATTTATTGGCAAACAATATCTTTTCAAAAACATTTGGTTTAATATATTTTCCATTATTTTGATTATTTTATAATTCTAATTAATTTTAATTATTTTATTCAATTTTACATTTATTTACATTTGTTTACATTTATTTATAAATTTATAAATAAATATAAATTCAACTTTTTATAATTTTATAATTTTATAATTTTATAAATAATATATGATAATATAACTATAAATATACTTTTTACATATGGCGCAAAATAATCGATATTCAATTTGTTATACATTTTTTCATTATAAAATTTTCTAACATATAGTAAATAAATTATATATATAGTTATCAATGTTATTAATAAATTAGTATCAAGTAATTTACTACGTTTTGATACAATAAAAATTAAATAACAATAAAAAATTGCAAGTAATGGAGATAATAATTTACAAATTTTTGTAAGTTGTGGTGAAAATTTTACCATATCATCTAAATCAAATATATTATCTCCTGCTTTATAATTTTTAATAGTTTGTTGTTTAATTATTAATGATATAAAACATTCATTATTGAATAATATCCAACTAATAATTTTAAAAGAAAATATTAAAATATAAATTTTATCAAATAAATAGTTTTTAAAAATTAATGGATACAATATTTCATAAGCAATAAAAATTAAATGAATAAATCCAATAAATCCAATAAACCATTGTGGATCTATCATTATATATTATATAATATATATTATATAATGTCAGATTTTGAAATTTATGTTTTAAATTTAGATAAAGATAAAGATAGACTGGATGAAATTACTAAAAAATTAAATCCTAATAAATTTACTAGAATTTCTGGTATATATGGTAAAAATATAAATATGGATGAATATCCAGAAGTTTTAATATCATCAAAATATCTGACACCTAAATCCGCTATTGGATGTGAATTAACTCATAGAAAAGCAATCAAACAATTTTTATATAATTCAAAATTAGATTATGCTGTAATTTTAGAAGATGATGCTGTTCCAGTAAATAATAATTGTATGGAAGAAATACAAAGATCAATTAAAAATGCGCCTCCAGATTGGGATATTATAAAATTAGATTATTGGCCAAATTATTCATCAGAATATAATACTTATCCATCACTTCTTACAACTGGATATATAATTAATAAAAAAAGTGCCAACAAAATATTAGATTATAAAGTAATATATCATTATGATGTTGATTTAAATTTTACTAATTTAAAAATATACAATAATCCAAAAATAATTTTTCAACAAATTTGGGATGAAAAAAATGCATCAAATAATAGAATTCATGAATCATATAATCCATTTACTTCATTATATGAAGGTCTTAATTTTAAAATTATAAGAGTATTTAATATTGAATTTACTTTTGCAGATTTTATATTATTATTTATAATAATTATTGTTGTTAATATTGGATATTATTATAAATTTTTCAAACCTTTTTACATTATAAATACCTTCTCGAGTAAGGGTCGGCGTACTTGAATATAATTATATAACAGTTATTTTGTAACATTTACTATATAGTAATTGTTACAATGTGTAATAAAAATAAAATAATAATATTTTATTTTATAATTATATTCAAATAAATAGATACATAATATATATAATGTATTTTATTTTATTAATAACATCTTTTATTTTATTTTATTTTATTATATTTAATAAAAATTATAGTTTATCATTATTAAGTAGTTTAAGTATATTTTTATTATTGACTATATTTAATTACAATTATTATTATTTAATTATACCTATTATTTTATTTTTTATTTTAATTATAATTAAATTTAATTTAAAGAAAAATATTAATTCGATTAATTTTATTTTATTATTTTATGTATTTTTCAGCATTATAGAATTTTTATCTCATAAATATGCAATGCATTGCGATAAAAATAATTTACTTAGTAAGATTATTGAATATATACCTTTTTTAAATGTACAATATTTTCTTACTTGTGAAAAACATCTACAGCATCATATAGAAGTTGAGCCAGATATGTCATTAAGTAATAATAAATACAAGGAATCTTTATTTATGGGTTGGAATATTTATATATATTTATTTTTTGCATTTTTATTATGTGGATTATTATCAAAAATAATATCAAACTATAATATTTCTTATATATATTTATTTATTTTTTGTTCTATTATAACATTTATATGGGAATATTTATGGAATAAAGTTCATATCAAAATGCATGATTATGATATTGAATATTCTATACTTGATGGACCTTATGATGAAAATTTATTTAATATTGATTTATTTAAAAATATATTATTGCCTAATCATAAAAATCACCATTTACAAAAAGGTGATAAAAAGGGTAATTATAATGTAATTATATTAGGTGCAGATGAATGGTTTGGAACTAATAATAAAAAAATAGATAATTCCGAATATTGTAAAGAAAATTCAAATGAAAATATTTGCAAATAATTACTTATTTATATTTATTTATAAATTCACATAAATATAATTTTTAATATATGTTATTATGACTACTACTCACACTCCAGATTTGAATCAATTGAAAACAAAAATAGAGTCAATAACAAAAATGCATCAAATTGAGGTTCTCAAAATTATAACTTCTTGTTCAAATGTAACAGTCAATGAAAATAAGAGTGGAGTATATATTAATTTATCTTACATGGAACCTACAGTAATAGAAGAAATAGAAAAATATTTGACATTTGTTGAAGAACAAGAACAAATTTTGAATCCTGCTGAAACAGAAAAAGAAGATATTAAAAATACATTTTTCAGTAATAAAGAAGGTATTAATGAAAATGATGACGAAATTTTAACTGTTTATAGATAGATAAATATTGCATATAAATTTAATAATAATGAATATGATGACGTATTTTATCAATATTTCTACGAGATTTCAACTTTTTTTGTAAGTATTTATGTAAATATTTATGTATTTTTTTTACTGTTCTTTTTATTTTATGTGATACTTTTTTTGATTTTTTATACATTATATAAATAATATAGAAATAAATTATTGTAATATATAGAAATATGACAACATCCTACAGAACATTAAATCAAATTTTTTATAATAATCATAATAAATTTGATCTTCCCGAATCTATCAAATTATTAGAAGAATTTTTTTATAGTGAATCATCATTTAAAGAAAATACTGACAAATTTTCAATTAATAATAATATTGAAAAAAATTCTAATGATGAAAATATTTCAAATGATAAAAATTTGAAAAATGAAAAAATAGGCGTTATTGAAGCTATAAGTTATATTGATTCTGTAAGCAGTGTTAAAAAAATTACTAAAATTAATAATATTAATAATATTAAAAAAGAAACTCTGAAAAATGAAATTCCGAAAAATGAAATTGCAAAAAATGAAATTCCGAAAAAAGAAACTCCGAAAAAAAAATCAAAAAGATTTATTCCATTTTATACAGACACAATATTTTGGTGCATATTTCATCATGTATACGGTGAAATTGAATATACAATGATAAAATCAAAACATGGAAATCGTATATTAGAAGAAAAACATAAAATAATGGAACATTTTCAAAAAACACCAAAATCATTAAAACAAACAAATGTGAAAATGACAAATGACAGAATTAAAGAAACAATGAGCGAATTAATATGCACAAAGAATTGTTCTTCATTTTTGGAAACAGCTGCATATGCACTTTATTACAATTTATCAATTTATATAATTGATGAAAAAAATAGAACTTATCTGCATTTTACAAAAATAGATTCAGAATCACAAGAAAATCCTAATTTATGTATTTTATATGTTGATGAAAATAATAAAAATAACAAAAAAACATATAATTTGCTAACAGATAGTTCAGAGTTTGATTTGAAAACATTAGATTCATTTGTTTGTTTAGAACACTTTGACAAACCATTGAAATCATTAACTCATTATAAAAAAATCGCAGAATTAGAAGAAATTGCACATAGACTCGGTATCGAAACACCTAAAGTCAAAAAACAAGAATTATATAATCTGTTAGCACAAAAAATGGCATGGACATAAAATTGAAGCGTGAAATCGTATAAAATTAAATGTATAACTATTTTATACGATTAATATGTCTGAAAAAAGAGAACCTCTAAAAGAAGAACCAGAAAGAAAAAAAAAGGAGGACGAAGAATATGAACAACAAAGACAAAAAACCAAAAATATAATGAAGACTTCAAAAGAAGAATTAGAAAAAAGGCTGAAACAATATTTAGATAGCGTTCCTAGTGTAAAACAACAGAATAAATCTAAAGAATTTGAAATAAGATTTGGCAAATATTCGCAAAATGGCAAAAATATATCAAAAATCGATTATGATAATGTAATTAAACAAATAATGGCAGCAGGATTTGTTAGCACAAATCAAGATGGTATTCAGATTCTTCGTATATATTCAGAATATCAAGATCCCAAAACAGGTCAAACAAAAATGTCTAATATTCGCGCAGAAATTGTTGGGACTGATCTTATATCTGAATATTGTTCAACAAACAGTATTGATAAACTGCAAAAAATGCCTTCGACTCATGCTAACAAACTCAAATTTACACAAAAAACATCGACATTGGACAAAGAAGGCAAATATCAAAGACCAATTGATTTTCCTGATATGGGATTTCGTGTAGATTTTAAATATGAAGAAGACTTCGGAATTAATTCGCGAATTTCGCAAAACATTATACGTAATTGGGCTAACAACAAAAAGAAATTTCGATTTATAAATCGTGTTCAATTCAAACATCCCGAATATCCTATATTAGTAGATATTAGTATCGTAAAATCATCAATGCAAATCAGAGGTAAAGTAGATTATCCTACATATACTATTCAAGAATCACATCTGTTTGAAAATCCTGAAACTTATGAAGTCGAATTAGAAATAGATAATATGCGTGTTGGACAAGGTGACTATGACAACGTAATGAATAATTTGCGTAAAGTAATTCGTATTATTATGAGCGGTATTCAAGGATCAAGTTATCCTATACCTCTATCAGAACGCGACGATGTATTACAGGGATATTTGAGTCTAATTCACGGCGAAGAATATAAGAGAAAATATGTATCATCAAATGATTTTGTTGGTCCATCTTCTTACACATTACAAATCGACAATATAGTTGACCAAAAGAATTCTAAATTAGCTAATATTCGTAAAGATTATACTGTGACAGATAAGGCAGACGGAGATCGTAAAATGCTTTACGTTAATGATAAAGGTCTTATTTATTTGATAGATACAAATATGAATGTTCAGTTTACAGGATCAAAGACAGAACATAAACTTTGTTTAAATTCTTTATTAGATGGAGAACATATAAAATACAATAAATTCGGAGAATTTATAAATTTATATAAATCATTCGACATTTATTTTATAAATTCAAAATCATTTATGGAGAATCCGTTTTTTCCAAGACCTGCTGATATTGACAAGCCGGAAGAAACAACTGAATCTGAAAAAAAAGAGCCCTTACCACGCTTCAAATTTTTAGAAGATTTTATTAAAGTATTGAAACCAATATCTACAATTAAAGAAGCACGCGAAATATGGAAAGAACAAACTACTAAAAAAGGCGAAAAATTTTGGTTTGAACGTATATCAGGCAAAATACAAAAAGAAAAACCTCTAGATGTTTTGAAAAAAAATGCCGGATGTAATATTCGCGTCGAATGCAAAGAATTCTTATCAGATATTAGCATATTCGATTCATGTTCAACAATTATGTCGAAAATAAAAGATAATGTATATGAATACAATACAGATGGACTTATTTTCACACCAGCATATAGTCCTGTTGGCAGTATTGCAGCGCGTATTCCAGGTTTATTACATAAATATACATGGGATGAATCTTTCAAATGGAAACCGGCAGAATTCAATACAATTGATTTCTTAGTTGAAGTATACAAAGAAAATGGTAAGGACAAAATCAAGCATATATTTCAAGAAGGAACAAATGTAGGTGATAAACAAACTATTATTGAATATAAAACATTAATATTACGCTGCGGAGTTGATACTAAAAAACACATGTTTGAAAATGCATTCAATGATATTATTCATGAACGTATTCCATCACCGGGCGATATTGATAATGAATCGACATATGAAGCAAGACCATTTGAACCAACAGATCCTTATGATCCATTTGCATGTATTTGCAATATTATTGTGAAAAATAGTGGAGACGATGAACGTAATTGGGTAATGACAACTGAAAATGATGAATATTTTGAGGAAAATACAATCGTAGAATTTCGTTATGAAAAAGACGCAGAGCCCGGATGGAATTGGCGACCAATACGCGTTCGTCACGACAAAACACAGAAATTATTACAAGGTCAAAAAGAATACGGTAATGCGTACCATGTTGCTAACAGTAATTGGTATTCTATTCATCATCCAGTTACAAAAGAAATGATTACAAGTGGACAGAATTTACCCGAAATAGAGTCAAATAATGAAGATATTTATTATATGGGTGCATTGGAAGATAGTCGCACTTCAGCAATGCGCAATTTTCATAATTTATATGTAAAAAAGAAATTGATATTGGGAGTCGCAAATCCAGAAAATACATTAATAGATTATGCTGTTGGCAAGGGTGGGGATTTGGCAAAATGGCGTCAAGGTAGATTGTCAATGGTGTTAGGAATAGATTTGTCGCGTGATAATATTTCAGGTGCAACAGATAATGCATGTGTTCGTTATTTGAAAGATTGTCAGAAATATGAAAATGTGCCTTACTGTTTGTTTTTGAGAGGCGATAGTAGTCAAAATATACGCGAATTAGAAGCATTTCCAGGAGATAAAACTAGTAAAGAGCGAATGATTGCATCAGCCATTTTTGGGAAAGGACCGAAAGATTCGACATTATTAGGGAAAGGTATATATAATCGATATGGAATAGGCGAACAAGGATTCAATATAAGTTCTTGTCAATTTGCTCTTCATTATTTCTTTGAAAATCCTAATAAATTACACGGATTTATACGCAATGTTGCGGAATGTACACGAGTTCAAGGTTATTTTATAACAACTGGTTATGATGGCGAAAAAGTATTCAAATTATTGAGAAAAAAGAAGGAGGATGAAGGAGTCGCATTCTTTACACAAGATAGATACGGGAAAAAAAAGATGATTTGCGAAATAATAAAAAAATATAGTCAAGAAGGATTTTATGAAGATGAGACAAGTATTGGTTATAGAATTCATGTTTATCAAGAAACAATACAAAAAACATCTATAGAATATTTGGTGAGTTTCAAGTATTTTGTTCGTATTATGGAAAATTACGGATTTGAATTAGTAAAAGACGAAGAAGCAATGCAAATGGGATTACCGCATGCATCAGGATTATTCGAAGAATTATTCACGTCTATGAAAACAGAAATAGATAAAGATGCAAAAAGACAATTTGATTATAAAAAAGCATTAAATATGTCTGACGTTGAAAAAGAAATATCGTTTTTGAACAGATATTGTGTATTTAGAAAAGTAGCATCTGTTAGTAAAGAAACAATGGATAAATTTGCAAAACAAGCCTCCGCAATGTATGCAAATGAATCAGATAATGAAGTTAATCCAGAATTAGAAGCAATAGTAGATAAAGTATTGAATGAAAAATCAGCTTCAACAGGAAATGTGAAGAAATTGAAAGTTAGAATAATACTTAAATCTGTTTCGAATAAATCAAATCGTCCTACAGAATCTGTTGGTATTGTTGAGGAAAATGATGATTTATTTGATCTTAAATCTGTTGAAAGAGAACCTGATGAAATGGAATCTGAAGCAAGAGAACCTCAAGAATCTCAAGAAAAAGAAGTAAAACCAGAATTAGAAGAAAATCCAAAACAAATAGTCGTAATTGGTAAAAAAAGATTTATTCCAAAAAAATAGATAATACACCTTTTAAAAGCCGATTTAATCGGTAAAAAGTAAAAAGGTGTAAAAATATATAAACCTTTTAACATTGAAATAATATAGTCACTTCTTTCAGACAATTTATATTATGACATATTATTTATTACCTAGATCAAATATAAATTTATATAAAAATATATCTTATTTACCAACAGATGAATCTCCGCCTATTTTTATTTCTAATTCTCTTGCTAACTATTTGTATATAATAAAAGAGAACATAGACAATAAAGAACAACAATGGGATATTTATAAAAAATATACAAATCCATTTGAATATATACATTCAATAGTTCCATTCCGTAAAAAATGCGTATCTAAACACAAACCACTTTCGCGTTCTTATTTTAAAATGGTAGAACTTTGTCAATTATTTTCATTAATAAATATTAATTTACCAGAGATAAATACATTTCATTTGGCAGAAGGTCCAGGCGGATTTATAGAAGCTATAGCACGTAAAAGAACGTCTATTAAAGGCAAAACCGTAGATAAATATTATGGAATGACTCTGTTAGACAATAAAGAAGATGTTAATATTCCTTCTTGGAAAAAAAGCGCGGATTTTTTAAAAGAATTTGAGAATAATGTTATATTAGAAAATGGTATTGATGGAACAGGCAATATTTTGAGTTTAGAAAATTTTACATATGTATCTCGAAAGTATGGTTCGTCAATGGATATAGTAACTGCTGATGGTGGATTCGATTTTTCAATGGATTTTAACCAACAGGAAATTATGATAGGAAAACTTCTTTTTTCGCAAATTGCATTTGCAGTATGTTTGCAAAAAAAAGGGGGTTCTTTCATTTTGAAAATTTTCGATTGTTTTATGCAACATACAGTGGATTTGTTAGAATTATTGGCTTCTTTTTACGAAAAAACATACATTGTAAAACCGCAAACAAGTCGATATGCAAATTCAGAGAAATATATTGTTTGTACTGGATTTTTATATAATAATTCTAATGATTTTTATTCATATTTTTATGAATGTTTTGAAAATATAGTTTCTATAAATGATAAAAATTGTTTGCGATTTTTGAAATCGCAGACAAATTATGTATTTTTGCAAAAATTAGAAGAATATAATGCGATTTTTGGACAAAAACAAATACAAAATATTCATTACACTTTCGCATTAATGGATAATAAAGGAAAATCAGAAAAAATAGATTCATTAATAAAAATAAATATTAAAAAATCGGTTGATTGGTGTATTAAACATGGTATTAATTACAATGTTTTTTCTGTAAATTCAAATATATTTATTACAATATAATATTTATAACATTCTGTACATGAATTTTTTATTACAACATAAACTACCATCATTTTTAATAACAGGCGTTGCAGTATTTTGAAATCCAAGTTTGTCTTTTAATGTATAAGGTTGTTCAGAAACACCATATGCCATTGCATTTGCTGTTGCAGTACCAAATCCAGATTTTGTTAAATATCCATTTCTAGTAACAGTATTTACCTTGACTCTGTCAGTATATGTGCTAGAATCAACTGGACCTTGAATACCGAAAATTATATTACTGGGTTTGAAATAAAGAGGTACATAATTAGGAAAAATATTAGGGCGAAATTGCGAATTAGTTGCACCTTTAAAATAATTACCTGCATAAAATCCGATTATTAATCCAAATAAATTATAATTTAATATAACAAATGCAGTAGTTCCATAGTCGAATAATTCCAAATCTGTACCATCACCTGTTGATGACAATGGATCATACCAATCTGTATTAGCAGGAGTATAAGTACCATCTGGATATATTTCTTTTGTTGCAGGATTTGCTTCTAATATAACAGAATTATTGAAATTATTATAATTTATTGATAATAAAAATACTTTAGCACCAGTTGAATTTGTGAAATAATGACCATTTCTTACCATAACAGTTTTGAATAAATTATTCAATGAATCAATGTCATATTTACCATCTGGAATATCAACATAATTTGTAGTTTGATCTACCCAATAATATGCAAATTTATTATTGTTATTAGAAGCATCAATTAAAGGTTGATAACAATGACTTAATCCGTTAGGTGAATATACATTGGATTTTGCATTTCCAGTACCAGGTTGAACACCAGAATTACCCTCTCTAAAATATACATATGCATTTTGTTTTATAGTACGATTTCTTGAAACTAAATATTCGTTTGTACTAGTAAAATATGTTTTATCATTATTGTAATTGGGTTTAAATTGTTTAGTTATCATACCTGCACTTCTTACACGTCTTTTTGCGTTAATATCAGGTGATAAGAAACAATTGGATGTGTAAGCACATTGTTCCGGATTTTCACTTGTTATTGTTGTTGCATTTACTACAGACGGAGGCTTATTATTTAAAATATTTACTAAACCTGTATTTGTTTGAATATTACTATTGACTATAGAACCACCTGGTTGTTCAAATGCTGCTATTCTCGAAGATCTACGAGAACAGGATGGATTTTGTATACTTGCAATTTCTTTGCGATATATTTGTAAAGGCATTGCTTTTCTTATTTGATAAATACTTTGACTTGGATCAGGGTTCAATGTTTTTTTATTTTTGACATAAACACTTGTGATTTGTTCTAATGTTTTTCCTTTCCATGAAAAATAAGGTATTTCGTTCATATTTAATCTTGCAACTGCCGCCATTTTATATATATAACATAATAAAGATATTATAATAAATAAAACATAATGGCAGGTTTCAATAATTCTTCCGTTAAACTTATTAGTTATACACAATCTCCTGTTGGAGAACCAGAACAATCTTTACAAGACTTAGTTGCATATTGTGCACGTGTATCTAATCCTGCAAATCAAATGAATAAAGAAACAAATGAACGTTTGATTTCTTATTTGATTAAAAATCAGCATTGGTCACCTCTTGAAATGGTAAATATATGTCTAGAAATAGAAACGACACGTGATATTGCAAGGCAAATTTTGAGACATAGATCATTTTCTTTTCAGGAATTTTCGCAGCGTTATGCAGTTGTTAATTTGGAATTTGAAACAAGAGAAGCTAGATTGCAGGATAATGCTAACAGGCAAAATAGTATTGAAACTGATGATTTGGAGTTAAATATTGATTGGCAATTAAAACAGATGGAAATAGGTGAAAAAGTTTCGGAAATTTATAATTGGGCGATTGAACATGGTATTGCAAAAGAACAGGCGCGTGCAGTTTTGCCTGAAGGAATGACGAAATCTCGAATGTATGTGAATGGAACACTTAGATCATGGGTGCATTATATACAATTGAGATGTGGTAATGGTACACAAAAAGAACATCGTGAAATTGCTATTAATTGTGCGCGTGAAATTGCGAAAATATTTCCGATGATTAATGAATTTATTTAGTTGAATTTATATAGTTGAATTTATATAGTTGAATTTATATATATAAATATATATATGAGTTTAAAAAAAAAAATAAAACTTTCTAAATTACATGACCTTCCTGAATTACAGAACATTTCTGAATTACAGGAATTATTGAAATCATCAAAAGAATTACCTGAACCATTACAAAATTTACTTGAAATACTTGAAATTTTAGAAAAGAAAGATTGTAAAGAAATATTAGCGTATATGAAAAATCTTCAAGATTTTCAATTATATAAATTAAACAAAATATTTTTAAATATTATTGGTCAACAAAATATTATTGATTTTTTTATAGAAAAACAAGAATATTTTGTTAATATTATAGATGATATAATAAAAGATATTATAAATAAAAAAACTGATTCAAAAGATATTAAATCAATAATTTTCGATAAAACAATAAATTTAATAGAATGTGATAATAATAGTAATAGTAATAGTAAATTAATAAAAGGTGGAAATGGATTCAAAAGTTTTATGAAAGGTATAGCAAAATTACTTGGGAGAAGAAGAGGAGCTCAAGTAGTTGAAAATGATGATGCGGATGATGCGGATGATACTGATGATGATGCTGCTAAAATATGTAATATATGTTTTGATACTGGTAAATTAATTAAATTACATAAACCGATAAACGGACAAGATCCAGAATATTTTCATCTTGATTGTTTAAAAGGATGGTACACTCTACCTACGTCACAAAATGATGAAAATAGAGAAAATAATTGTATACGTTGCATTTCTTGTAGACGAGGTATTACTGAAAATGATTTATTAATACCTAGTAAATCACTTATAGGTAATAATAAATGGTGTATTGAAGCACTAAGACCACCACAAACATATTTAGAAAGGGTACAAACAGAACAAATTGAATTAAATGAAAGAGCAAAAAGTGCAATAGATTTTTTATCTAGACCAAGTAGTTTAAAAGATTATTTTTCTAGGCTGAAAGCGAAGCAAGATTTGAAAAATGCAGAAAAAATTATAAAAAGAAACGAAAGATATTTATTAATAGTAGCAGCACGAGAAGCAAAAGCAGAACGAAAAGCAGAAGCAGAATTGTTGACAGAACAAGAACGAATAAGAAGAATATTACTATATGAAGAAAGAGCAGAAAGAGATCGTCTTGATTTCGAGCTCTTAGCAGCAGCAGATGAACAACAAGAACGCAGGGGTCAAGCTATGATGAGTTTTGGTTTATTTATTTTTGTTATTTTTGCATCTATTAGAAAATTAACATCATTTGATTCATTAAGTGAAAAAGAAAAAATTGAATTAACAACAGATTTATTTATAAGTTTATCATTTGTTATAGGTCTTAATTTAATATTTTTATATAGACTTAGAGGTGGAGGAAGTAAAAAATATAATAAAAAAAGTAAAAAAAGTAAAAAAAGTAAAAAAAGTAAAAAAAATAAAAAAAATAAAAAAAATAAAAAATATTCAAATGTTTAAACAAAATATTCTACAATTTTGTAAGTAATACCTATTTTTGTATTATTTTCCCATATACCTGATATTTTAAGAAAAAATTTTCCATATTTTTCATTCAAATTTTTATTATTTCTATAAAATTTAAAATTTTTATTGAAAATTTGATTTTTAAGTATGTATTCACATGTTTTATTAATACCATTATATTTCAAATAATAATTCAAAATATTTTCTTCAATCTCTATTATTTTTTTAATAATTTCTGTATTTTCATAAATATCAAAATACATTATATATTTAATATTATTATATTGATTATTTGTATTTAATTCTTGAATATTAATTGGTACTATTTCGAAATCTATAAAAATATTATTAATTATAATAAATGAATTTGAATAAAATATTTTTGTAAAATTACCGTCCATTATCATATTATGTTTAGATTCTAAAAAATGCACATTATCTAAATTATAATTATCTATACTTAATAAAAAATTCATTTATTTTCTAATAAAAAATACATGAATTGCTTTATATTTTTTATATATTTTTCTTATTCATACATAATAAAGAAATAAATTATATACAATTATATGTATAATTTATCTGTTTGCGCTGTTTTCAAAAATGAATCACATATATTGGAAGAATGGTTGAATCATTATATTTTTCATGGAGTAGAACATTTTTATCTTGTAAATGATAATAGTGATGACAATTTTGAAGAAATAATAAATAAATATGCGAATTATATTACTTTATTTGATAATGATATTTCAACAATTGAAGTTGGTAGACAAATTCTGATTTATGAAAAATATTTTCGCGCAATTTTGAATGAATCAAAATGGCTAGCAATATTAGACTTAGACGAATTTTTATATAGCACTAGAGAAATAAATTTATTGAAAGTTGTAGAAAATTACAATAAATTTTCACAAATCACTGTGAATTTTTTGCATTTTGGAAGTAATGGACATATTTCTCAACCAGATTCTGTTGTTGGCAGTTTTTTGAAACGCGCACATATTTTTGATTCAAGAGCATATTTTTCTTACAAATCTATTATAAAAGGCGAAAGTCTTATTTCATTCGAAATTCATTTTCATAACGTTATCGGAGAAGAAATATATTTGAAATACGAAGAAAACGATGTACCCGATTTAATTATTAATCATTATTGTATTCAATCCGAAGATTTTTTTATGAAAATTAAAGCAACTCGCGGTGATTGTGATAATTATGTCCAACATATAAATAGAGTACGCGATTTAGATTATTTTAAAGGATATGATATTAATGACATATATGATGACCGTCTTTACAACCAAAATAAATGCATAATTCACTTGCCAGTAGAACCGAAACCGCCTTCGCCACGATCTGTAATAGACAATTCAGATTCATCTACCAATTCCACTACAAATGGCGACAATGTGGGATGACAAATTTGCAGTAAACGTGTATATTTTTCAACAACAAAATTATAATCCGATAAATTACGAAAAGCTCCGATCAAATTACCGCGATATCCTGAATCAATAATTCCAACATGATTAGCTAAAACAAGCGGTGTCTTTGAAAGACTTGATCTGGGATACATATAATATGAAAGCGGTTTATTATTATCTTGTAATTGACATTTAACATCCATAGAAATCATTGTAACTTTAGAAGCGTTACTTTCTACAACAGATTCTGTTGGCACAAAAAGATCGAAACCTGCATTTGAAAAATTATTGGAAATAATTTCGTTATTATGTTTTATAATATGATTTTTATATAAATCTCTTAAATAATTATTATTAACAGTAATTTTCAAAACAGGGAATGACATTATACTATTAGAGAACCTATTTATTTATTTTGTTTTTCTATTGAATTAATAATATCTTTCTTTTTCTGATTCCATTGTTTCCACGATATTTCACGAACAGGACCTTTTAAAACCTCCTCCTCTTCTTCTGATTTGGCATATTGTTTATCCAGGTTCTCACTTCGCTTTAATGCAGAATCGACATATAATTCTTTCAATAATTTTCCAACAGCAACTGATCCTTCTTCTTGATTCACTTTACCGTCTTCAATCATTTTGAGAACCAACAAGAATTTATACATAATGTCTAAATTCAATTCGTCTTTGACAACTTTATTGAAAATATCAGTATAATGATAAAATAAAAAGGTCGCTTTATTTTGACATATTTCTAAGAAGTTAGAAGGCGCAACGCCATTTACATAATGCAATCTTTTCAAATCTTCGATTAATTGTACGTCTTCTCGTATTTTAATACTATGTTTTACTTTGCGTATTTGCTCTGTATTGTCTTCGAAATCTTCGCTTTCGCGAATAAGCTTTGTTAAATTCAAACTTTCTTCAGGACTAAGTTTAGACATAATACTATTAATATATAGTGTAAGTTCTCTTTTTTATTTGTATTTTATCGCAAATAAAAAAATACAAAAAAATATATATGTTCGAAGATATAAATATCTGCGATTCAATTATATTTGTGGTTTCAATATTAATAGTAGCTTTTGTCTTTACATCAACACGAGAAACTGAAAAACATGTAAGATTTGCAGATAATGATATATTTACCATGTTAGAAGAAACCAAAAAATCTATTATCAAATTTGTAAAAAACATGTTTTTCAAAACACATATTGAAAATGGTATATTAAAAACTACTAAGTATACATCAGATAGTTCATATTCGGAATTTTTTGAAACAAAAGATTAAAAATAAGGTTCTCTAATATTATAAGTTAAAATGGAGACTGTTGGCACATTCCTAATATTCACAATGATAATTTTTGCATTTATTTATTTTAATTTTTCACAAATATATGATTATTTAGAAAAATATATTTTAGAAGATGAAAATGTTAATATTATAAAAATGAAAATGGTTAATATTGATAAAACAGAGAAAGAAAAAATGAAAAAAGAGAACCCGACATTTTTCGATAAATTATTTGATAAAATAAATGAATATATTTATAATATTATAAATTTTCCAAATACGTTTTTTAGTAATATTTATGAATATTTTATGGGTAAATTATTATTACTTAATTTATACACAGTTTAATCTTTCAAATACGCCGATCCTTGCAGTCGACATTTAGAATGTAAAAAGGTGTAAAAAGTATATAACATCCATAATAATTAACCATTTAGCGAATATAATCTTTAATATCTATATATAATAAATATGAAAGGAGACACTATTACTATTATTGTATTATTTGCAGCAATTATTGGAATTTCTTTATGGATTTTGCATACATCTTCTGTAAAATCATATTCGCCATATATGCCAACAAAATATGCGGCATATGAAGGATACCAAAATTTAGAATATTCTGACGCTACTACAAATAAATCAATGGACAATGACACTCATACAAATAACGACTCGAGCAAAAAATGCATTAATTTGACTGGATGGAATGGATACGGTGTATTTTGCACACCTAATGGAGGTTTAGATCAAATAGATATTTATTCTCAAGCGAAAGGAGACGTATCATGTAAAAAATCTTCCGGATATCATAATTCGAAAGGCGGACTTTGTTTAGATGAAAAAATGCTTGGATTACTACAGACACGTGGCGCCAATGCTACCGGTGGATATAGCCAAATTGGTGGCGGTTCAGCTTAAAAATAATATATTTTACTGTTAGCAATAGAGTAAAATATATATGAATATATAATAAATGATAACAAGCAATTTGTTGATTACAATATGTATTGTAATTTTATTCAGTTTATATTTTTATTTTGAATATGATATAGAAAGCGATTTCAAAGAAAAATTCGATGATGCAAAAGCATCATTTTTTGATAAAATAGATCAAATTTATTACATAAATTTAGAACATCGCGAAGATAGAAAAGACGAATTTTTGTCGAATTTTTCTTCAATAGATGAAAACAGAATATTTCGTATAAATGCGTCATATGAAAAAAGCAATGGTGCATTGGGATGTTTGAAGTCTCATATTAATGCATTAGAAACAGCTTTAGAAAATAATAAATCGTCTGGTAAAGAAGAGAACATACTTGTTTGTGAAGACGATTTTTATATAAAAGATATTTTTTATTGTAATCGTATTATGGATTATGCGTTTAAAACTTTGCCACATTGGGATGTAATTATGTTAGCACATAATACACATGATTCAGTAGATACAGAATACAAAACTGATAAAGGTGAAAAAATAATAAAAATAAAACACTCTGCCACTGGATCAGGATATCTTATGAAAAAATCATATATAAAACGATTATTAGAAATATTTAAGAGCGATCATGAGAAATTTTTGAAGTCGAATGAATGGAAATCTGATTATTGTAATGATGTTTCATGGGTACCTTTGCAACAAAAGGATGAATGGTTTGCATTTGTGCCAACAATTGCTGTTCAAAGGAAATCTTTTAGTGATATACAAGGTGGAGTGGTTGATTATGGTGTATAATTTGAGGTATTATAATCAACACTAATTTGGTGTATAATTTGAGGTATTATAATCATCACCAATTTCAGTTTGAGTTACTATATTTGCTGGTGGAATATATTTATTATTGAAATATTTAATATTATTAGTAAATTTATTTAAAATTCCTAATAAACCATTATATATAATATAATTATCTGGATCAGATAAAGGATTGTATGAATTATCTCCGGGATGTTTATTAATTATATCATCCTTCAAAGAATTAATACTTTTATTTAAAGTATAAGATGAATAATATAACTCATTTAATGCTTTATAATCATACATATTTTGTATCATATTTGGAAAAATAACAGATAGTTTATTAAATGGCTGTGTATGTATATTATTTAATAAATGAGAAAAATTAGATATTAAAATTATTGCATTTGAATTTACTTGTATTTCATTGTTAGGATTTATAGAAATAGAATCAATATTTTGTTTTCCAGTGAAACATATAGAATACATTCCGCTAATAAAATTAATAAAATCTCCTTCTGAAGTAATAGATGTTATTTGATTTAATTTTTGCGGATATTCAACTTTAGTTATATCTTGTTTAGGAGGTGCAATATCTAATCCTTCTTTTATAATAAGAGATTTTGTTATATTATTACTAAATTCATAATATCCATATAAAATTGTAAATATTAATATAATAATAAGTAAAATAACTATTGTTGTCATTATAATATAATATAATATTTATTAGAGATTTTATACAAATGAAATTTATATTCATTTGTATATTTACATAGTTGAAAAAATAAATTATTTATTATACATATTTTTTGTATAATTAATTTAAATTGGCTACTTGTTGAGTATTATTAAATCTATAAACAAGAGTAATAGATCCAGTTCCACCTTTTCCAACTAATCCTTGAGCAGTTGTATAAGTTCCATTAGTTTTTCCTGCTGGACCTCCGCCCCCTCCTCCGTAATTATCTTCACCTTTACCACCATCATTACTACTACTACTAATTCTAGTACCTGAATCGGCTAGTTTATTTCCTCCAGTACCAGGATCACCAAATGCGCTGTTTATTTCACTACCATTACCACCAGGTGAACCATAATAAAATTCTGTATAATTATTTTTTATACCTTTAGTACTTGTAGAATCTGTATTTGATAAAGATATATTAAGCCCAATTATATTAGTTGCTTTTGTATTATATTTATCAACACAGTCAAAAGTTATACTATTAGAATTTGATATACTTTTATTAATTTTTCCTACAGTTGTATCAGAAAATACTGATATATATTTTCCTCCTTTACCTCCTAAGTAACTATATTTTCCACTTTCACCATTACTAACAGCAAATAAATCATAAATATCTATATTTAAATTTGTTACAGGTGTAATTGTATAATTTGAACCAGAATTAAATTGTAAAATATAATAAATAGTATTATTTCTAGTTTTAGTAAATTCTAATACTGTTGGAGGTAATGAAGTTAATATTTTATAATTAGAATCTTTGAAAACAAAAGTATTTATAGCAGATATTTGTATAGGTTTTGTTGTAGTAGCAGATATTTGTACAGGTTTTGTTGTAGTAGCAGATATTTGTACAGGTTTTGTTGTAGTAGCAGATATTTGTACAGGTTTTGTTGTTCCATAGTTTATAGTTCCAGACATTGTTGCTCCAGACATTGTTGTTCCAGACATTGTTGTTCCAGGCATTGTTGCTCCAGGCATTGTTGTTCCAGAAGTTGTTGCTCCAGGCATTGTTGCTCCAGACATTGTTGCTCCAGGAATTGTTGCTCCAGACATTGTTGTTCCAGAAGTTGTTGCTCCAGAAGTTGTTGTTCCAGAAGTTGTTATTCCAGGCATTGTGGTTGCATAGTTTACACTTGCATAGTTTAATGTTCCAGGCATTGTGGTTGCATAGTTTACTATTTCAGATATTTCAGGTTCAGGTATTGCGTTGTCTGTATTTTTATTATCTCCTCCCAAATCTCCTAGTTCTATATTATTTTGTCCATCTTTGCTATTTTCTTGTTCAATTGTATTTTCATAATTATATTTATCTGTTGATGAACCAACAAAAATACACAATCTATTATAAAACTTAATATATGATTCTTCTAATGATTTTACAGCAATAGGATCTTTTAAAATATTAAGAATACTTTCGATAAATTTTTGTATTTCAACATTATTTTCTGTAGTAGGATTTGGTTGTTTACAATTTACATACTTTATTTTTTTTCCAGAAATATCTATAATATAATTGTAGGATTTCAAAAAATTCATTTGATCTGCAAAATTATATAATTGATGAAATATATTGTAATCATTCATTGTTTTAATTACATCATCATATTTTACAATTATTTCATTATATGGCATAATATACATTTCATATAATGCTGTTGGCACAAATGTATATACATACATAATTTCTAACAATTCAGTATAATCAGGCAATGATTTATAATCATTAAAAATAGTTTTATAATAAATTTGTTCAAAACTATGTGGCGTAAGAATATTTTTCAAATTATTTAAAAAATTCTTAAAATCACTTCCATTATTTATATTATATACTATTGAATTATTATTTGAATCAGTATAATAAAAACTACAATCTTTATTCAAAATTTTTGTAATATCAATATTTGTTATGTCACCAAGTAAATTATTATCATAATATGGCTGATACCAATTTGGATTAGAATTTTTAATATATTGTGTATATAAATTCTTGTTTGGATCATTTATATATAAAAGAGTCATGTAAAGATAAATAGATTGCATTTGATCGATTAATAAATTTTGATCGGGTTTATTTTGATATGAACCTGTATTATCTACAGTAACAATACCTTCTTTAATATTTGTCATTGATTTATATGAAAAAAATATTCCTATTCCTAATGATAATATAATTATAAAAATTAATAAAAAAATAGATATTAATTTATTTTTATTCATATATAGTCTGTTAGCATTTTTTTTGAATATTATTTACACAATATTCAAAATTATATTTCTACTCTAAATTCCAATATCATATTCATCATTACATACAGCAATATTTTCCCTCTGAATATTAGCTATATTATTTCGTATCATAATTGTACTCTTTGAGCATATATCTTTTGATGTTCCGCCCAATCCAAACATCTCATCTATACGTTCATTATCCGTCTTAATATCTACAATCGAATTCTTCAATTTAATCATCTCTTTCATATCAAGAACCACATTAAATGCGTTTGTTCCATAATAACCATACTGTCCACACATTACATTTGCAGAAACACCACGCATTTCATCGAAATTAGCATGTCTTGCCGCATCCAAGAATACTTCTGTATGCACTTCAAACGTAGCTTTTGCAATAGTACCAATATCATCTTCTAAAATTCCGCTTCTGAAAATTGGTACCATATTTTGTGTCAATGTCATTCTATCACATAGAAGCGATAAATGATGATAATTTATATAAACATTATCACTGAATTCCATGACTTCGTTGAATTCATTGAAAATAGTTTGTCTTGCTGCTTCAATACCCAGAACATTGAATATTTCTTGGATATCATTACCATATGTTCGCGAAGAATCAATGAAATCTTGCGCCAATATTTCTAGAAGATTAGATCCTGTTGTTTCTAAAACCCATATTTCTTTTGAAACATATTTGCCGTCTTCTTTGGTTAGAACACATGATTTTTCCTTTTCAAGACAATTTTTCATCTGTCTAGGCATAACATTATTAATTCCATTCACACCACGTAAGACAATATTGTTCAATAAAGAATCTTGGAAATTTTTCAAATGATAAATCTCATCGCTTTGATCCATTGTTTCTAATACGCCTCTCTTGCGTTTCTTGTCAAAGACTGAACTATTCATTCTAATACGAAATACCAAATTCTTGTCATTATAATCTGAAAACACAGTTGTTATATTTTCACCATGTGCTGCAGAAATAGCATAATGAATATCATCCATAGTAATATTTTTATCTAACATTTTCTCTGGATCCATTTCCATGCGTAAAATCCATTTGGATTTCTGTGTTTCGGTTTGTCCTTCTTCTATAGATGCTGCTTCTTGAATTAATTTCTCAAACTCATAAAATTGGTCAATAATTTCGCGGTCCTTTTCAATAAATGTAGAATTTTCACGTGGATCAAAACATATTTGAACAGATTGAACTACATCCAATAGTCTTGTATGCTCAATCATTTTTGCATATTGCTCAGCACGTTCTTTAATATCTTGGTCAGCTTCATTCAGCATAATTGTTAAATATGGGTTTTTAGGATTTCGTGTAAGACGTAGAATTTCCTCAATACGAGGCACACCACGAGTAACATTCGATTTGGTAGAAACACCTGCCAAGTGAAAAGTGTCACGTAGACATAGACCATTATAAATATCAAAATTTCTGGTATCTTCTACAGTTAAATCATATGCATAATTAGTGGTATTTTTGACTTCTTCAATTGAAATGATTTTGTCAAATAACATATCCTCGTATTTTTCTTCTCTTGCTAACATGACAATACTACCATTTACTGAGTTAGGAACGGTAAGATACTCTTTGTTGAATTCGTATCTGAATTTATGATTTAATATTTTCTTCAATTTATCTTGATTTTTTGATTTTGAAAATAATATTTGGGCAATCTTTTGTGCTTGTTTATTTTTCAAAATTAATTTATAGAATTTGCTAACAGAACCATTTTTCATTTTGTAATTTTTATTTTCAATGCTAGCAATAATTCCAATATTTTTCAACATTATTTGAATATGTGTAATTATTTCTAGACTATGAATTGGCATCGTTTCAATAGACATATTTTTAAATATTCCATTCATATCAAAATATGCATCTAAAAATCCGCTTATACAATCATTATTTGAAAATACAATTTGTTCAATAATTTTAATATTGATTGAATTTGCATTTGAATATCCAAACATATAATTTTTATCTGTTTGCAGATAATCAAGCGCTTTCTTAGATACAGGCAAATAATCACCTATTTTTAGTTTCTTACCTTCAACTCCAATAATTTTACCATCTACTAATTGTAAGAATGATTTTGCCTTTGTTGCAATAACTTCGCGATTTCCTTGAGTAATAATCTTCAACATTGTATCTGTTCCGTCTTCATTTACAACAGGATGTTGTGTAACTGCTTCAATTCTTCTCCAAACAGTATGTCCATCTTCTGTCGCACAAGGAACTTCAAAATATTCGTCCATTTCAGCATAAGTCGTATCTTTATCTTTCATATAATCTATTTTTTGCGATTTTTCAATATTTTGTTTGATAAAATCACCTATTTCAATCTTTTTAATTTCACCCAATTTATTACGAACCAAAATAGGTGTTTCATATACAACTGAATTGAGGGTCAGCTGTGTAGTCGGTTCACCAATAGATTGACCCGCTATAACACCTACCATTTCGCCAGGATGAACAATCGCCTGTTTATATCTTAGCAAAATCGTCGATAAAAGATATTCAAGCCCTTTTTTGTGGAATCTCTTTTTCACCAATAATTCTTTCGGTGAAAGATAGAAGAAATACAAAAGTTTGAATAATTCTGTTGGTTTAGCGTAATTCAATTTCTCCAATTTTGAATATGTTAGTTCGATTAGTTCAAATGCTTCCATTGGTGTAATATCGACAGAAGAATGATGACTGAATCCAAGTTGACCTTGTATATTCGCAATAATATTTTGAAATGCAACTGGGACTTTGACTGTATTATCATTTTTACGAAGAAATACACGATCAACGACTTTATCTCGATAATCCAACATCATATCAATATACTGTCGGCACTTTGAGCTAGTTTCTTTTCTTTGTTTGTTTAATCTAGTTATAGTAGGTTGTGTATATATTGCTAACAGATCATTTCGCTCATCGTTAATACCTGCAATATCGAAATGCATATAAATATCTTCAACTGACATTTCCACTAATTTGACAGATTGATTTTCTGCACGTGTAGAATCAAAGCCATCATCGCCATATGCAAATTGCACAATTTTTCGTCTATTATTTCGAATAGTTCCATCATATTCTGCTTTCAAATCTTCCAGACCTTTGATAAGTCTACGTTGAATATAACCTGTTTGCGATGTTTTTACTGCAGTATCAATTAGACCAATGCGACCACCCATAGCATGAAAGAACAGTTCCGGTGCAGTAAGACCAGAAATATATGAATTCTCAATGAATCCACGTGCTTCTGGTGAATCGTCGAATTTGAAGTAATGCGGCAAAGTACGACTTTCAAATCCATATGGAATACGTTTACCATCAACATTCTGTTGTCCCAAACAAGAAATCATTTGCGAAATATTTACAAGTGAACCTTTTGAACCAGAATTAACAATTTTCAAAAATCTGTTTTCTTTACCGAGACTACTATGACCAATTTTACCAGTTTGATCTCTTGCTTTATTCAAAATATTATTTACAGACATTTCGAATTCATCCATATTTGAACTAGAAGTATTATTTTCAAATATACCAAGATGCACTTTTTCAATTACTGATTGAACTTCCAGTTTTTGTGCAGTAATTGCATTTGCAATTTTTTCTTGTGTCTCTTTATTTGAAATTAAATCGCTGACTCCGACACTGAATGAACTGGATTTCATATATTCTGTTACCACATTTTGCAAATTATCAATGAAATTGGATGCTGCCATATTTCCGTAATCATTGAATGCACGATGAATAATACCTTTTGTAGAAGATGCTAACACAGATTTCTCTAATTGTCCGCGCATATATTCACCATTCCTGAGTTCAAACACATTATTGGATGTTTTGTCATCTTCGTCGTCTTTGAATAATTTATTCTTGTATTTGAGAGTTACATGTGGCATGATTTGTGATAAAACCTCGAAATTAGTGATTTTTTCTTTACCTTTAAATAAATCTACATCTACATTTGGATACATCATTAGTAAATTCATTGCATCTTTTGGTGTGAATTCAATTATATCACGCGTGAATTGGAAAGATCCTAACATGGAATCTTGATAAATACCTATAATTGGACTATTACTAGACGGACTTACAATTTGCCACGGGATTGCGGCCAAATGTTTGAGTTCAGTCTCTGCGCAAACATTCTGCGGCATATGCATATTCATTTCGTCGCCATCAAACGGTGGCTCCCCTAAGTTTCCAAAGGGGCCGGACTGTATCTTAAGCAAACTCAGGATGGCTAATCCTTCATTATTCACCAACACCCGTTCAGTCTCTGAATGCCTTCCATAGTCTGCCAAACGACATTAGGAAGTAACACTGCTGATTGCCCAATCCTTCACAATATTACCATTGGGTTCGGCGATTAACCGAGTTCCTCACAAATGTTTCCAATTGTGAGTGGTAGTGAAGGCTCTAAGGGTGTTCCAGCAACAAGGTGTTTTGCACCAGGTACCATATTGGTTTCCTGGAACTAGGAGGTATCACGCTTTTCACGCCTCCTGTTGCCAACCTTGATGGCGCGATGGCCGATCGGCATTGTACGGTTTAGTACATGCTATGTTCAAGCGAAATGTGTCGCCAACTTTCATGATTTTAGCAATGTGACACATCATAGACATTCTATGCAAAGACGGTTGTCTATTAAACAATACTGCATCACCGTCCATCATATGTCTATGCACAATATCACCATTTTCCAGAATAATAGATGCTCTATCCACATTTCTCAACGAAATATTCATTCCATTACGTCTTTCCAATATTTTGGCACCTGGATGAACGTCTGGTCCATTTTGCACTAATTGCATAAGGAAATCGCGATTTCGATCATTTACTACAATAGGTTTCGTAATATTCTTAGCAATTTTCATAGGAACACCGAGCTGTTTAATTGATATGTTCGGATCACCAGTAATGACAGATCTCGCAGAAAAATCCACACGTTTTCCCATCAAGTTACCGCGAATACGCCCGTTCTTTGAATTGAGTCTACCCATAATACACTGAAGGGGTCTTCCTGAACGATGAGCCATTGGTGCACTGCCTTTCACTTTATTATTTGCAATCATTGCAACATAATATTGTAGCAACATTGTTAGTCCGTCAATAACAGATGCATTCGCATTATTCTGTATTTTATCCATAAGATCCGTATTCGTCTTGATAATATTGTTGTAAATCTGAGTTAAATCGTCCTCTGAACGTTGTTGTGCGTCATGTTTCACAGAAGGTCTAACAGAAGGTGGTGCAACTGGCAAAACTTTGCAAATCATCCATTCGGGACGTGACCAAAGAGGACTAAATCCCAAAAATGTAATATCTTCATCGCTCATTCTGCGAAAAATCTTAGTTACAATTTCGGGTGTTAACCTTATAGTAACTTTTTCCTTTTTACTTTCTTCGTCATCATCCTTTTTAATATTATCCCAAATCGCAAATATTTTGTCGAAACCTTCTAACTTAATTTGATCCGGCTGTTTGCACCCACAACCATCTTCTGTAGATTCTCCACATCTGCGACTACGCATTTTCTTTGCAAACAGTTGGTCAATATAACTCCATCTTTTTTCACTAGGTCTATTAATAATATGCTTATGTTGATTTTTATTAATAAGTAATTTACTGCATTTGAAACATACACAACGCAATATTTTAATAATTTCTTTTATGTGTTGCATAAAGAATACAGGTCTGGCTAATTCAATATGACCGAAATAACCTGGTGTATCAATATAAGTATGACCATCTGTAGGACAAATAAGACCTGGTTCTAAAACGCCCATTCGTGGATCAAAGAGACCACCAATATCTGGTTTATTGTTTGTGTATGTATTTCTACTGGTAATTTCAACCACAGAATTTTTCCTTATTTCTTCAGGAGATAACATACTAAACTGAATACCAATAATACGGGATGGCTGTTCTTGAAAAGAACCTGGTTTTGTGTTTTGAGATGACATTATGCGAAACCTATAATATATATAAACAATATTTTATATTGTTTCCTTGTCAATTTTTTATATAAAAATTGACTCACTTTTTTTCTTGCTATTAAATAATATAAATCCACAACAACAACGTAAATCAAACAACATGTCACTCAATGCCGAACTCATCATTGCCTGCTTCCAACAGCAATCAGACAAGATCTCTTCCTTGATAGAGAATCAAGAAAAACAGGATAAGCAGAATGCGGAATTCAAGGAAATCATTGCGAAACAGGCGGAGGAAATCGCGGAACTAAAGAAGAAATTGAAGAGCGATAGCGAAGTTTATTCATGGGATTTCTCATATTTGGATGGAATGAACAGGAGCGTTTCTCAAGATATTGCGCAATTGAAGAAAACACAAGAAAAACAAGAAAAAAAAATGAAAAAACAGGAGCGCAAGATTGAGGATCAAAATCAAGTGATTTATCAGTTACTGGGTGGACTATTTGACCAGAGAACCCAAGCTGGTATTTTGGATATGCATTTGTCGTCGCTTAATGGAGAATGTACAAATGAAAATGTATATATAAGAGATACTAGCATATGGAGACACTATCCTACTACAAGACAAGGTGATGAATCAGAAAGGCGTATTGATGTGATTTTACAACAACGTGATGAATCAGAAAGGCGCATTGATGTTATTTTACAACAACGTGATGAATCAGAAAGGCGCATTGATGTTATTGAGAAAACTCTCATGAACATTGGGCGCATAATCAGTGAAGAACCAGAACCAGAACTATGGTACGAAGAAGAAGCACAAACAGAAGAAGACCTTCTTGTACAACACATGAAGAAAATAAAAGAAGAGAATTACTTTGGACATTTTCAAAATCTAGAGAGAGAACTTGAGGAAAAGAAGAAGGTAATTGAAGAACTTACAGAAAAACTTGAAATGATGAAAGAAGAAACTGCGATTTCAGAATCTAGTACTATCACTACAATTAGTGTTAAACGTATGAGAAACACTTTTGATTTGTGTGGAAATGAATAAATATATTAATTTTGGTTTGTATTATTTATTTGTATGTGTGAATTAAAGAAAAAATAAAAAAAGGAAAATAAAAAAAGGAAAATAAAAAAAGGAAAATAAAAAAAAGAAAATAAAAAAAAGAAAATCACATGTGTGATTTTTTTTATTACACCTTTTTACATTTCAAACACCGACTTTTTTATAATAAAATTGAAATAAATATATAAAAATATAATCTATAATATATTATGACTATCGGTTTTATTTACAAAATAGTATTTCCCAATGGAAAACATTATATTGGTCTAACGACTACTTCATTAAACCAACGACGAAAACAACACAAAATATGTGCAAAAAATGATCATACAAAATGTGTGTATAATGCGTTAAGAAAATATGATATGGTGGATACTTTTGAACTTATAGAAATAGATACAGCAGATACGTTAGAAGAATTATGTGAAAAGGAAATTGGATATATTATAGAGTATAATTCATATTATATAGATAATAATGGATATAATATGACGCGCGGTGGTGAAGGAGTTATTGGTTATGTTTTTACAGATGAAGATAAACAAAAAATGAGTGAAGCACAAAAAAAATATTTTGAAAATCCATCAGCAAGAGAACGACAAAGTGAATCACAAAAAAAACGCTTTGAAAATTCAGAAGAAAGAAAGAAAAGTAGTGAAGCAACAAAAAATTATTTTGACAAAAACCCAGACGCAAGAGAAAGAGTCAGTATAAAATCAAAAAATTTTTTTGAACAACATCCAGAAGCCGGAAAAGAACATAGTGAAAGAATGAAAAAATTTTCAGAAGAACATCCAGAACAAGGAAAAGAACATAGTGAAAGAATGAAAAAACATTTTGAAAATCCAGAAGAAAGAGAAAAAGTTAGTGAAAGAATGAAAAAAAGTTGGGAAAAACCAGGTGCAAGAGAAAAAATGTCTACAGCACGTGGACATAACAAACCGTTTGATGTATTTAAAACAGATGGAACCTTTATAAAAACATTTACTTATCAATTTGAGGCACAAAAATATTTACAAAAAGAATATGATATTACATCAAGAATTAAAATAAGCGAAGTGTTATCAAAAAAGAGAAATAATTCAGCAGGATTTATATTTGAATATAAGAAAAATTCTGGTATTTAAAATGATAAAAACGTGTAAATGTCGGAATTTGAAATGTAAAAAGGTGTAAAAATTATTTTTGATTATTTATTTGGAAAATTTCATAAAATAATAATGATAAATATCTTGTTCAACCTCCACTTGATTTTCAAATATTTTAATACCATTGCCAACAGAATAAACTCCGAAATGCCCCATCTCTCTTGTTTGTATTAAATAGTTTGCAGAATGGTCTAATACAACATCGTCAATTAATATTTTATCTTGTAAGCACGAATCCAAAATAGCCAATTTACAATTTTTAAATATAAATGAATCATTACAAAAATCAGGTTCAACTTTTATTGGATGATAAAGCTCAGAATTATCTTCGTCTTTTATTAATACAAAACTATAATCATCTTCTGTCATTTTTACTTAACTTGTGTATTTTTTTATATTTTTTTACATCTTATTATAAACGCCGAACCTTGCAGTCGGCATTTGAAATGTTAAAAGGTGTAAATGTTAAAAGGTGTAAAGGTTAAAAGGTGTAAGTAATAATTAAAGAGGCAAACATTAAAAAAATAAAAAATTGATAAAAATTATTTAAATATTTTATTTCATACATATCAGTATAAAATGAAACGCAACATGAAACAACTACTTAAGAAGGCAGAAGAATCTAGTGACAGTAGCAGCAGTGAGTCGAGTGATTCTGAAACAGAATATGAGACTGAATCTGAATCTGAAATTGAAACTAAATACAAGCACAAGAAGCACTGTAAGCATTACAAAGTGAAAAAGGGTAAATCCAAAAAGGAATCTTCCGAAAGTGATGAAGAAAGTGAATATGATTCAGAGTCAGAGTCAGAGTCTTCATCTGACGAAGATTTTGACGACGAAGAAGATTACGAAGAAAATGAAGAATTCAATCGTAAAGAATATCAAAAATTTATTTCAAAAATGTTTCCATCAAAATATTCGAAAAAACGTGCTGAAAAAGAAGACGAAGATGACAAAAAATCAAAGAAGAAAGTATCAAAAAAAGATAAGAAAATTAAAAAGAAATCTTCAAAAAAGGACAAAAAGAAATACAGAAAATCGTCGGATTCTGAATCCGAATCCGAATCCGAATCAGACTCTGAATCTGAAAATACATCGGAAACTACAGAGGACCAACAGATTAATATTATTCTTTCAATTGGCAATGAAGAAGAAGACGATTTCTTCGAAGAAGAAGATGAATCGGAAAAAGAAGAAGATTGTGATACTGATGACGAACAAATGTTTATGAAAGAGAACTATGAAAAAGTCGATGCACCTGTCGAAATAAAGACCACGAAAAAGGACAAGCAAAAGAAGAAGGATGAGAAGAAGAAGAATAAAGACAAAGAAAAAGAGATTGTCGAAAAACCTGTCGAATCTGAATACAAAGAACTATTGGAACTTAAAAAAGATTTGAGCAAGAAATTAGAATCCAAGCCTAATAATAAGATCTTGAAACGTGCAATTAAAGATTGCCGCGAATCTATTCATATGCTTATTAGTAGTGCGAGGAAGAAGAATGCACAAGAATATCGTGATCTGTTAGCAAGTGAAAATAAGAAGCCGAATGAAATGGACTATTTCCGCAAGAAATTGTCGAATGCTGAGCAATTACGTATTATGCAGGATCTCAAAGAAATCAATAAATATATTAATATTGATAAGCCATATAGATTGGCGCTTCTACAATCTACAATTCCCGCTAAATACAAGGCATTTGCAATGGAAAAACTGAATATGTTGAAAGGTATGGAGCCATGTGATAATGAATATTATAAAATCAAGACATGGGTAGATGGATTCATGCGTGTTCCATTTTGCAATTATACGAATCTGTCAGTAAGAATGTCGGATGGTCTTGATGTATGTCATGCATTTATGAAAAATGCGAAACGGGTTTTGGATGAATGCGTATATGGCTTAGATGACGCAAAACTTCAGATTCTGCAAATGCTTGGACAGTGGATTACTAATCCGGATGCTATGGGAACTGCTATTGCAATTAAAGGACCGCCTGGTACTGGAAAAACGACTTTAGTAAAGGAAGGAATTTCCAAGATATTGAATCGCGAGTTTGCATTCTTGCCTCTTGGCGGTGCAACTGACAGTTCATTTTTAGAAGGGCATTCATATACATATGAAGGCAGTAAATGGGGTCAAATTGTGCAGATATTGATTCAGAGCAAGTGTATGAATCCGGTGATTTACTTTGATGAGCTGGATAAGATAAGCGAAACACCGAAAGGCGATGAAATCACTGGTATTCTCACACATTTGACGGATACGACGCAGAATTCGCAGTTCCACGATAAGTATTTCTCTGAAATTGACTTTGATTTGAGTAAATGCTTGTTCATCTTCTCTTACAATGACGAATCGCGTGTGAATCCGATTTTGAAAGATCGTATGTACCGCATTGAGACGAAGGGGTATGAAGCCAAAGAGAAAATGGTGATTGCGAGACAGTATATGTTGCCCAAGATTCGCGAACAAGTGAATTTTGGACCGGATGACGTTGTAATTCCAGATGAGACTCTGAATTATATTATTACGAATAAGAAGTTGACTCAGGAAGAGTCGGGTGTGAGAAATATGAAGCGATGCTTGGAAATTATTCATACTAAGTTGAATTTGTTCCGTTTGATGAAAGCCGATGACAATATGCTTACAAAGGAAATTGGAATCAAGGTGGAATTCCCGTTTACAGTAACAAAGCAACATGTGGATCAGCTTATTAAAAATGAAGAGAAACAGTCGCAGAGTTTGCTTGCAATGTATATTTAATCTGTTAGCACTTGTTTTGATACTTAGATAAAAAAAATATTATAATATTTTTTTTACACTAATAATTTTTATTTTTTAACATTGTCATCTACTACATCTTTATTTCTTTTATATCTGTAATAAGCATAACCTAAAAATGATAATAAATAATATAGCGGAACTTGATTTAATAATTCAATTATTTTTATTTTGTCTAATTTTTTATTTGTAAACATTTTACTATCTATTATGTTCCATAATTTTACACCTTCACTATCATTTATTTTTTCTAAATTCATTTTATATCCTATAAATACAAGTAAATCGTTATTTATATATGACAAATATTCATCTTTTTCATACATAAATTCAGCAATTTCACTATAAAGTGTAAAAATATCTTCTATTGCTAATTTTCTTTCTATATTATCTTCGCAACATATATCTTTTTTTTTACAAAGATATTTATTAATTTTATTTTTTAATGTTTTATTATTACTAATAGAATATTTTTTACTTGGCATTTTTTACACTATAAAATATTATAATATTTTTTTTACATTAATACTCACTTCGCGCGATTTGCTTCTGTCAGTACTGTCTGTATGACTTGCGTATGTGAATTTTTATTCTTTAATTCTATTTTTTCTAACGCATACTGACCACAAGGACCACAATGGTCTTCATTTGACAAATCAACTTTATTATTCGTTTTCACATTACAATTTTCTATTTTCCATCTGCCAACAGGTTTGATTATTTCTTTTGGCAAAATCTTTCTTATAAAATTTATAATATTCTTCATAATAAATAACAATTATTTTATTTTTAAGTATATTACACCTTGTATTATGAATTTTCCGAAAAATATTTGTTTAATTTATCATAACTCTCTGGATTATTGATTTTACATAATTTATGGGTATCTTGTTCAAAACATCCGATAGATTTTGTGCAAATATATAAACATTCATCTATTTTTTTTACCCATTTTATGGCTTGTTCATTTATTATTTTGTTGTCATCTGTTTTTATATATTTCGGTTTTACGTATATTACTATATTATTCATTATGCATAATAAAGTATTTTCTTTATATTTATCGCTGAGTCAAGTACATATTCTTGCAACCACCTACAGGAATAATTCCTTTGTAACCGATTTCCTTGATATAATCAAACAATTCGGTGTTCTCGTAATTGGATTCAAACAAAATCGTCGGATAATTACTGCGTTTCAATGTTTCGGCAGCGCCTTTCAATACATAGAGCTCATTTTCTTCCACATCCATCTTGATAAATCCAATATCTGAAATTGCGAAATCGTCTAGTGTCTTCACTTCAATTGTTTCTTCACGCAAAATGCCAGATGTAGAATGAAGCGATGAACCGCCACCATCATTGCTCACTATTTTTAATGTCTGTTGGCCAACTTGTTCAAGAGAACCTAGACCATATTTATAACACGTGATATTGTCTTTTCCTGAAAGTGCAACGCCACCACACAACGAATAATAAGTCATTTTTTGAGGTTCAAAACTGTAAACATGTTTCGCATATGCCGACAGAGAAATTGAATATGTGCCTGAATGGGCACCTATATCAAGGAAAATCTTGTCTTTTTCGCAAAATTGTTTGCACCATTCAATGAGCTGGCATTCAAAGAGACCGTGTTCTGCGTAATAAGTGAGATTTATTTGCGGTAGTATATGGACTTCTTGGTTATTCAAATACACTATTTGATTCTTTTCATTGTCGTATGTTTTTGATTCGGGTGTTTTTGTCATAATAAAATATTTTGTGCTCATTAGAATATATTTCTGTAGGCAAGTTGTTTTTATATTAATAAAAAAAATAATACTTAATATTATTTTTATCTATCTACCTACTTATCTACCTATCTACCTACCTATCTACCTACCTAATCCAAATAGCACATCTTCTTGAAATCTTCCTCCGACATCCATCGCAGCATTCCGCGATATACGCTCGCGTAGTTGGAAATATTTCTGTCCATATCTATTCCCGTCATTCTTCGTTTTGGATAAGTAAACAGCGTTTTTTGTTGAGGAACTGTTATTTCTGGATAATCCGGATCGCCAACTTGAGCCCGTTTAAAACTAGGTAGTTTATATAGCGGATCTTTATCTAACAGAGATCTATCTAGAATAATTTCCTCCATTTGAATAATCAATTGCATTGCGACTTCACGAAGTTCTCTATCTCTGATAGAGAGCTGTTCCTTCAACAAAGCTATCTCTGATGTCTGTTCTTTCACCTGATTCTCGGCATATGTAACGTCAAACTGGAGACATTCAATGTCAAATTTAAGCGAATCAATGTATTTTTCTTGGGCGTCTTCGTCTTCTTTTTCAGATGATTCTTCTTCTACCGTTTGTTCGGTTTGTGCACACTTCTCATCATCATCATCATGATCCCACATCTTCTTCCTCTCAAAATTGACCAACTTCTCTATCTCCCATTCCGTAAGTTGAAGTGTACTTCCATCAATCCTGTTCAAAAATATTTCGCTGCGGGAAAACAAATGTAATTGATCTTCAGTAAATTCATATGCGTAAACGCAGCTCCTGAAATTCTGAACAATGTTTTTTCTCTCCATTATCATAGTTTCAATAACTACAGTAAACATAAATTTAATTCCTGTATCATTGAATGATTCACAGTAATCTTTCTCTAGCTCCGACGAAATTCCTTGTATTTTCATTGATGACATAATAGTTGATTTAATGAGTCGTGTTGGTATAAAGTGATTTTTATATCAACAAAAAAATATTTCAATTTTTTATTTTGTATGCAAATTTTCTTGTTTTATGCAATATATATCAAATCCATTTCGCATATTATTTATATTATTGTACCATTTATTAGTTAAATCATCATATCTATAGACATTATTTTTGGTATATATATTTACATATTCATCATATGCGCCATATGATCCAGAGTTTTCGCATTTAATTTCAAAACTAATAATATTATCAATGATATTCGTTTCATTATTTTCAAATTTAAATTCTAAATTATATGAAACATTTACATATATCATTTTTTTAATAAAAGGCGTTATTGAAGAAGAATTTATTAAATTATTATTAATACAAAATGCATACATATCATCCGAAATTAACGGTCTATTTGGAAAATTATATGTATTCATTGAATTATATATGTAAATCGTTTATATAATTTTGATTATTATTTTTCTATAAAAAATCACCTGATAAATAAGTTTCAAAATTAATTAAATTATCACTTTCATCTATTGAAGCATTACTATATACTTCTTGGAAATCAGGCATATCTTCAAATTTAATTCCAGGAGTAATCATCGAATATCCATGAATTTGTTTTGTTCCTCTTTTCGAATCTTTTTCTGTTGGTGCTCTTACAAAATAATATTCGCGTTTTTTAAAATTTCTATTTTCACCTAAACGAAGCCATGACACATTATTTATTAAATTTTTTATATTTTTCATAGAAGTAAATAATATAACTGGCAAATTAAAATTTTCGCATAAAATCCAATAATCAAGATTAGATAGTGGATATAAGCTCATAATACTTTGTTCTAATGTCGTCTCTTTTTTTGCAATTTTTTGCATAATATCATATTTACCTTGTAAGCTCAATAAATTCAATATTTTCTCTTCATATTTTGAATATTTGTTATATATTTCAATTAATTTTAATTTTATTTTTTCAATTGTTATTATTTTTCCGTCATTTACTTCTTTATATATTATCATAATCGGATAATATGTGCAATCTATTAATGGATTCAAAATAAGTTCTCTTGTTTTTTTTGGAAAATATTGTTTCCAAATATTACTTGCATTTCCAGTTACTGCTTTTATTTCTTTGACGCATTCTAATTTTATTTTATCTTCATATTCTTTATTTTGTTTTAATTCTGCTTCTTCTGAAACTTTGGGTGAAGCCTTTTTGAAAGCTGAATCTTTTTTGGCAGCCACTTCATCGCCTTCTTTTTCTTCTTCTATAGGCTCAAGATTTTCAATTATAATTTTGCCTTGATCAATTAATTTAACTTCATTAGAATATTTTTTCGTTTTGTAAGGATTTGCAAATTCATATGATATACGAGCATCTTTGATTTTCATAGCAGGATGCAAATCATTTTCAAAATAATCTGCCATCATATATTCCAACAAAATAATTTCATCAATATTTAATTGATATTCATCTGTTTTCGAAACATATGCGCGTTTATCAAAAATCGTACTTCTAATTCTTTTATATCTCAATAATTCGTCTGCCAATCTTGCAAAATAAACCCGACTATTCAGTTTACCACTTATTAAATTACGTTGAGGTAACCGTAATTTGCGAACATCGGATTTGAATATACAATATGGTTTTTTGTCAATTTCCCCAGAAAAACAATCACTTATTTCATTCAATGACATCAAAGTACTTTCATCGTATATTTGAAATTCCACATAATTGTCCATTATTTCATGTAATAATCCCTTCACTTTTTCCAATTGTTCATAATAATTTTTATATGTCAAGTTCTCTATTTCCTTCGTCAAATTTGTCTTTTCATTCATTGATTCATGCAATAAAATTCGCAATGTTGTACGAAATACTTGATAGAAATATTTTTCAAGTCTAATCATTTTCACAGTACGTTCTCTAACATTGTCCATTTTTCGCCCATTTGCTAAATTAATATCAGCCGCAATATAATTAATATCTTTCAATTCAATCAATCCGTCATCGATTATGTTCTCTTCTGGCGGATTTACCATTATAAATTGATTCGTTTCTGTTAGCATTCCCACAATAAGTTCATCTTCAATTATTTTTATTACTGGCTTACATAATAATTTTCCCTCTGTCAATTTCCTTAATTGTAAAAGTTCATCTCGAGTTACAATATATTTTTGCCATAGTGTTTCATCATCTATATATTTTATACTTTCAATATCGGGCATCATTGCGGATGGCGCGCATGGTAAATAAATATTATTACCTGTAGGTCTGTTTACTAAAAATGCCACAATTTTTCCTTGAAAATTGAGAACCTGTGCTAACAGATCAATATTGTATTTTGTGCATATTTCGCGTATTTCTTTTGCCGGTTTGTTTCTTTCAAATGTATATTCTCTTGGCATACTTTTCAATGGCGCGCACTTTTTCTGTGAGAAACTGCGGATTACTTGGAGAATATGTTGTATAGGTTTTATTTGTGTATTTGCAGGGAATGTGCGTATAATTTGTTTTTTGTCGTATAAATAAATTGGTTCAAAATATGCGATTTCTTCATTGGATTCGTTGTCGCGTTTTGTCAAAATAAGTGTGTTTTTTCTAGTGTCATATATTGAAGATGAATATGCTGATGTCGGACAAACAACGTCGACATGTTCAGTTGCATCATTATCTGGTATTTGCAAAATAGCGAGATTAATACCTCTTTGAAAAAGAAGTGTATTTGGCATTGATACTATATCCCATAGATATGTGTAATCAATAATAGATTCTTCTGTTCTCAAAAATTGTTGGAAATTTTCATATGCTGCAATTGTATCATTGATAAATTCTTCTTGTGAGTCATATTCTTTATTTATTGATTGTATGAATTTACTTGAGTCATATTTCCTGTAATCTATTTCTGAATAATCATATTGTTTTGGTTGAAACATGGAAGGAAGAGAACCATTATGAGCTTGTAAAAATGTGTCTATAGAAATCGCGTTTGCCAAAATATCGCACATTTCTTGAATAGATGGAATTTTGAGTTTTTTTTCTGAAGCATAAACGTCTGCAATACATCCAATAAATGATTTATTGTCTGATCTTTCAATACCGTAACGCAACATTGTATTTTTATTATATTCAAGTCGACTGTTAGACATATTATTTTTTATTTGTAACATTTTTTGAATACTTATAGGTAAAAATCCCCAACGTTGAGGTTCTAATGGAAATTTGTCAATATTTCTTATATAGTTTTCGTTTGTTTTTAATTGCAATTTTTGTTTTTTGGTTTGTTTTTCATCCAGTTTTTCTTCGCCTTCTTCCGCTTCTTCTTGTGCATTTGCTTCATCTACTACCTTACATTCGGCACGTCTGTTTGCAAATTCTGGATTATTCCAAGATTTTTTAAAACAACATGGTAAACAATATCCGTCTGGATGACGATCATTATCTTTGAAAAATGCGGGTGTGTTTTTTCCATCACGGTCAAATTCATACACATAATGTCCGGGCAATATATTTTCAGCATTTTTTGGTAAAATTTTACCACATTTTCCGGATTTTGCGTCTTTTTCTGAAATAGGCATATTTGTCTTCAAACACCAAAATCTTGGACACATATACCAGAATTGTTTTTTAGGGTCTGAACCATAACGAAGTGCATTTTCATAAGAATCTGGGTTAGTTTTATCTAATTTATTTTTTTCCTCATCTGTTAAAACCATAGGTTGAAGTGTTGATTGACATGCGCGTGAATAAATAGTATATTTACCCTTTTTAACACCAGAATGTCTATAATTAAATAATACAGGATCTTTCTCTTGTAATCGGCGTAAAACGCCTAATTGAGAACCTATATTTTTTCCAATTAAATCCTTTTCATTATAAATTTCATTTGTATCTTCTTCTTCATCTTCTGCGTCTTCTTCATCGCTATTCTCACCTCCCTTAAAATAATATCCAATATTGTTAAAATCTTCATTATTAGGAAATTCGTCTATTATTAATTTACCACCTTCTTTTTCTTCGTCTTCTTCGAATTCCATAGAACCAAAACTATCTTCTTTTTTTTTTGCTGGTTCTTCTTCGTCTTCTTCGAATTCCATAGAACCAAAACTATTTTCTTTTTCTTTTGCTTGTTCTTCTTCGAATTCTTCGCCTTCTTCAAATTCCATAGAACCCAAACTAGGTTCTTTTTCATCTTCTTCAAACTCTATACTTCCTTCTGAAATACCAAATTGTTCTTCTAGTAAATTGCGAATAGGCGATGTTTTAATATCCTCGACTGCTTCTCTGTTTTTAATAACATTTACTTGTTGTTCTTTAGGTTCTCTTTTTGTATTTTTTTTTTTAGATAAACATAAATTACTAATTTCTTTCAACAAATGTTTCTGCGTTTTATTTTGTGTAATTCTTAAAATACCTTCAATATACATATTCAAAATATCAATATATTCAATATTTTTTGAAATAGTTACTTGCGCTTTGAAAATTGCGCCATTAAAATTATCTATTTTCATGAAAATAGGAAAACCAGGACTATCGGAAATATCGTTTCCTTTATTATATTTCGTAAAATCCACTATTTGTTGTATTGCTTCTTCTTCTGATAAACGGAATTTTTCAATTAGTAAATCCTTTATTTTATCTAGATCCTCTGTTTTTTTGAATATTTCATTTATGAATATTTCTTTTGCATCCATATTTCTATAATTATCAACACGTTTGAATCGCAATTCGACGCCTTCATCGCCTTCTATTTTCGCATCAATATCATATATTTCAAATATAGGAACCAAACAATTCACCAATTTATTCAATATAATACTGTTAGGATTCACACGAGTTTCCCAAAAATAAGTAACTTCTTCGATATTAATATTATTCTGATTAAGAGATTCCAATAATGCAATACTGTGTCCACTAGAAGATAATAAATTATTAATATTTGAAATAATCGGATTAGCTTTTTCACTAAATTGTTTATTAATATTTTCAATATTTACTGCTTCTTTATACCAAAATCCGCGTATTTTTACGTTTCCATTGCTTTCTAAATCAACATAAATTTCATAATCTGTATCATATGTGTAAAATGAAATAATTTTTTTGCGACCAAGTTCTTTTGCTAAACGCAAAATCAAATTTTTTTTCATATATGGCACTTTTTCGCCTTTTTTGCTCAATTTATCACAATAAATACGATATATATTTTCACGGCGAAAACCAGGATTGAATTTAATAAAAGGAGTCGTTTTTGTTGCATGTATTTTTTTAAATATAGATTCTAGAGGCAATCCAATTGCAACTGTAGGCACTATCCTTATACTAATTTCTTTGATTCCGCGTTGCGTATATTCAATATTAGTACTGGCATTTTCATGTATATTATAAAATAAATCCACTATTTTCGTCATTTGAAACGTATATTCATTAATCATTTTACCCGTTTCTGTTATCATTTTCTGACGATTTTGCATAAAATCTTCCTGACTATTAATTTCATAAGTCGTTATCATTCGAGAATAATACATTTTCAATATTGAATAATCGTCCCATCCATTTTCTTCACAACAATAGTTAAGAACATCTTCCGCCAAACATACATAAATAGTATCATCTATAAATTTGGCACTATTGTTAGTTAAGAGAACTTGATTATCTAAAGTTATTATCGGATTATTCGCTTTGTCTGTAAAAATATTCGCGCTTCCACTTATTATATCAAATGGATTTGCAGAAAAATATTCTTCGGTTTTTGATTGAAATTTACGATCAAGCGATATTTTATATTCGAGGTCTAATGTATTTTTATTTCCCATTAAATTGAAAAAATCTTCGTATGAATATTTATCTTTATTCGGATCAATTTCTAGATCTATATCTAAATTAGAGAGAACCTGATTCAATATATCGCTATTTATATATTTACCTGAATTAGAAATAGAATTGAAAAATGATTCTGTTAGCACTTCTTTTGAAATATGACTAAACATATAAATTTCTTCATATGAAATAGGTTTTATTTTCATGTATTCTTTTAAAAATTTCTTTTTTATAATCTGTATTGTGTCATCAGGGTGAATTTTTTCCTCATTATCACCTTCTTTTGAAAATAAAATTGTTTCTTTCGGTTCATTATTTGAATCTAAAACAACAATTTTATATTTTGTATGAATTGACATATATATTATATATATCAATTTAGTTTTTTTTTGATTATTTTACTTTATTTTATAAAAGTATTTAAAAATATACTAACAGAAATAAATATTATGCCTAAGTTTAATATTTTATATTTAGTTGAAAAATATAATGATGGAAAAACAGATAATCGTATTATAATTTTGTATGATTCAAATGAAGAAAAATATTATTACTATGGTACACGTAATCCTGTATCATGTGAAAAGGATGAGGATGATAATGATAAATATATCGAATATTCTGGAAAATACAGTGAACATAATATTATTTCTTTTTTGAAATATTCAAACGATCTTTTTCGAAATACAATAGACACCGAATTACATTCTATAGAAATAGAAGAAGATGAATATGATGAAGTAACATTTGCAAAATTATTTAAAAAAATGAATAATTATACGGAAATCTTTGCATATGAAAACGTCAATGAAACAGAACAATCAATTACAGAAAAAATAAGATTAGTTAGAATTGAATAATTATACGTGATTTTTTTCAGATAAATATTTGAACCATTTTTCTTTTGTATTTTTAAATAATATAATTTGAGTTATATTATTTTCATCAATATAGTAAATAATTCCATTAATTTTTATAGAATTTTCTTCCACAGTTTTTTCATAATTCCAACAATAAGGCATTTCAAATGAATATTTTGATGTTATAAGTAATAGTCCGTTATAAACAGAGAAAAATGCTGACATAGTATATTTATTATTTTCGTAAAAATAAAAATCACGACATTCGTGAAATTCTCCGTAATCTATCCATATTTGATCATCTGATTTTTTATCATATAAAAAAATACAATTTTTAGAAACCATATCTTTAGTAACCATTTAATAATTTATCTAATATTTATTATTTTATTATGTTTATACTATTTTCTATTACTTAATTAGTATTACTACTATCATCATCGTCACAACTATTACTGTCATTTTCACTGTCACTTTCATTTTCACTTTCTTCATTATTTTCAATATTTTGAAAATAAATAGGATTCGGATTCATAATAAAATCCGTTCGTTCTTTCAAAGCATTTGCATCAATATTTCGTCTTGCACCAGGCGACAATGGCGCAAAATATTTATATCGCCATGTAAGTATTTGAATATTCCAAGCATACCACGTCCATCTTTCAATCTCACTTTTACAATTAGTAAATGATAATTTCCAGCACAAATAAATACCCAACATATTGGACAATTTTCCGTATAATTTGCGCGGTTTTACAATGGATTTTTTCGACATTGCATCTTCAATAATTGCAAAATATTCGCGAAATACATCAATCACAAGTTGTCTATTTTCATCTGTAAGCACCATATGAAGATGCGGTCCAATACGTTCAAACGAAGTTCTTATATTATATATTGAATCTGTAAGTATAGCCACGACTGCACCTACGATATCGCTCAATTGCGATCTTTTTTTTCCACTTCCTATATGTCCAATATATTTCTTGAATCCTTCGCGCAATGTTTCATGCGCTATAAGCTGGTTCATTATGAAATCAATGACGGGTGAATTTCGTCTATTCCAAAATTTGTCATTATCTGTTAGTGGTTTTCCGCAATTTAGACGTTCAAATATTTCGGCGACTTGATCTGGAGTAGGATCTTCAATTATTTCGCAATTTATTTTGTATCCTAAGAATACAAGTTTTTCTTCCATATCCAGTTCCGAATATTTTTTGTTATTCCATGTGAATTTGTCCAACAGATAATTTTGCAATGTAATCAATCTTTGTTGACCGTCTTGCACGTGAAGCAAACGTGATCCTGTAGGCACTGTATGTTGAGTTAATACCATGAGCGGCATAGGATATCCAATCATAATTGTGTCAATGAGAGGTTCTTGTTTTGACACGTCCCAGCAGTAATAGCGCTGGTGTTCTGGAATGCGAATACGGGCATTGGACGAATTTATATCGCGATTTGGCTCAAAATTTAGAAACGTATTTTCTTGTGATGTGCCGATAAGATATTTGATATCATGCGATGTACTGGTTCTTGTAACTTGTTGTTGCATTTTTTAAGTTTTGGTTTTATATTTTTTAGCAATTTTTGTTCAATTTTTACAATATTTTATTTTATTTCAAACACCTACTTTTATACAACATTGTTATTATGTTTTGACATATTTACTGAAAAAATTTGTTAATAAACCTTGTATTAACGCGAATATACACATTACAACAGCTATTTTTATAAAATCTTTTTTACTTGGTAGTTCGAGTTTTGTTTCTTTATTACTAAATCTGCCAATATTGTAGTGAATCATATTCTCAAAAAGGTTGACAAATATATATACGAAAAAAGATATAGCAATTATATGGAAGCTTGCACCTGAAATAATATACATAATATAATAATATAATTTATATTATATTTGTAAATCACTGTAAAATCGACAATAAAAATGAAATGGTGTTGAAACCGTCCAATTATTTTACGATATATAAAATAATTGTATAATATATAATGGCATATACAATTACACAATATTCGCGATCCAAAGCCAGAAAACTAGGAGTTACTATAAAGCGTTCTAAAAATCCAGCGAAAAAATTGGACGTATTTAAACAAGGTAAAAAAATCGCATCTATAGGCGCAACTGGATATGGCGATTATCCGACGTTTATGCGAAAAGAAGGCAAACAATCCGCTAATTCTCACAGAACAAGATATAAAATCAGGCATGAAAAAGACCGGCATCGCGTAGGAACACCCGGATATTATGCGGACCAAATTTTATGGTGATTAAACTGATTTATACCAGTAAAGATTTAAAATGGGACATTATAATTCTTCAATGGTTTAAATAATGGTAGATAATATGGTAAAATATATAAATATTATTTTTCTAATTTTTTTAATCTTTTATCAAATCCATCTATTTTATCCATCATTTCCTTATGTCTAATAACCGGTAATATATAATAATTATATATTGGAATACTAGTTGCAATTATTGAAATACCACCAATAATACCAATAAATATTTTTTCCTTCATTTATTAATTATAAATTATATATTGTATTTATATAATTTAAGATTTATTATAATTTTCATTTCAACTCATATTAAATGCGCTTTTTGTTACGAAGTGCTAAGAAGTGAAATAATAAAAAAAAATAAAAACTACAATTACCAAATGATGTCTATAAATTATAAATAATTCTGTTAGCACTTTTCAAAATTAATCTTGAGCAACTTTGTTTATTCTTGACCATGTAATAACTCCATCATTATACTGTATATTAAACGATTCTTCTATAAAATTAAACGTATAACTACCACTAGTGAAATAAGGTTCATTTTGAAATTTTGCTATTCTATAAAATTGTTCAAGTCCTTCATTACTCCATGCATCATTGTTTTCTTTGTCGTAAAATTCTGAACTCAATATCCATTCGCCAGTATCAGAATAAACGGTTTGCTTTGTATTTGCTGGAATGATTACACCTCTATGTGTACTTATTTGTTCATTATCTGAAATCCAAGAGTAAATAGCAACTGATAGTTCAGTAGTATTGTGGAATTCCATTGATTGAGTTTGTGATCTTTGCATTTTAATATTTTGTACGTTCGTTCGTGTTGTTTATATATTTTTTATTTTTGGTAAAAAATATATCAATTTTTTGAAAAATGTAAAAATTGAAAAAAAAAATATTATAATTATTATTCTTATAAAAACAACAACAATTAACAAACAACAAATGGAAGAAAAATATTTATATATTCATAGGGGAGTTGATTATGGACGTGTTTTCAATCTAAACAAGATTTATATTGAAAAAGACAAAGCTATACAAGCAACTATTGATGAACCAGGTACATATGTTGAAATTTTCATATTGAATCGTGTAAAAAATGAGTTTGAACCTACAAAAGAATATTATTTTAAAGGTGTTTTGGATAGTTATTCAAAATATTCTGTAAAAAAAACCTAAAATAAAAGTTAGTACGCGAAATACAATATATATATAATAAATTACCTTGTTAGCAAGTTGATTCCTATAACCTAAAATATAAAGTTAATTAACGAATAGACAATATTTTTTTTGTTTTTTGTATTATAGACTTAATATTTTACAAAATCTTTCTATATATAAGATTTTTTATATAAATCTCATATATCAATTATATTTCTAGTAATCACTTACAGAATTTTATTAATTCTTCTCCAGCTTGTTGCGAAGTTCGTATAATATTCTATTGAACGTGAATCCACAGCTCTCTTTCGACATTTTCTGTAGTTCAACAACAAATTCTCCGCTAGTTCCGTTTTTTTTGAAAATGCGTAAATTGATCTCACAGTATTCGGTTTCATTGTCGATCAACAATTTGAAGAAGCAGTCTCTCTCAACAAATTCGTAGTTCACTGATAGGGACTCTAGTGTTCCCCGAGTATTGGCAATAAGCTCCTCCAGAGAGCCGTGCGCGCATTCGAAATTGTTAGGAAGCAATATCATTGGCAATTGAGGCGCAACAAGTTTTTGTATGCGCATAGCTTCAACTATCTCTTCCGGAACAGCCAAGTCAGCTAGAGTAAATCTTGGTCCGGGATTCGATATGTCATCTGCGGCTTCAAATTCAGTAGTAGCGTAACGTTCAAAATCGTTCATAGTGTGCATCATGGTTTTAAATAGCTTGTGTTGATTGGTTAAAGTACTTTTTACTGTTGGCAAAAAAAGTGAATCAATTTTTTTTATGCTAATTTATAAATATTAAAATTAGATCCTTGCATACAATTTGTAGATGTTACTCCGCAAGTAAATTCAAATCTTAATTTGTCTCCTGCACTAAAATTATATAAAAATGAAAATGGAATTGTTTGTCCATATTGACTTCCTGTTGTATTACTACCATGTGATCCTTCAGTATTTGATCTGTAAATAATAGTTGTGTTTGCTCCGCTTGTTCTTATACCTCGAAGATTTATTTGATTATTAGTAGTATTACTTATATTAAATAGCAATGTTCCAAATATATTATATAAACCTGCTGTTGAAATTACGTAATTTGTTGATAAATCAAATGTAATATCTCCAGATTCCGCATTAACTAGATGATTTCCTGTAGGTCCTGTTACTGTACCATTTATTGTATATGGTTCTGTATATAATGAACCATAATAAGATCCAGTAATACCTGTTGTTCCATAAAATATATTAACAAATGTTGTTCCATTACTTGCATTTACTGGTCCATTATTCAATGAAGATGTACTATAATAAGAAGATGTTCCTGCTGTACCATTAGATCCTTGTGGTCCTTGTGGTCCAGTTGGTCCTGTTCCAATAGCTCCTGTAGGTCCTGTAGGTCCTGTTGTTCCTGTTGATCCTGTTGATCCTGTAGGTCCTGTAGATCCTGTAACTCCTGATATAGATAATGTAGTATGAATATGTGATGGAGTATCATCACTGTTAAAATAAAGATATGCTGTTTTTGATGCTCCTTTATTTTGTACTACATAAATTTTGATTAATATTTTATATGTTAAATCAGGTAAAGTAGTTGCAGGTATATAATTTGAAATTGTCCATTGTTGAATATTTGTACTTGTTATAACAACATCATTTTGAGAACCATCTATTATTAATACAGGATTATTTCCACTAGAATCTGTATAATAATATTTCGCATATACACTTGTAGTATCGGCACCAGAGTAATTTGTATATGCCCACAAATTTAAGTCCCATACTCCAGGACTGATAATACGGCTTTGCAATGAATTAGACGCACTATAAAAATTACCAAGTAAAAAAGGCGTTGATGATGTGGAGCATGTGAGAACATTCGGATTTGCAATAAAATTAGGTGTTGATGTTAGCAATCCAGATAAATCAGTAACATTATTATAGGATGCATCTGGAATTAAAAATAATATTAATCCACCAGAACTACCATTTGTACCTTGAGAACCTTGAGGACCAGTTGATCCGGTTATACCGGTTGTTCCGGTAGGTCCTGTACCATATTGTCCTGTAGGTCCAGTTGTTCCAGTTGATCCAGTTATTCCGGTTGTTCCGGTAGGTCCTGTACCGATGTCTCCTGTAGGTCCGGTTGTTCCGGTTGATCCGGTTATTCCGGTTGTTCCAGTAGGTCCTGTACCGATGTCTCCTGTAGGTCCGGTTGTTCCAGTTGATCCAGTTATTCCGGTTGTTCCAGTAGGTCCTTTTTCACCGGTTGTTCCGGTTGTTCCAGTTGATCCGGTTATTCCTGTTGTTCCAGTAGATCCTTTTTCACCTGTGGTTCCAGTTTTTCCTAGCAAAGAAAATGCAGGACCAGTTAAACCAGTTGGACCATTAACACGTGCAACTAAATCTGTAGGCATTACAAAATTAGCATTATTAACAGAAACATCTGGAACAACACTATATATTTGCCATCCACCTACAGCACCATCTGAACCGATATAAGGTCCTAAGTTCAAATATGGAGTTGCTAAACCATATTCTGTATAAACTACACCACTTCTATCACTGCCAACTGTAGCAACTGTTGTAGAACCAGGAGGTCCTTCTATATTTATGGAACCTGGACCAACATAAAGTTCTTTCCAATGAGAACCTGTAGAACCTAGCGAATATTTATTTGTTAATGTAGGTAAAAAATCGCCAGAAATACTTATAATATTATCTACAATTTGTAAATTATCATTGTAATAATAATTTGAATTATTTTGATTTTGTAATAAAATAGAACCAGTTCCTTGTCCACTTAATACAAATGCTTCTCCTTTTGGTCCGGTAGATCCAGTATTTCCTGTAGATCCAGTAGATCCTTGACCAGTTGATCCAGTATTTCCAGTAGATCCAGTATTTCCTGTTGATCCTTGACCAGTAGGTCCAGTATTTCCTGTAGATCCTGTAGATCCTGTTGATCCAGTATTTCCTGTAGATCCGGTAGATCCGGTAGATCCGGTTGATCCGGTTGATCCGGTTGATCCTTGACCAGTAGGTCCAGTATTTCCTGTATTTCCAGTTTGCCCAGTTGAACCAGTCCATCCTGTTGGACCATCTATTCCATCCAAATTCATATTATAAATCATTGGACTATTGTTCAATGTGCCTGTAATATTTTGAACATTATTAATAACAACATCTCCTGTATTATAATTATAAGTTGAAATGGTTCCTTCAAATCGATTGTTACGATTTACAGAATCTACAACTATAACAGAGTTTCCTGAAACATAAGCTAATCCAATGCCAACAGAAAAACTAATATCAGAATAAAGAGTCAATGAACTTAAATTTAATGCATTTATTGTTTGTGTCAAAAATTTGTCACCTGCAATACCTGTTGGTCCTGTTAGTCCGGTAGATCCAGTAGATCCCGTATACCCAGTTGCACCTGTAGACCCAGTTGCACCTGTTTTACCAGTTGATCCTGTAGAACCAGTTGAACCAGTCCATCCTGTTGGACCATCTATTCCATCCAAATTCATATTATAAATCATTGGACTATTGTTCAATGTGCCTGTAATATTTTGAACATTATTAATAACAACAGCTCCTGTATTATAATTATAACTTGAAATTGTTCCTTCAAAACGATTGTTACGATTTACAGAATCTACAACTATAACAGAGTTTCCTGAAACATAAGCTAATCCAATGCCAACAGAAAAACTAATATCAGAATAAAGAGTCAATGAACTTAAATTTAATGCATTTATTGTTTGTGTCAAAAATTTATCACCAGAAATACCTGTTGGTCCTGTATTTCCTGTTGTTCCAGTTGTGCCGGTCGTGCCAGTTGTGCCGGTTGTGCCAGTAATACCTGTACATCCTGTGAATCCTGTGCCTACAGGACCTGTTGTTCCAGTTGCACCTGTAGTGCCTGTAGTGCCTGTTGTTCCGGTTGCACCAGTTGTTCCAGTTTCACCTGTTGAACCGTAAGAATTTGAAATATCCCAATAAGTAATTTCACGAGTAATTGAATTATATCCTAAAACGCTATGTTGTACTAAATTATTAATTGGATCAACAAAAAATCCAGAATTACTACTATTTAATGAATTTCCAGATGCATTTAATATAATAGTATTTTGATATTGGACAGAACCAGGTGTTGTTGTTATAGAAACAGTATTTGAAATATCAGAAATAATTATATTTTTTTCAATAACTGGTTTTCCGTTATAAAGCAATTCATCTATAATGTTTGTTGTAATTGCGTTTAATTTACGATGAGACATAAATATATATATAATATTATTATTTTTTTCAATAATATTATACCTTCCAAAAAAAATTTGGAACGCTTTTGCCCCTAATTTCTTTTTTAACGATTTAATCAAAATCCAATAAATCATGCACACACCATTTGTTTTTATTATAATGTAAAAAATTGATTAAAACTAATAAATTTTATTAGACAAATATATAAACAGAACTTAATAAAAATGGATTTTAGTTTTTACAGAGATCCATTAATACGTACAATATTTGAAAGAGCATATTATACTATATCTGATATGAATGGCTGGAAAGCAGTTTATAGATTAAATAAGGTAAGTATGATTGATGACCCTGAAATATTCAAAATATTTGAAAAAGTAAATAAAATAATAAATGAAGTAAGTAAAAATAATTCACGCATTACTGTTTCAGCTGGATATATAATGTCTACAATACATTTTATTATAACAAATCCACATGGATTACAATATATAAGAGAAGCAGAATTGAATAAATGAATCATATATTAGTATTAGATCCGCGAATTTTGGAAAAACATTTGCCATTTCTCCCACACATATTTTTAGATGAACGCGCAACGAAACAATAATGATAATGGGCAGTAGATTCATTATATTCTGTTGGCACTGTCCATAATGTATTTTCCTGTGGTTCTAACGGATGATTATCACATAAATTCAAAAATAATTTGCATTTTCCTTGTTGTATTGAAGGACCCGGAACGAAATATTTGCAATCTGAACATAATCTCGTTTGTTGTTTTGATTCAATAACTGAAAATAGTGCCAACAGAAAAATAATAAACATAATTATAATAAAATAGATAATTCTATATTTTTATATTTATTTATAAACTGTATAAATAAAAAATTGAAAATATTTTTTATATGAAATTATATGCACAAATAAAATGTCTTTACAATTATCACAAAAGCAAATTTCTTATTTGGAAGAATTTATCAAAACAAATGAACCTACGAACTATGAAAATATTTTGGGAAATATTTCTATTGGTGAAATAGACACTGGTATTTTGAAATATAGGGAATTGAAAAATGGTGAAATAGAAGAAAATTATATAATATTTGGAGAATCTGGATCTGGATATAACGTTTATGCATTATATAAATCGGATATAAGTAATAAGATATATGTTATTTATGTATCAATTCAGACGCCAATAAATTATGCGATTATAGAAAATGAGAGTGAATTTTACAAATTTACAATGAATTATAATGAATCTTTAAATGTATAAATGTATGATAAATATATGATATTATATTTTTTTTGTATATTAATATTGTAAAATTGTAATTATAATAGTAATTTACAAATCATATATGAGTAGGCATTTAGTAAAAATAAAATGTATTTATATAATATAAATGTCAGATTGTAATTGCGATGATTGTTATGAAAAAAATAGGCGATTAAAATATAAACATTGTAATTGCAGTGATTGTTATGAAAAAAATAGAAGAAAAAATAGAGGGTGTTCTTGTAGAAAATGTGAAAAAAGAGATAATAATTGTTATGAAAAAAAATATTTTTATTGTTATGAAAAACCAATAGAATATTGTAATAGTAATACTTGTAATAGTAATTATAATAGATATGAGAAATGTATCAAAAAAATTACTGATAAAAATGAAAATGAAAAATGCGAAAATGAAAATATAATAATAATAAATATTAATCCTTTACAAAAATAAAATTCCAAATAATACAATTGTAGTTTTTTTAGTACAATTGTATTTTTACTACACCATATATGAGTTTATTTAGAGAAAAATAAATATATTGTATTAATTTATAAATGCATAAATCTGCATGTTCTAGTTCTGACTCTGATTCCGGGTACGATAATACTTGCGATAAAAATTATGATTATGATTATAATGATAAAAATAGAAAAAACTATAAATCGGAAAAAATATGTAAAAGCGATAAAAATAGAGCTGGAAATAAATGTAAAAAACTTAAAAATAATGAAAAATGTCATAATGGAAAAGATGGAAAAAGTGGATTAGATGGACGTGACGGAAAAGACGGTGAAAACGGAAAAGATGGAAAGTGTGGTAGAGACGGTAAAGATGGACGTGATGGAAAAGATGGAAAAGACGGTGAAGACGGCGAAGATGGACGTGATGGACGTGATGGAAAAGATGGAAAAGATGGTGAAAATGGAAAAGATGGAAAAGATGGTGAGGATGGTCGTGATGGAAGAAATGGCAAAGATGGCCGTGATGGACAAGATGGGCAAGATGGTGAAGATGGTAAAGATGGGCAAGATGGTGAAGATGGACAAGATGGACAAGATGGTGAAAAAGGGGAAAAAGGCGAAAAAGGTGAAAAAGGGGAAAAAGGACGACATGGATATCCTGGCGAAAAAGGTGAGAAAGGTGAAAAAGGATGTAATGGAGAAAAAGGATGTCATGGTGAGAAAGGTGAGAAAGGTGAAAAGGGTTTTCATGGTGAGAAAGGTGAGAAAGGTGAAAAAGGATGTCATGGTGAAAAAGGTGAAAAAGGCGAAAAAGGCGAAAAAGGTGAAAAGGGATATCATGGAGAAAATGGCGAGAAAGGTGAAACTGGTGAAAGTGGTGAAAAAGGTGAAAAAGGTGAAAAAGGTGAAGATGGATGTCATGGTAAAAAAGGGGAAAATGGAGATAAAGGAGAAAATGGTGAAAACGGAGAAAATGGATGTCCTGGTGAAAATGGAGAAAAAGGTTCCACTGGCCCAAAAGGTGATTCGGGACCTAAAGGTTCTAATGGTTCCACCGGACCAAAAGGTGATTCGGGATCTAGTGGAACAACAGGTTCTACTGGACCAACTGGTCCCAAAGGTGATAGTTCAACAGGTTTTACAGGACCAACTGGAGAGAAAGGAGTACAAGGACTACAAGGGCTACAAGGACTACAAGGACTACAAGGACTACAAGGACTACAAGGACTACAAGGACTACAAGGAATACCAGGACTACCAGGACTACCAGGACTAGGATTACAAACAGAATCAGGAATATACGATTGTAGTTGCATAGAATATATTAATACATTTTCAACATTAATACCCGGACAACAAGATGTAAAAATAATATATAATATACCAAATGCAATAAATTTTATGGTTTATGGATTTGATATAAGTGGAAATCCAAAAAAATTATATGTAAGAACTGGTCAAACGCCATCAACTGAAAATGGAATAGGTTTTGTAGATACAATAGATAATGAAATTGATAATACACATTTTGCTCAAATTGACTTAGGAGATTTTATAAGAAAGAAAAGTTTAAAATGCAAAGATCCAAAAATAAAAATAGGCAGCATTCAAACTATAGAAGGATATGCTATTTATGGATCAAACACACTAGGACAAATAGGAATTTTATTATATAGTTATACAAATCTAATTGCGCCAGCAAATGTATCACAAGAAATAGTAATTCCATCATATAATACAACCGATTTATCTATTTTAGGAGACATATACAAATATGGAACAATACCATATCGTTATATTTCAGTAACTGCATTATCTGGTAATATCACATTGAATTTAATTACACTTTATTTATGTAATTGTTAAAAATAAAATACAAATATATAATGCAATATTTCCAGTATTTAACTGAATTCACAGGTTCTCTTTTTATTGTTTTTACTATTATATATTCTGCAAATCCTCTAGCAATTGGTGCAGCATTTGCAATATTATATGCATTCGCCAAAACTACTGCAAATCCTGCTGCAACAATTGCCACTGCATTTTATAAAGAAAAATATGACGTCAATTTTGATATGGCATCTATTATTCCTATTATTGTTACACAATGTTTAGGTGGTTTAGTTGCAATAGAAATATATAAACGCATACATTAATATTATTCTTTATTTATTTTATTCAAAAAATTGAATAAAATACCATTTATTTTTATATGTTATAAAATAATTCAACAAAGAAAATGACGACAAAACTCAGAAATGGAAAATACATGAATCAGATTTCCAAAAACGACGAAAGATATTATTTATTACGCAGAATTCCGAAAATTGAATTGAACCACAAATATAATCGTGTTTACGAAGTAATTATTGACAGGCATGTTAGCGATTATGTATCATATGAAACTTACACAGGATTTTATGTTGATTTAGAAAATGAAGATAAAATTATATACACATTTTGTTACAATATTGACAACCCTGAAATATATCAATTATGGGAAAGAGTGTAAATATAATATCAAACATCTTCTGAATCAAAATATTTTTTATATTTTTAGCATGTTTATTATACATAACTATAATTTCTATTAAATTTTCTTGTGATAGTTCATTCAAATACAATAATTCTTTCAATGATAATGACTCAAAATTTCTGATTTTTTTACATAATCCATAATATTTTTTGTTTGAATAATCTTTTGACAAAATAATATTTGATATAAAAGTTCCACCAGTTATAGATTCATTTGGCAATACTTTATTTTGGGTTCTCCAATTCCAGAAGAAATTATACAAATATGTAAGCACTATATTTTTTAATTTTAAAATTATATTTCACATCTAAATATAATTCAATTTTTTATTACATATTATATTTAATAAAAAAATTAAAAGAAAACATATGGACAACTTTTATTATTAAATATTTGTGTATAAAAATTATCTATAATTTTTAAATTTGTATTTTTTTTAAAATTATAAACAGAAACTCCATTCCAAGCTATAAATCCGTGAATAGTATACGGATTAATTATTTTTTCTTGATATTCTATTCTTATATTTTCAGGCAATTCGCTAAATGCATAACTGCTAATTAAAAAACTATTTTTGCTTATATTTTGAAAATTATTCAACTGATAATGGTTTGTATTTTCAATTCCTAAATTTAATAAATATTTTTTAGTTAATAATGATGGATACAATAAATCAAATATTGTATAACTTTTAATATTTATATTAAATATTCCTGCTAATTTATTAATAAAAAAACATAATCCACCATATCCACCGCCTATTTCTACAAAATCAATATTATTCAATCCTAATGAATTTATATAACTAAGTATTTTAAAACTTTGATAAATATATCTTAAATTAGAAGGACTACATGATGTAAAATTAACAAAATCATTCTTTATAGTCTTACCATACAAATCATTTTTATTGCAAATATCAATCAATGTAAATTTATTATTAATGTATATATCTTCAAATTCCGAAATAATTTGTTTTAAATATAAATTTGCTTGTTGATTATTAACATGTTCTAATACTTTAGTATATTCAGAATTAGATTTAAAATTCCAATCTTTAACATCTAAATTATAATTTTTATTACAAATAATTTCATAATTTTCATAAGCCATAATATAATAAATATTGTAAATTATATAATTTTATATTGTTTATTTTAATTATATTATAAATAACTGCAATTATAATCAAAAATAAAAAATAAAAAAATCAATATATATTAAACAAATGCAAAAAATATACGACGTAATCATTGTCGGCGCAGGAATGGCAGGATTATATACCGCATTTTTACTTAAATCACAAAATCCCAAAATATCCCTGTTAGTAATTGAAAAAAATAACAAGCAACATCTTGGCGGTCGTGCCAACACAGAATTATTCTATGGGACGAAAATCTCAATTGGCGCAGGAATAGGCCGCACAAAAAAAGACAAATTGCTCGCCGAACTCATGCGACATTTTAAAATGCCTGTAAAACACTACATGGTAGAACATCACATTGCAACAATCCGAACAATTGACGTACCCGAAACAATGCGTCTACTCAAAAAAGAATACGAAAAACACAAGACTCACATGCGCGAGAATCCACAGACATTCCGGCAATTTGCAAAACACGTTCTCGGTGAAACTGATTACAACAGATTCCTCAATTCCACGGGGTTCACTGATTACGAGCACGAAGATGCATACGAGACAATATACGAATATGGAATGGAAGACAATTTAGGTGGCTGGAAAGCATTTTCAGTTGCTTGGCACGATCTTGTCCAGCACTTATATAATTCTGTAGGCACATCCAACTTCATTTTCGGCAAAAAAGTAACAGGTATCCAACAGTACGATACTGAAATTAACGTAAAAACTGTATCAAACTTGTCAAATCATCCGCAAATTTTTGCAGGAAAAAAAGTAGTAATAGCGACAACAGTGGACACATTACGCCAAGTTTTTCCCAAAAACGCGATATACAAAGACATAGAACCACAACCATTCATGCGCGTATATGGCAAATTTGATAAAGCATCTGTTAGCATATTGAAAGAAGTTTTGCCAAGATTCACATACGTAGATTTTCCAATACAGAAAATAATACCGATTGATCCAGATAATGGTGTTTATATGATAGTTTACAATGACAATGCAAGTTCATTGGCATTGAAAAATAGGATAGAAAATACTGCGCAAAATAGACAGTTTTATGAGAACCTTCTGGAAAATTTGCTGAAATTACCTCGAGATTCTCTTCATTTAATTGGAATTCGCACATTTTATTGGAATTATGGCACACATTATTACAAACCTTTGTCCAAGTCTTATAAAACACGCGAAGAATTTATTAGAAAAGCGCAAAGACCATATGATAATATATTTGTAGTAGGTGAATTAGTAAGCCGTAATCAAGGTTGGACAGAAGGTGCTTTAGAAAGTGTTAAAGAAATTATTAGCGAAATGTAATATATACATATATTATATAATATGGAAACACTATCTGAAGATGAAAGAAGAGAACTTGAAGAATTAATTTTGTTAGCAAAAATAGAAGAAACAAATATGTTACATGAATCACTTAAAGAAGAAATACATCAAATGTTTGACAGACAAGTTATTGAGATACTGAATCAAAGTGATGATATAAATCTAACACTTGAAAATATTGATATTACTCTATTAGCTATATTAAAAATTGTTGTAGAAGTAATGCATAAAAAGTATCTTGCAATAAATGAAGATACAATTTTAATTATATTTAATACTATAAACAGTCATATTACCAACCCTGAACATAGACTAGCTACTTTTAAAATATTATTCAATGGTGAACTACCATTAACACTTAATTATTTACAAACAGACCCGATACTAGATGGTTATCGTGACGGAGTAAGACAAAATAGATTATTAGGTAGATTAGGTAGATTATTGGATGTTTCTTTTTTGGAAAAAATAATGAATGTTCAAAGTAGTAGTGAATCAATAACTCCTGTTAGTAGTTCCCCGTTTTATCGTTTACATGATTTGTCTACTTCTTTGATACATCCTGTTTCAGAAAGTGTAATAAAAAATATGAGAAAAGCTCCAATTTACCATATTGATATAACACAAAAACAAAAAAAACAACCATATAAAATAGTAATAAAAGAAAAAAATGAAAAAAATGAAAAAGATAAAAAAGATGAAAAAAAAAGTGGTGGCAAAAAAACAAGAAAACGTGTTAGATGTACACGAAAACATTTTAGAAATACACAAAAACGTCTTGTAGGTGGATTTAAAAATAGTAAAACAAAAAGCAAAAAATATTCCAAAAAATGGCAAAAAAAAATAGCAACTGAACAATATAAAAATTATATGAAAAGTTATTCCAGATCTAGGTATGCGTAAATAATTTATTTATTTTTTTCTAAAATGCGGTATAATATAAATAGACCAACAACAGTAACCGAACCAATGAAAAACTGCGAAATACGATCATCGTCTCTAACTTTATATAAATTCGGATATCTTTCAATATATAAAGGTCTTGTGTAAGAATAATCTGGCCATCCATAATCATATCTAAATTTTGGATACTCAAAACGCGGTATTTCTATTATAGTATTATTATAAATATTATTATTAATAGGTGGGTGATTTTGCGAATTTGTATAAACCATTTTAACAGGACCTGATTCTGAATGAGAACCTGCAGTTGATACAATATCACTATGTTCTTTTCCTAAATTTGCTATATTTTTATCTATTGATTCATTCTTATAAGACATAATTATATATTATGTCTTATATTTATTTATACGTTTTATACGTAATTAATTAGGTAACTGTTACTTTTTAACCGATAAATTATGAAGAACACATTTCGCAAACATATTCTTCTTCTGAACCAACAGAATGTTGCGTTTTCTCAGGTTCAATTGTAAATTGTTGTGCCTGGTGACGCGCTCTTCTTCTCAAATAATAAATCCCAGTTTTCAATCCTTTTTGCCATGCATAAAAATGCATAGACGTCAAATTAGCATATGTTGGATCTTCTAACCATAAATTCAAACTCTGTGATTGGCAAATAAATGCCCCGCGATCAGCCGCCATGTCTATCAAGTTGCGCATAGGAATTTCCCACACTGTTTTATATTTATCGCGAATTTCCTGTGGCACCATTTCGAGTGTTTGTATAGATCCATTATTGGCAATAATATGATTCTTTATTCGCTCATTCCATAAATCAAGTTTTATTAAATCATTCATCATATATTTGTTTGCTAACACGAATTCACCTGCATTTGTTCGTCTTGAATAAATATTAGATGTAATAGGCTCAATACATTCATTAAATCCGAGAATCTGCGAAGTTGATGCTGTAGGCATAGGTGCCAACAGTAATGAATTTCTCAATCCAAATTTTTGTATTTTTTCTTTTAATCTATACCAATCATATCTAGTCTGGTCAACTTCCACGTTCCATAAATCAAACTGTAGGTCACCTTCGCTAGCAGGCGATCCAACAAATGTGTCGTATGCACCTTCTTCTACCGCGAGTTCACATGATTGTTCTAGAGCTGCATGATAAATCGTTTCAAAAATATGCTTGTTTATCAATTTTGCTTCATCACTGTAAAAAGGCAGTCCTAAAATCATGAATACGTCCGCTAGACCCTGAACGCCAATGCCAACAGGTCTATGTCTCATATTGCTTCGCTTTGTTTTTTCTGTTGGATAATAATTGACGTCAATTACACGATTCAAATTGCGGGTTACGACTTTTGCGACTTCGTGCAATTTTTCATAATTGAATGTTTGAGTTATTGTGTCAATGAATGTTGGAAGACCAATGGATGCCAAATTGCAAACTGCGGTCTCTTTATGGTCAGAGTACTGTATAATTTCACTACATAAATTGCTTGATTTAATTGTGCCCAAATTCTTCTGATTGGATTTTTTGTTTGCGGCGTCTTTATAACAAAGATATGGAGTGCCTGTTTCCATTTGTGCGTCCATAATTTTGAACCATAATTCGCGCGCTTGCACTGTTACACGACCTTTGCCAGTTTTTTCATATGTCTCATACAATTCAACAAATGCGTCGCCATATACATCTGCGAGTCCAGGACACTCGTCTGGACACATCAATGTCCATGTACTATTCGCTTTAACTCGTTCCATGAATAAATCGGGAATCCAGAGAGCATAAAAGAGGTCACGCGCTTTCAATTCTTCGTCACCGTGATTTTTACGCATCTGTAGGAACATTTCAATATCTGCATGCCATGGTTCCAAATAAATTGCGAATGATCCATTACGTTTTCCGCCACCATTATGAGCTAATCCAGTCTCTAATAAATAATCATGTTGATCATTCATTTGTAAATCATATAAAATTCCATTATAATTCATAGTTTTTATAGATTTTACTCTTGATAACAAGTAATTATTATATTTGAAAAATTTAAAAAATTGTTTTTCAGAATATTCAATTCCAAATAAATCGCATATTTCTTTAGTTTTTGGAATTCTTAAACAATATGAAATTTTTTTATTCTCAATTATTCCTTTTTCAGTTTCGTGACTTTCACCGACTCTGTCACGAATATAACCACTTGTTAATATTCCCATTTTTAAACATATAAATTTTAATGATTGAATTAAATCCAAAGAAGTATTATCAAAAACAATTTCTTTATCAATACAACCGTCGGTATGAATTAATCCTTTCAATATATATTTAATTTTATTTGTTGGTAAATTCAACCATTTTCCATGAATTCTTTTTTCTTTAGTTTCATCGTAAAAATCATTATATCTAAATGGAAGATGAACCGCGCGATTCCATCTCAAACGGGTAGTATTTCCATCTACAATAATTTTGTAATCTACAATTTTTTCTTGAAAATATTTTTCTATAAAATCACGAATATGCTTTTTATTTATAGTATGCATTGAAACATATCCATTTCCATCTTTATTGTTCATACAACCATCACCTAAAATAATACCGTACATATAACAATCATTTTCTGTAATTTCTTTTTTATCTATAAAATGATTTGGTATAGGATAAACTACCATATCTTTTGTAGTTAATTCGCCTGCATCGCACCATTCAAAATCAATTATTTTTTTATCTAAACGATTTCTTATAACATTATAATTTAATCCCTTTTCTTGACCTTTCAATACATATAATGGATGCATAGGAGTAATATTAAGTGGAAAAAAAGAATGCATTGTTTCTATTTCTAATAATTCACCTTCATAATGATGTTCTAAAACATCTTTTATAATTTCTGATTTTCCATTCATATTAAAAATAGCGGTTTGTCCTACAGTACAATTTTGTATTTGTTTGGGTCCATCAGTTGTATATATTATAGTTGTCGGTATAATGCATTGGTCAACATATTTCGCAGTATTATTAAAAACACGCAACATGGGCACAATTCCATTAGACGTCCCGTTTGTTCCGCGAATATGCGATCCTGTCGCACGCACATTATGTATATGTAAGCCAATACCTCCAGCCATCTTTGAAATAAGAGCACAATCCTTCAAAGTATTATAAATGCCTTCAATACTGTCTTCCTCCATAGCAATCAAAAAACATGAGCTCAATTGCGGTCTCGGTGTACCACAATTAAAAAGAGTCGGCGTTGCATGCGTAAAATATTTCTGTGACATCAAATCGTATGTTTCCTTTATTAGAACCAAATCTTGGTCATATGTTGCCTTCCCATGTCCGTGAATACCTATCGCAACACGCATCCACATATGCTGCGGTCGTTCCACTGTTTTCCCATTTATTTTCATCAAATATGACCTCTCCAATGTTTTAAACCCGAAATAATCGATCAAATAATCGCGGTCAAAAGAAATCATCTCTTCCACTTTATCTCCAAAATCTAAGAGAAAATCATATAAATCATCTGACACTAGCGGAGACTTATGTCCTTGTTTATCCTTGAATTCATAGAGTTCCATCATAGTATCAACGAAAGAATTACCCGTGTTTTTCATATGATTAGAAATCACAATACGACCTGCTAACACATTATAATCCGGATGGATAGATGCCATAGATGCACATTGTTCAGCCGTTAGTTCATCTATTTTTGTAGTGGAAATACCGTCATACAATTGGTCAATCACTTTCATGGCAAGTGAAGTAAAATTCAGTTTGATATCAATTTCTTTTCCAATACGCTTGATACGACGCAATATCTTATCAAATGATACCGTTTCACGGTCACCATTACGTTTGACTACATTCATTTCGTCATCGGACATTTGGGTTATTATATATAGTCCTAAAGTTCTATGTGGTTTTTATCCGCTTTTTTTAATTATTAATTGTTTTGTAAAAACAAAGCGTTCATGATGCATTATACGTCTGCGTAAATTGCATCGCAAACAGGCGATTTCCACATTATCGCAGTTATGTCCACGCGAATTGTCTATTCTATCAAGCGTCCATTGTTTAGGTTCTCTTACAAATTCATATATTAGTTGCACTGGTTCTTTACAATAATAACAATTAGGACATTCAATAAGCCTAGAAATTACATAATCAATATTAATGAATTCTGTAGGCAAGTACAAAGATTTTTCAATATCTTGAGTTTTATATCCGTATATTTTTTGATTGATTTGTTGAAAAAGAATCTTGGTATTTTTATTTATGTTCTCTTTTTTTTCATTTTGGAGAACCTCTAAAACATTTTTCAATAATTCTTGTTGATTTTCAAATTTTAAATCGTTCTCTGTGAATATCCATTTTTTACTTTGAGTAATAACTCGTTTTGATTTTTCTTTTATAACTTTTTCTGATTTTTTTTGTTTTTTTTCTATTGGTTCAATAATTACTCTTCTATCTGAATTATTTTCATCTAAAATATTTTGTGACATTTATAATATTATACTATAAATGAAACTATAAATATCAAACTATTTATCTATATTAGATTTTAAAAAAGAATTAAGATAAGGTATTATCCATACACAAAAAAATAATAATCCTGGATTAGGATTTTTATTTAAATAAAATGGATAAAAAATACCAACACCCACTGCAAATAAAACTCCAAGTCCTATATACATAAAATTATTTGTAATATATTCTATTTTTAATCCGCCTTCTCCCCATTTATCAATATTATCTAAACCTAAATATTCAGAATAAAAAATTCGGGGACTTTTTGTTTTTTCAAACTGAATTCTTGCAAATGCTATAAAAAACATAATAATGAAAAATATTCCAGACATGCCAACAAGCTCTTCATCAAATGTTGATGAAAATCCTGTTAACATTAATAATGATGTTGTTATTATCAAAATAGAAGCTAATAAATCAGATGATGATAACCTGTCAGGTTTTCCATTATTATCTCCACTATTTTTTATTATATTTGAAATAAATATTTTATATATGAAAGGTGTTCCGAACATAGTAGCAATAATTAATACAGAAACACCTGCAAAATTTAATAACATTCTTAACAAAGTATTTGTAGATTGTTGTTCTGTAAATACATTATCTAAAGGTAACTGTACAACAGGATCATCCTTAACTTCATCTCCGGTTTCATCAATTGGAACACAATATACAGATTGCATTGGTGCACCACTCATAATTTTAATTATAATAAAGATACATATTTTATCCAAGAAATGAATTCAATTAAAAACAAGATAAAAATTAATTCGTATATTTACATAAAGACAAAATATCATTATAATGTTTCCTGTTAATAATACTCCCACAGATACTAACCAAGACAATCAAAAAAAACAATCGAAAAGTGCATCAAAATATAAATCGGTTATTAATAATACTATTTTGCCTACATACGAAGAAACTGCTGAAACAAATTATAATACATTAGATGCTCTATTAGAAAAAGAGAAACAGCAAAATAAATCAGATGCTTGGAATAAGCTTAATAAAACAGTAAAAATACAGAAACTCCATCAATTTGCTGAAACATATGGTCAAAATAATAAACTCCCTGTAAAAGATATTAAATCTCTTAAACTTTTTTTCAATGATTCTCTTGATAAAAACAAACTCCAAAAAACAAAAGAAATAGTTTACGATAAAGAAAAAGGAACGATTACTAGTGTACCCGGTCTTTTTTTCAATACAACAAATCGAGCATTCACACTTAAAAATACAGATATTAAACGTATATCTACAATAAAATCATTAACTCCACATAAAATCAATCATACAGAAGTACATACAATTGAAGAATCTAATATCTAATATCTAATATTGAATAATTCTTCAAATAAAGTATACAACTTTACATATTCTAAATTCCGACCTAAAGGTCGGAATCTGTGAATGAGCTTAGGTAACTGTTACTTTGCTACTTATAAATTGCCGATTTAAAAATGCAAAGGTTTATAAATTATTATAAAAATTGAATAAATATAACATAAATATAAAATGACAAAATACAACACAATAGATATTGAAATAATGGATGAAGAATATTCTGTTAGCACTATTTCTGAAAATTCTTCGGAACACGAAGAAGAATATATATCATTTCTTAATTCATTAACAGAATATGAAATTGATGAATTAGAATCAATTGTAGAAGACATGTTACGCGAATATTTAGAAGATAATTTTATTAAATTGTCAGATTCTGAATTTATAAATAATATGGTAGCAGATGTTACTCAAATATTATTTCAAGATTTATTGAACGCTGAAATATGTAATCAAATACACGAGGAAGAATTTTCAGAATATATTAAAGATTATGCTAACATAGTCTTTGAAATAGAAGATATACCGTCGAGATCAGACCAGCATTTCTTTAATGATTTATCTAATACAAATTTTTCTATTATAAATGAAAAAATAGAATGGATACGTAATCAACCCCAACCAGAACAAAGAACCAAAGAATGGTATGAATACCGTTATAATCTTATTACAGCTAGCAATGTTTGGAAAGCATTTTCAAGTGAATCTCAAAAAAATAGTCTCATCTATGAAAAATGTCAACCTCTTGTAAATGGAACTCGATTTGGCGCGAGTACTAGCGGATCTCTTCACTGGGGAGTTAAATATGAACAACTCAGTTTAATGTTATACGAAGAAAAAATGGGAATAAAAAAGGTAGAAGAATTTGGATGTATAAGACATGAAAAATACGATTTTATTGGTGCTTCACCAGATGGAATTGTAACAGATCCGGATTCTAATTTGTATGGAAGAATGATAGAAATAAAAAATATTGTGAATCGTGTTATAGACGGAATACCCTCCACTGCATACTGGATTCAAATGCAGGTACAAATGGAAACATGTAATTTAGACGCGTGTGACTTCATAGAAACTCAAATAAAAGAATTTGAAACAGAAGAAGAGTTTTGGATAAATGATTCTGTTAGCAAAAAAGGAATTGTTCTTATGTTTATTCCTAATGACCCTAATATTGTAGCTAAACCTTTGTATAAATTTATGCCTCTTGATTTACCATTAACATTGGATTCTATTAAAGAATGGATTAAAGAAACTACAAATTTGTATATACAAGAATATACTCTGCAAGAAACGAAATATTGGTATTTAGATATATTTTCTTGTGTTACTGTTCGTAGAAATAAAAGATGGTTTGATGAAGCTGTACCTATATTGAGTGAATTATGGAAGACTATTTTGAATGAACGTAATAGTGGACATGACCATCGTGCTCCAAAAAAAAGAATTGCAAAAACAAGTGTTTTACAAAATTATATTATTAATAAAATCGAATAATGTAATCAAATTTCGTCTATATCAATTTGATCAGCTTCCATTTCAAATGTCACGGTTTCTCCGGATTCTTCATTCATAATTTCTTTCATATCATCTTCATAATTTCCTATAATACCAAAATCAAATGCATCTTCTATTTTTTTTGATTTTTCTTTAGTTATTGTAGAAGATTCGCCTGTCATAATGAGAGGTAATAATCTTTCAAATTTTATTTTAGGTATATTTTTCAATTGTTCTACTTCATTTGCAGAATAAACTTCTAATATATCGCAATTTTTAGGTTCTTTTTCCCAATGTCTTAATCCAACTAATACAACACATCTGTCAGTAATTGTACTAGTTCTTTTTCCTCTTCCGCTGAATTTTTTTCTTATATGACCCATTAATGTTTGTCCGTCTATTGTAGTTATTGCACAAGTATTTCCATAAAATTTAGTAACACACGCGTATATTTCTTCATCACATTCTGCTAGCCTCAATCTTTCGACGCGACCTATAGATGATTCATTTTTTCTTGCGAAAGATTTTGCACGATTTCCACCAGTCTGATTCTTTACCATTTTACTTTTAGATTTATATAGTTTAAATTATATAAATTTTTTTATTCAATTTTTTATAAATTCATATAATAAATGTCCAATTATAAAGAGATTTCTGATACTATGAAACAAATAAAAAAAAATCTTAAAAAAAATAAAAGTATTGAGGAGTTGTTAAATAAAAATGAATATAAAAAAGGGGGTGCACCTTTTTTTGACCCATATAATATCATGAAACAATATTTAGATAAAATTTTCGTAAATGAAAATCAACTGAAAAAAGAACAAGAAGATTCATTAGAACGTCTTACAAAAATAAGGGAATATGAAAAAATAAAAGATGACGAAGAGAAAAAGCAACAAGATTTTGAAGAAGAAAATTCTATGTTAGCAAAAAATGAAGAAAATTTTCAAAAAGCAAAGGAAAATGCAAAACAAATCGAAGATAAGGCGGAAATAGTTAAACAAGAAACTGATGAAGCATTGAAAAAATTAGAAGATGCAAACAAAGAAGTAAGTGATTCACAATCTCATGTAAATATAGTAGAATCCAATAATAAAATTGTAGAAGATGCTATAAGAATAAAAAAAGAAAATATAAAAAATGCAGACAATATTATGCAAAATATATTGAAGAAAATGAATAATAAAGAATTAGTTTCTTTAGAAGAAACAAATGAAACAATAGAAGAAAATGATGCAATAAATGAAATAAAACAATTATCTATTTCAAATGTACTTGAAAAAAAAAACGACGATTTGTTAATATAAAGTATAAAAATTGAATTAAATTATTTATTATAATTCAATTTAAAATATGACATCAAATTTTAGCGAAGATCAAAAATATGCATTTGAACAATTTAAACTTGGAAAAAATATGTTCATTACAGGACCTGGTGGAACAGGTAAAACTTTCCTTATAAAACAAATGGTTCAAAATATGATATTTACAGGTAAGAAATATCAGGTTTGTGCAATGACTGGTTGTGCAGCAGTTTTATTACAAACAGGTGCTAGAACCCTACATTCATGGTCAGGTATTGGTCTTGCAAATGGACAAATATCATCAATCATACAGAAAATTGTGAGAAATAAAAAATTAACAAAACAATGGAGAGAAACAAATGTATTAATCGTTGACGAAGTAAGTATGATGTCTAAAAAAGTATTTGAACTTATTGAATTAATTGCAAGACAAATTAAAAATCGTTCTCTTCCATTTGGCGGTATGCAAGTTATATTTACAGGCGATTTCTTTCAATTACCACCTGTTGGTAATTATGATGAAGAAGATACTCAAATGTTCTGTTTTCAATCACCTAAATGGTCCACTATATTTTTAGAAGAGAACCATGTAGAATTATCTACTATATTTCGTCAACAAAATGATGAAATATATAAACGAATATTGAATCAAGTACGTATAGGCGAATTAGATGAAGAAGGAATAAAAATATTACAAGAATGTGTTGGAAGAAAACTTCCTGCAAATACCGAAAATATGCCTACAAAAATATATGCAATTCGGGCAAAAACAGATTTTGTAAATGCAAATATGTACAATAAAATTAAAAATTCGGAGTATAAATATGATTTTGAAGTGAAAACAAATTTGACAACTTATTTAGAAAATGGCAAGACAATTGAAACACATGTGTTAGAATCATGTCGGAATGTTGCATCAGATATTTTGGATAATGAAGCGAATAATTTGATGAATTCGTCAAATAGGCAACGTGTTTTGAGTTTAAAAGAAGGTGCAAAAGTCATATGTTTACATAATATTGATTTGACGCGAGATATTTGCAATGGTTCTCAAGGAGTTGTTACAAAATTTGTTGGCGAAAGTAATATGCCAGTAGTAAAATTTCAAAATGGAGTTGAAATAACTATGGAGCCTATTTGGATACAATCTGAAGATTTGCCCTGTGTTGCTGTCGCCCAAATACCACTTTGTTTGGCATGGGCGCTTACTATTCATAAGATACAAGGTGCTACATTGGGCGCAGCTGAAATGGACTTAGGAAATTCCGTATTTGAATATGGACAAACATATGTTGCTCTTTCGCGTATTCAGTCGCTTAATGGATTATATCTGTCGGCATTTGAACCTGGAAAAATTAAAGCGAATCCTATTGTTAAGGATTTTTACAATTGTATCAAGAAGTATAAACGACCAAAGTCTATATCAATTCAAATACCAACTATTGATTGTTCTTCTGATAATATATTTTCAAAATATGAATTTGTAAATAGAAAACTTGAAGAAGAAGAAATAGAAAATTCTACAATAAAAAAAATAAAATTTTGTAAATAAATTTATTTGAATTATAATAAACATATAATATTATTGTAAGCAAATTCACCTAATTTTGGCATTATTTCTTTCAAATATATTTTGAATTTTTCGCATATTTCTTTTTCTAAAATTATTTTGTCATTTTTTAATTCTTTGTATGAAATAATTGCTTTTTTTATTTCTTCTATCATTGCAATATTTATACCTGAATATGGCAATCTACGCAAAACCAATTCAAATAATTCGTTTCTCTTTTTTTTATCTCCTTCTATTTTCTCTTCCAATATTCGGGTATTTCTCTCAATTTCCGCCAATTGTTGAAAAATCAGTTCAATCTCATATTCTTCTTTACTTTTCATTAATATTTTATTCAATTCTTCTTCTTCATTGATATTATTTCTGTTAGCATTTATTTCATTGTCTATCAATCTATCGTAATATGATTCATCATATTCTCTAATATTGTCTTCCATATTTTATTATAATAAAATATGATATTATTTGTTCAATTTTATTTTTTTGTTGTCGGTTTAGAAGTATATATTCTAGTTGGTGGTTTTGAAATTGTTTGTTGTATATAAGAAGTATTTTTAGTGGTTGGTTTTGAAATTATTGGTGGATTAAAAATATTCACTAATTTTTTAATAAGATCATTTGAATCAAATAATAAAAATGGTTTATGAGTAGGTAATGGTTCATTATTTATAATAGATTTACTAGTTATAATAGGATTTTTTATATTAGGTCCCTTTGTAGGAGTAAAATATTCTTTATTATTATTAAATACGTTGAATAATAAAATTATGAAAATAATTACTGTTAATATAATTAACGAATTTTTAAAAAAAAGATTTCATATATAAATATATATCATTTTATTCTAATATATGTTTTGCAATCTCTAATTCTTCGTATGTATTTATATTGAAAAATTCGAATGATTTTACTTTTGGTAACTCTACAGATTTAAAAAGAGAACCTGAATTATAACCTAATTCAATTAAATCTGTCAAATAATATTCACTTGCAGTATTCATATTTTTTATTTGCATTGTTAATTGTAATGTTTTCAGTGTACAAACATATATTCCACAATTTATGAGTTCAATTAAATACTGTTTTTCAATACAATCTTTTTCTTCTACAATTCTTTCAATATATCCATATTCATCCAATAAAATACGACCACATCCAAATGGATTATTTTTTGTATGTGTAAGAACTGCATTATCATATTTAATTAATTCATTCAATGTTTCAATACCGATTGATGGAACATCAGCCGAAAGAATTAGAATTTTTGTAAATATATCAAATGTAGTTGTATATGGTAAACAATTTTTAACAGCATCACCTGTTCCCAATGCATCTGTTTGTGTAATAAAATAAAATTTTGTATAGTCATTTGGAAATCCTAAATATATTGAATTTTTAATTTCTATTTCATGTTTTCCTACAACAATAAATATTTTATCTGAATTTATTTCTAATGCTTTTTGAATTACATAATGTATCATTGGTTTATTTTTTATAGTATTGAGAACCTTTGGAATTTCAGATTTCATACGTTTACCTTCACCTCCTGCTAAAACAATTGTAACTAACATATTATTAATTTACTTATAAAAATAATATGTTAAAACGCGGAACCAAAAGATCCTCCTAATACTGAATTTGCTGCCATAGGACCAAAATAATTACTTGTATCTTGAGGACCATTGTAAACATCGCTCGATTTACTTGCTACCGGAGCAGGTGGAAAAATACTTGTTTGCATGGTAGAATTGTCTAAATAATCTGCTTGGCTTGGGGAATGATTAGTGACTCCTCCAGAATTTCCTTTATTTTTATAAGATCTTACTTTAGATTTAGTGTCATCATTACTTTCACCAAAAATTATCTCCTTTGTTCTTTCAAATATTATATTTATTTTATTCGACAGTTTCGATTGTATTGAGAATATTATAATAAAGAATATGAGAATTATATTTGAAAGAGAATATGATTCATATTTA